AATGAAAAAAAAAAAAAAAAAGAAAGCCCTCTCTAGAGCTGCTAATACAGCTCTAGAGAGGTCATTTACCATACTTACATTTTATTAGTTAGAAGCTAGGAATTCTTTTAGAACCCTAACTCGGTATGCTACGTCAGCAGCATACTTTTTACCAGCTGGTGATTTAATACCTAAATTACCGGCGTTATAAGATGCAACCATCTTACGGTAATCGCCATTATGACGTTTGGCCCAGTACTTTAATTCTTCTAAAGCAAAGCGAATGCTGATTCTCTCATTGTTTACAAGAGCATTAATTAGTATACGCTTTTGGGCAACGTTATTATCTAAGCTAACGTTAACTAAGTTGTTAGCTTTCAAGTAGCCAGCAGCAGATGTTAATAAGACCTGATGTGACCCATACGAGCCATGTCTACCATCGTTCGTATTTATCTTGTTCTTACCAAAAGAACTTTCTTTCCAAGCAATAGCTGCTAGAGTTAATCCTAGATCATCGCTTTTACCAGACTCTAAGCTATGTAGTAATACTGCATACTGAGCTGGGCTTAGATTTTCTAATTCTTGTCTATAGGTCATTGACCCAAATACTGTAGATACAAGAATCAGTGTTCCTAAAAAAGTTTTTAGCATTTGTTTCTCCTTAGTTTAAGTATGGTAATACGGTAGACTAAGTCACCAATTTAAAGATCCAATCTAGATAAAAATTCTGAAACAGAATCTTAAGTTAGCCTCTAAGGCACCATAAATAACTTACATTACACATCCCAATATATGATAACAATATAGTTATCGTAAAAAAGGGGAGCCCGGTATTACTACTGGGATAAGTGTTATCCTTTTAGCGGAAATGCAGAAAAGAATAATGCACTTTTTCAAGATGCGGAACTAACGATACTTTATACCGATCAATTAGTTCTTTATCACCGTGATGTTTAAGCTTATTCAGATCGTCTTCGATATTATGAAGAAATCGAACAGCGTCAACTTGTTTCGGATAGGTTGTAACCTTAGAAAGAGCATTACAATCTTCTAAAAGAAAATCGAAACGTTCTGTTAAAGGTCCTTTAACCAGTCCTAAATCATAGTGATCCATCTTATGCCTCCTTTCCGAGGATAAAACATATGACTAGTAACAGAGTACCCCAAGTACTCTGTTACTAGCATTTTTATTGTTTTATTCTCTAGGATATAGAAGAACTATAAATGCTCTTCTATATGTATAATATATAACCAAAAATTATTCACTTTGGCATTAGCTACTTAAAATAAAAATTGATATAGTACAGAAGAGTTGGTCTCTTCTGTACTATATTTTATAACCATCTACATGCTTTAACGATAAGTTCTATTAGCAACAAGAATGCTACTATTAATCCTATAGTTCCTACCATTAAGATTATCAAATGCGTAGCTACTATAAGTAACTTAGGATCATGATTTAATACATTATTAAACTCTACGAATAAACTGTAACCAACAGTTCCAGATAGTGTTAACCATAGTAGTATAAATATTACTCCTACTATGTTAGTAATTACCCTCTTGTTCATTGTTAATACCCCACATGTTTTTGAAGCTCTTTCATATTCTCTTTATACATCTCTTGAAGCTGCTTATGCCATCTATCAAGTTCGTAATACCTTGTTTTCCATTTAAGATATTTATTCTTAAATTTATCCCTTTCCTCTAACAACGCTTTTATCTGTTTTTTAACAGAAGGATCCAAACCTTCTAAATTAATAGAAACAGAAATCGCCGATTTTTTGTTATCCATAATCACGTACCTTGCTATACGTTGTAATGTGTTATCATAGTATTAGCATAACCCTTTATTACTGTAAGAAGTTCTGGATCAGTTGCTAATGAAATATATAAGATAACACTACTACCCTTAAATAGTACTAAGAGATCAAATGGAATATAATCATGCCTTATAATAGTCGAGACTAATTCATAATCGCCTCTATAAGTTGTTTCCTCTATAGAGATATTCTTTAATCCACATGTAAAGTTAAAAACTTTTCTAGCATTAGCTTTTAAGTCTGAAGGCTTGACATTATAAGAAACACGTAGCTGTGCACTATCTTGAAAGCTATAAATCGTGTATTCTTGGTCTATTAGACCTATTTTATAAATATCCTCTACAGATGTTTTTATAGATAGATTATGTTTAGTAGCTAAAAAGTTCTGAAGCTCTTCTAATGTTTTAATAGATATGATTTCCATTTGTTTAATTCTCCTGGTAATATAAAATATAGCATATAGGTATATAAATACCTATATGCTTAGATAGTTAAAGCGTATTAGCTTGTAGGATCTACACCTGATATAATTTTATTTCTAATATAGTCCCAAGAACGCATAACTGTGTTTTGTTCTTCTAAATCTAAGTTATGGTTTTCTTCGGTATCTGAAATATATTCTGTACTATACATCATATCATCTTCACCTTCTTCTAATATACCATCCATTACTTCGCCATATCTTACACGATCTTCGTATGGCATTAGATAGTCTTTAGCAAACCCACTAGTATAACCAGCTATGAGCCCTTCGTCATATGCACGTGCTACATATGGAGATGCCATAATATATTGTTGCATCAATTTACCTACAGACATATCATCGCTATTAATAAGATAAATAGTGATGTCTAGGTTTTCAGTAGGGCGAAGGTTAGTAAGCTCTTGCGCTAATTGTAAATACTGATCTGACTGATAATACGCATTTAACTCTTGCATATAATTATTAAACACTCCTGCATAGCCAGCATCGGTTTGTGTATTACCCATACCAGGAACAGTAAAACTTGGTGAGTGATATAAAGTACTTAAATCGCCTCTTGAAATATTGATTATATTCATACCTTTGTTCCTTTCCATTTTTATTATATAAAGAATATATACCTAACGAAAGTTAGGTATATGCAATAATATATAATTATAGCTAGCTAACAATGGTGCCTCTAATTTAAATTTATTTAAAGAACTTAGCAAGTGTTAACGCTACCTGTTGTGTCTCTTTTTGTACCCAGTTTTTCCAATCAGAGCTACCGCCTCTTTCCCTAAGGAAATTAAGCCATGTATTTTCATGTTCCCAAGCTGCTAAGATAGTCTCTTTATATCTCATCTCTAGAACAGCTCTTTGGTAAATTTCTCTTGGATAGCCTAAAGTGTTTAATAAACCCATTAGATCATTAGTAGGTATATCTAGCATTGCAAGTATGAAACTATTATAATGTCTAGTTGCGTCTAGAGTATCTCTTAGCTTATAGTAAGCTTGCTTAACACCATTTGAAAGCAATATAGGTCTACGCTCTTCGATGTCTGTATTATAGATACGTTCTACTAGATTTTCAGGAACCCAATAGTTACCTTTATTTAATTTAACAACTCTATCAGACCTAGATTCTTTGCTTAACATAGTATGTGTTACTACATGGTTAAACACAAACATAGGTATCTGCATCTTGAATACTCTAAAGCCTTTACATACATCATTATAAGGGACTTGATCATATGGAATACCTGCTTTAAGAACTGCTCTTAAGTTAGTCTTGCATAAAAAGATGCCCCTATCCATCGGCTCTATGAAACCATATTTAACTATAGTGTTCATAAACTTATCTAATGGCATGTTAGTCTGTTGGCTATCTTTAAGATGTCCGACTACTCTATTACCAAAGACTTCGAACTCTAGGTATACTGGGACAAATTCTAAGCAACGAGACGCGGTTCCCATCGCGCCTTCTTTTAAAAGATGTTTATACCTAACTTCTGGATTACTAGATTCATCTTTACCCCTACTAATTGAGCTGGTTCTAGAAACGAAATCTATACGTGCTTCTTCAGAGCTATTAGCTCTTTCTGCCTCTTTAGAAAAATCTTCTACATATCCGTTTATAGGATCGTCGAACCCTTTAATGTCGTAGATAACTTCTGATTTATGCTCCATGGTTATTCTCCTGTTTATTATTTACTATTCGTCCTAATGTGTTTATTAACACACTACTGTTTTCAACTGTTAAAATCATTGCTTGTTTATGGTTAGTCTGTTTAGTCCCTAACTGACGTCTTATTTGTTCTATAGCATTCTCTAGAATATACTCTAATGTTTCTGCTGGTATCTTAATATGGGTTTTAACTTCGCTATTAAAACAAGTATTAATAGCCTCCATATCCATACTAAATATCTCTTCTATATACTCTCTTAATAATTTAGATAAAGCATATACAGAATAAGTTTTTAGATCAGTATTATCAGCGCGTTCACTATAGTAAAGTATTTGTTCATATAGGCTTCTATATTTATTAGTTCTACTATTATTATAACGCTCGCGAAATGCTTTTAGTTCATTTAGACCATATAACCAAGAAGTCTTAAAACTGAGTCTAAGTTGGTTATGGATTTCTCTCTTATCCGTACTAATTAGTAAACTATCAAAAGGAAAGGCCTCTTTTAACTCTTCGTAAGTTATAATAAGCCTTTTACCTATATATGCACGGTTTAAAAACTCGTATGTTACACTATATAATTTCGAGAGACCATCTATATCTTCGTCAAGACGGTTAAGCTTAACATTATGTATTTCCATACTATTTCCTTCGTATTACTAATGTAAAGAGAGCAGATATAAGTAAGAAAACCATAAGCGCAATAGGATGCGCATTATAAAAATCTAACATGTCAACTCCTCTATTAATTCCCACTCTCTTAAATATTAATTATACATATTTATAGTACCCTTTACAATCGTATTCTGTATAAGTTTTCTTTCGAATAGATTAAGTTTTAATTCAACCGTATCTAGAACTTTACTGTCAACAGCATTTACTTTAAAATCGTATGTAAATGTTTCAGTTGTAGGTATTTCATCCCACAACCTTATATCAGTTAGTTTATAAACACCATCGAAATATTTATACTTAAGGTCTACAACACTTATATATTCCAAAAATTCAGATTCACAATAGATTCTTATTGTTTCTAAATCTTTTTTACCACTTTTACTATACTTTAATAGTTTGGTAGCATTATTTCCAAATATCTCCAGATACTCCATTAAGTTAAGACACTTATTAAATATCGTATCTGGTAAATATATGTAACTACGATCTTGAAACTGTTTAGTCTCGACAATATTATGTAGATCTTCTGGGCTTTGAAAAACATAAGTAGGATTTATTTCAATAGCCCCTTTCTCTATAAGATATTCAATATCTACCGCTGATGTTACTAACATTATATACCTCCAATATTAGGATCACCGAGTGTGTTGTTTATTCTATTACTTTCAATATGCATAGTTACTTCCATTACCATATTGATAACGTCTAGCATAAGCGTAGCATACTTTGTAGTTGAGCCATTAATAGCATACTCCTCGCTATAGATAGCGTCGCTTCTTTCGTCATAGACTATTATGCTCTCTAATTTATAGCAATAGTACTCGTTATCTATAACTGTATGACTATATACCAAATCTATCATAAACGTAGCCTCTGCATAATCAGAAACAATATATGCTCGTAATGTAGTAAAGGGTTTATTATCATTTACGCTATGTATTCTTTCTGCTGCAAATGTAGATATATGCAAAAACTCTGTTAGATCGATATAGCCTCTATTGATTTGCCATGGTATAACAATACTATCCATAACACTATCTTTGTTATGTTCTAATAGATGTTGATATAACTCAGCATGCGACTTTGGTTTAAACTCTGGATCTATAACAACTGCTTTAGTTGTTATAAGCTCCTCTATACTTTTAACTGTTAGTATGTACATTTTAACTCCTTATTCACCTTCATATGCTAATTCAATTTTTAATTCAAATCTATCTGCGTTAAATTTAACAGATGATATATAGCCTGGGTTGATACTATCTGAATATACACCATTACCTATTTTAAATGTATATTTAAAATACTCCTCTTTATGGCATTCATCATAGACTATTACATTATCTAATCTATAATAATCTGGTGCTGATGCTACATAGTTTAAATCTATAACAAACATACTGTCAGTATAGGCACTATAGCAATATAATCTTAAACGTTTTAATTCAGTAGCATCAGGTGTTACAGAATATGGTAATAGTTTAGATATATCAGCTGACCAAAAACTTATAAACCCACTTAGATCTACAATTGGTTGGTTACCATCATCTGGGAAATGAATATAAGTCCAATCGCCATTTACATCTCGACTATTAACCTTTTCGATAAAGTCTTTTCTTGTACTATACTCTGTATTAGGATTAACTTCGAGATTATTCTTTTCTATATAGTATTGAATCTCGACTGTTGATGTTAAAAACATAATAGGCCTCCTTTTATAATTATTTACCTAAGTGAAATCATATTTTCAAGCTTAGTTATTTTATTTTCAAGCTCTTTAATACGGTCTTCTGTAATCTGTACATAGCCAGCAAAAACATGTGATAAACATCCTATGGAATGTATCTCGTTATACTTATATATATTATCATCTTTAAGAATCCCTATTACAGCCTCTGGTAATTTATCTTTAAGAATATTATAAGTATGCTCGTTAATCTTGCACCTTAATAAATAGCCTAGAGGGTCATCATCTGGCAACCATCTATTCCCTTCTTTATACTCTTTTTCAAGAGCTTCTAGTTCTTCTTGTGTAGGTTGTAACATATTATTTCTCCTTTAAAGTATCGTTTAGTACTATATTTTGTTTAAGCTCTCTAGTCTCGAAGTCTATTTGGATAGACGCTATATGAAACTTATTTTCCGCGTCTAGATTTAGATCAAAAGTATATCGATAGTCATCTTCTGTACTCATCTCGTCATATACAGTTATCTTATTAGCCCTATAGACAGGACCATCTTTTATGTAATCTAAATCAATAACAAAAGCTGAATTACTAACTTCTAGAAAATAATATAACCTTAGTTTATTAAGTTCAGGTGCTTCTTTAATTTGACTATATGGTTTAAGACTTAAGTAAAACATATGGTAAATAACAAGAAACTCCGTAAGATCAATAGTGGACTTATAGAGTGCCGCTGGTAAATAAATATAAGGCCAGCTAGTGTTATTTACTTTAGCAGATATGGCTTGCTCAAGATCCGTAAGAGTATCGAGATCATATTTAGGATTAACATCTAATGGTCCCTTCTTTAGAAGGGTTATAGGGTTAACAGTTGTTCGTATTAACATACTTTAAATCCTTTCTATAATAAAAGAAGATAGAGTAAGAGAACTAAGTCTCTTACTCTATCTATATTAGTTTATAAGCTCTCTTAAGATCGTATCCTTTTCAGGATGATCATGTTGAGCTTTAAGATATTCCAGCATAATGTTATTAGCTGGGCCTAAAAGTGTTAAGTTACCGCAAATTTCATATGGGGATTTACCCGGGATATTAAAATGCGGTGCGAAGTTCTTATAAAGATCTGACATATGGTTTTCCAACATATATACTATGTTAAGCTCCAAGATTTATTATATAATTAGCAATAAACCCTAGACTATATCATTATTTAATCACGTTTACTACATATCTATTATTAGTCTTTTCAGACACCGCTTTTTGTAATGTACCATGTTCCACTTTAGCACGTATTATAGACCTATTATTACTAATATTAAAATACATGCCTAATTGTTTATCACCACCAATATAGAATTTATTCCCTGTTAAATTGTCAAGAACTTCATATACGCGAGCACGTCTATCGTCTATATATCTGCTTGCTAAGATTTCACCTTTAGAATAATTAACCCAGTCTAAAGCAACAGATTGTGAAGCTATTTGAAATCCCTTAATCAGTATAGGCACTTTCTCTAAATTACTGCGATGCACTCTAGTCTGAACCATCTCTCTTGTGAATTGACGTTCTAATGGTTTTACACTATTAAGTTTTTCTGCGACTTCTTCAAATGTTTCATAGGTTGTAACTTCTGCTGTTAAACAATCGTAAAGTGTTATCAGACTTGTGTTCTTACTAATCGGTTTTAGAATTTGACGTTTTCGAGACTCTTTTATCGCATCAATCTCTTTAAGACTAAGAACTGGTATTTCAGACTCTGGTAGTTTTTCATATGTAAAATGATATCCAAAAACCCAACCACCGTATTTTAAGCGTTCTGATACCGTAGCACAAGCTAAAGCTAATTCATAAACGCATTCGGACATACTTTTGTATTTAGTATGCTTATTGTTTACAGCATCATAACACCAAAATGGAACAGCAGGTTTACCACTCGTCGTTAATGGTTTAAGTATTTCATTTTTGTCTAAAGTGGCAATATATTTTCCTAATATAGGGTTTAGTTTAGAGTGCTTTATTCTAGACAATAATAACATACCAGTAATATCCAAATATTTAGCCGCGCGCTCGACTGACTTAAAGTAAAGCTTTTCTTTTGTTTCTATATTATATAAACACAAATTCCGTTTATTTGTCCATTGGTCATTAAGAACGGCATGGTTCATATTCTCTTTTCTAGTTGCCCATTCGAGATTAGAAACTTTATTATTAGCCTTATTACCATCAATATGATTAACGGTTTCTTTATTTTCCGGATTTGGAATAAACGTTAAAGCAATTAGCCTATGAAGCCCAGTGTTATAATTTGTACATGCGCGCACATACCCATCATATGTTACTCTTATGCTAATGGGTTTTCCATTAGTTCGACGTATCCGACCCAAATTACTAACCTCGATAGTGGTAAGATCTCCTTTATAAATAAAAGGTTTCCAAATTTCGTTTTTGAGCTCTTCTTCTGTAAATGGAATAAACTCCGTTTTTGTTACCGCATTTCTCATTTTCCCTCCTTTCTTCTAAAATATTTTGATATGTAGTAGTATTAAATAGCTCCCGTTTCCCTCTCGGTATGCCATATGGTTCTACATATGGTCTTACTAGTCGTTGAAGTCACATCCCAGTAGGATGCTTCCCTGCGTCGATCATAGCACCTATAGCGTTTTTACGTTGCCGTTATGAATCATTACTCTAACGGTATATTAGTCTATTGCTAGCTAATAGTCGTATCTATAGGTTAAGCTACTTCCCCGCAATTAGAGAGCTTTTCTAGATATTTCTATCTAGATGGACAAGTGTTTATCCAGCGCTTACATACTTACTTTCATAAGTACCTCGACTATATCTTATCCTATATTTCTATAGGATCCCTCCGTTTCCCTCTCGGTATGCTATAGTAGTCTGACTATAGTCTTACTAGTCTGTGAACGTTACCTTAGTTAACTAAGGTCTTCGCTGCTGATTGTCCAATACTTAGAATTGTCACACTTTGGTATCTAAGTCTCTAAGGAGTTTCCAGCAATTAAAAGGGTTTAAAGATAGCGCATTAGTCTCGATATTTAATTAAAAAACCATTAATAGTTCTATTCTGCTTAATAGCGGAACTGACTGTATATTTATCAACACCCAGATGTCTAGCCGCAGCTCTTAAACTATTAAATATTAACTCGTTAGAATCTTTTATTAGCCTAATTTCTTTTGGTGTATTCACAGGTAACATAGTAGATTCAAAATCTTCTCCATTATCCTCTTTAAACACCCAGTTATTATATTCGTATTTTCCATTATGTAATGCTGATTTACGAATACTAGGTTTAGGCACATCACACTGTAAAACTAGTGTAGTTGTTGAACTAGCATATATAACTTCTTTTGTTATTTTGTTATAAGCTATATAATCTATTCTACCACAATCATTTACCATCCGTTTTGTAATACGATATTTACCAACTTTTTTAAGATCGTTTATCGCATCATTAAGAGAAACATATTTTATTCCGTTATTAATAAACTCGGATATGTCTTTTAATGTGTTATAAGTGTAAATCATACCATTAGTAGTATCTTCTATCGTTAACGCATACCTATCTCTATATACTCTACCATACTTATCTTTAGCTTCTTCTAATGTTACCCATGGTAATTCATTATCTGTGCGCTTAAGCTGGTAGTATATATCTTCAACTTTAATAATATACGGTCTATCTAGCCCTAAATTAACAAAAGTTGTGGTTGGTACGCTACGGTTAATACTTTGCATCGCAGCTGTTAAGCTAGGAAACTTTTCTTCCGTACCAGTATTCAGGTTCTTAAGGATATATGCATCTACCTTGGTCTTTACGGGAACAGTTTTATCAGCAACCCATCTTAAATTGCTAGCTTTGTTATTCTCTATATTACCGTCGATATGTTCAACATAGACATTTTTAATTTTATCTATATTCTTACACCATACCGAAGCTACTAGTATATCTAGATAGAAGGTTCTATTATTCAATATGACTTTCTGTCTTTTTGCGTCGCGACTATTACCACTAACGTAAAATGGGAATCCAGTCTTAAGATCTAATAACCCGCTGTCTTGAGCAATAGCATAATTGGGGGCATAAGGTATGACCCTAAATGCTAATTCTCCAAGAATGATATGATTTAAGTAAATATCTATAGGAGGATTACAATATGCTCGAATATCATTACTATTTAAACTAGAGATATAAAATGTAATATCATTAACACGACTGGTATATGTAGGCGCAATTTTGCAATTTAATTTTAACCAACAATATAACCATTCTATACTTACTTCAATGTTTGTGTCGTTAATAACAGTATTAACTAAATCGTCCTTTTTAAGTTTGATATTAGTATTAGGAATACCAGTTTTATGTAATTCTGTAAGTATGTAATTGTCGTTATCTCTTGTAATGCTTTTTATAGATTCTAAAGTTTTGGTTATAACCATTTTTTTTTTCTCCTTTTATTTTATCAATAATAAGAGTGTGGTGGAGAATTAAAAATGGCTTTTAATTAATACGAAATTAAAATTCACCATCATAGTCAGCATTTGGTCCCTTGCAGATCTGCTGGCTGAAGCCGACACATTGGTCCTTGATATCATGTTTAAACTTAGATATAGTAACCCACAATGCACTAGCTTGAAGCAAACTTGGGTTGCGATGGATGATTGCTTTCATTTCACCACCCTTAGCTTCCCTTAGTAGCTCTTCTCCAATATCCGCAATCTCTTGATCAAATTTTTTGCTGGCCGTAAATATCTTATTACTAGCTTCCTTATAACTATATTTACCTGTGGCCATAAGTTTATTTAAGACATGAGGCCTAAATACTGATATTAGTACATTCCAAGGCACTTCTATCTCGTTATACTTATGTTTACCAGGTTTAGATACAATTACCGATCTACTAGTAAAAGATGATCTCGCAGAATACACATGCTTCCTGAGCACACCTGTCTTCTTAGCCAAATATCCCTTAATATAGAACTCTGGCATCTCTCCTAATGTACATACAGCTTTAGCAGTTGCTTTATCATAATCTACTATATCCGCTGTATTATCATTCGCTACTCTCATCCACATTGATGCTATATCAAATACCTCTGCAAATCCCGTATCCACAAATTTACCTTTACTTGTTTTAGTAACTGCAAATAGTACGTTATTGATCATCGGTAGATATTCTGACATCAATATGTTTTGTTTAGTATCCCACATCTCTAACAGCTGAAATACTCTCTTAGCTTTACCATCATGCTTATACTGTGTTATACCAGATACAAACGTTAATATGTTCCTAATATTCCTAATAAAGTTAAGATAACTTCTATCATTATGCAATACATTTCTTGCTATAGAGATACAAATGTTATTCTTAGTTCTAGGTGTGTTAGTTACACCAGTAAGATAAGGTATATCCCTTTGGAGTAAGTTATTAAGCATATAGTAGAATGTAGGATTAAGGAATGGTAGCTCTTTAGAAAATGATTTAGCCCAAACTACAGGATCATATTGCATTACATTTGCCATAGTTCCACATTTTGGGCAATAGACACCTTGATAAAATTCGCCATGTAGATGACCACATTTACATTTAGGTAAAATGTTAATGCTATCGCCCTCATACTCAGTGACCATAGCACGATAAAATTCTCTAGCATGATTATAGTCGAAAATGGAGTAGTTATTAAGGATAAATTTATCATTGGGGATAGAGTGGTAATACTCGTCTAATGAAATCAATTTTTGTTTTATAGCCATGTTAAGTTCTCCTTATGTAAAAATTTATGTTATAAAATAGAGAGGTAGGTATAACACCTACCTCTCATGGTTATTTTTTACACTTGAACTTATTGTCCATAATACATATTATAGCTATTGTAGTTCATTACGCCGTTAGTTCCAACTGTTGGGTTAACGTTGTAAAGTAGACTTGAACCAAAGCCTTGGTCAAGACTATAGTTAGCCATAGCGCCAAGTTGAGCTGTATTGAAGCCAGTTGTTGGCATAGCGAAGCTATTATCAATCTGAGTGATAAGACCAGATTGTTGTACTGTAGCAATAAGGTGCTTGATAAAGTCTGGGTCTAGCACAATACGAGATGTTTTACCATCTATAGAAGCATCTGGAATATAGTTTGCTAGAAGCTCTAGTTTCTCGTTAAACGCATTTGGGTTATTAGGAGTTATAGAACCGAAGAATATATTCGCAGCAACAGTATCTTCTAGTTTAGTTATAGAGACGAATTTCTCAAATTCAAGATCTCTAATGTCTCTCTCTTCTTTCTTAGAAGCATATGTACCAGCTGGGATAGTTGTCTTAGAGAATACAATCTTCTCCATATTACCAAATGCGCCACCAGTTAGAATATTAGCTACATCCGCAATCTCTTTACGTGCTTCTGCATACTCTTGTGCCCATACAAATGGGGTAAGAACGTTAGCTGCCTCGTTATATGCAGTAACATCAAGAGTAATGATAGGAGAACTATAAGAAAATAGCCTATCAATAGCGATAGCCTTTTCAACTGGTTGATAAGCTGGATCAAGAACATTGATTGGTTCAAACTTAGGCGCTTTAGTTCCTGTATTAACTTCACGAGTTAATAAGTTGTAAAGTCCTGGATTTCTATCTTCTGTCATAGTGTCCATAATGACTTTAATATATTGTTTCTGGGCACCAACTAGAGCACCTGCAATAATACCTAGAGCTGCTGATGCACCATCTGCTATATAAGATCTGATATTTGTAATAACGATCTGTGGAGCTATTTCCCATTCAGGTAGTTGTTGACCACGAGCATCCATTCTAGGACCACGATATATTGGATAGCCTGTGATGTAACCTGAAGTTTGAACTAGTTTCTTATCTAAAGAAACTCTGTTAACTGTTCTGATTTGGTTATTCTTATTATTATCCTTAAGCTCGATAGTCGCTGTAAAATCTGCTTTAACAGGATTATCATATCTATCTTTAATATAACCCTCTTTATGAGTTTCGATAGAATATTTAAAGCTACTATTGCCAATAAAAGATTTAAGAGTTGGAATAGATAGACCTTTTTGATTCTCTACGTTAATATCAGTTGCAATAGCGTTAGCTGCTGTTAGTGATACTTGCTCGATAATCTTAAGTGGATCCACATGATATGGGAAGATAATGCCATCTAGTGCAATAGCTAGAAATCCACTAAGATCTTCTTTAGACTCTCTTCCTATTCTATCACGAGCTACTGAATGCAATACAGAGTCAATTGCATCAGCATAAGTATACAACTCTTCTGCACCAAAGCCCTTATCTGTTTTTGCAAGTTCAGCTGTTCTCAATGTCTCTTTAGCTGTTAGAGATTTTCTACCTGTACCTGCAAGAAGGTTGATAGTATATCTATATTTCTTTTCAGCTTTATCGATAGTATAATAAACGATTGAGCTATATGCAAGTTCAGTCTCTACATCTCTATCAAGAACAAATACTTTAACTTCGCTTCTACCTATAGCTTTAAGAGCTGCTTCTGCTTTCTCTTTTAGCTCCGCAAGGTTAGTTGCGATGCCGCCTTGTTGTGCTAGGTTAGTAAGACCCAAACCACCTAGAATACCATTTGTGTATGCTGCTTTTGGTGCAGCTCCTGCGTTTTCTGTTGCAATGTTTTCAACATTGAATTTATTATCAGTGCGAACCATTTGCTCTCCTTGTGTGTTAAATTTTTAATTAAAAACTTGTGTTAGAAACATCAATCTTAGAATACTATTAACTCTATAATAAGATAATATCTTTTATCTATATCCGCCAATATAAATAAGATAATATTATACTTAATTATAAAAGATAATCTTTCTTTAGATTCATGCTCTATATAAATAATATATAATCGAAAATTAATAGGACTACATATTATCAACACTGGTTATGACTCTTTTTTCATCATCTACTTACTTAGGGTAATTCCTAAGTAAGTAGATATATAAAAAGATATCATATATAAGAAAATTTATAGAAAAAACTTAATAGTCTGTTGTTTGCTGATTTCAATAGCAGGATAGGGAGTTACTATGTTAGAGCTATTTACTAAAAAGTTACCGCCTATATTCCAAGGTATAACAGTTAATCAAGATTTAAAATTTATTAGGGAATATTATAGGGGCGTAGTAGATAAGGTATTGAAGTTTAGAGAAGAACAGATCTGGGTAGTTAAAGGTGAACATATTCTAAATAGATTTTTAAAACAGTTTATATCCCCAGAAGGGTTTAGCGATCTAGAGTATTTTAAAATGGTAGATAGATATGCAGAAAGCATAACTAGGGAATTACAATTCTCTAGTAAATATAATACTGGTGTTTTCCATTTTAACAATATGTATAAAGGTAGTACAGAAGCATATTATGTTAAGAAGAATCTATTAGACTTAACAACTGTTAGTACTGAATGGAAATACTTTAGACCATTAAAAGTTATCTATACCGATAATAGAGTTTTCGATATAGATGTACCTGATATGATGTATAATAAAGATATACGTTTCATATTCGAGATAGATGTATTTCAACTACTTTTCCATTATAAATACTGGACCGAATATAGAAAATTTAATAATCTAGACTATAGTACCGAAATATATTTAGGATGTTTCTTATTACCATCTATATTAGGTAGCTATTTAGATTATACGTGCTGGAATATATTTAGTAAATTAGTTACTGATAAAACATATGAGCCAGTATTTAGAAATAGATTACCATTTAGTATAACCGATTATAGTAGAAGATTAGCTAAAGGTTATTTAGAATATGTAGAGAGATATCAAGGTACTAAAAATACATATGATAAAATATTGGAAAATGTACCTATGATAACTAATGGTACAGCCATTAGCTTTTTACAGCTAGGTGATAGTTTTTACCCAAGACAAGTATTATGGTTACCTCTATTAAGCAGAATGGGATCTTTTATAACACTATTAGAACTAGGTGGACATAACGGCATTATAGCTAATACTGATTTGACATCTAAGGTTAAACGTTATGTAAGACAGTTATTAAACTATGAAAACCTTTTACCGGCTAATACGCCTAAGCATATAGAACGAGAGTTTTTTTATCTCATGTTTAGAGCGGAACATTTAGTGGATTAACAATAAATAGTATCAGAGTAAGAGCATATGCTCTTACTCTGATACTTCTTTATCTTCTTCAATTTTATCTTCTTCAATATTGTTAACCATGTTATTAATAGCTTTAATAGCTTCTGGATTATCTACAGGATCTTCTAGTAGTTCCATAATCTCATCATCTGTTAAATCATCTGTTGATATAACACCATTAGGTATACCTTCATCTTTAACAACTTTTTGAAATTCTGCATCGTCGATAACTATTGTAGATTCTACGTCATTTTGAATAATTTTTACTTCTTCCACTGCTTTTTCTAACATAGCAGCCTCCTTATTTGTTAGTCAGAGTATCTGGATACTCTTTAAGCTCTAGAAAATCTGCATTAGCAAATCTACTATACATAGATTCAAAATGACAGACTAATATAATTTGGTTAAAGTTATGTGCTAGTACCCTATCAATAACATCATAAGCATTAACTCTGTGTTCGGGGTCCATAGTTCTTCCAAACTCATCTAGGATAAGCGGAAATCCTTGTAGACCTAAATACTTAATAAATATGATTTTAAACGCTAAATTAACTATCTCTTGCATAGAGGAAGATAGTTTAGAAATATCTTCTATAGTTTCATCATGATTTACTTTAACCTTAAACTTATAGTTAAGATCATTACCTTCATCTACTTCACATGGTAGTATCTCCATGTTATAACTCCATACAGAATTAATAATACTATTCATTTCAGATAGATAAGTATTAAGAAAACTATTAATAGATTTAGCTATTAAACCACCATCTGGGGATAAAACGTCTAACATCTTAGTTAGAACATCTAATTTAGACTTATTCTCGTTAATAGTTTTTTGTAAAGACTCTATAATACTATTATTAGTATCTGAGTCTGCTATCTTCTTCTGTATAGTAGAAAGTTGAAGTTTAAGATCCCCAATTTGTTTTAAGAGTAATTCATTACGCTTAGTCTCTATTAAGTATCTATACTCTTTAGCTTTAAAATTTTGAAACTCTTCTATCTCTTTAATAATAGATTTAACCGTTTCGTCTGTTGTAATATAAAGCTTAATATTCTCTATAGATTTAAGTACTTTAGATTTATTACTAAGAAGATCTTCTATTTCTTTCTCTAATGATGCTATAGAATTAATACCAAGTTCTTGAGCTATTTTAGCAGCCTCTTCTTGTATCTTAAGTTTATCCTCTAAAGATTTAAGATCGACTTTCTTCTTTTCCAATTCTATAAACAAATCTACAGTTACTCTTGCTTTATTAAGATATGTTAGTATACCTTCTGGGGAAATTGTAGTCACATCCTCTAAAACAGGTTTTAATAATGGTTCTGATAATATAACCATAAGTTTATCAAGATACTCAATTTTTGTAGTAATCTTCTGGTTAATAGCTGTTAAATTTTTAAGAACTGTATATCGTTCTTTTAACTCTTTTTCTATAGGCTCTAATTTACGTTTTAACATATTAACTTGGTCTATAGGACTATAATGAAACTTATGATTACAGTTAGGACAATTAACATCAATGTCCTTACTATTAGTCTCTATCTCTTTAATAGAATTAGTTAGCCCTACATAAGTTCCTTTAAGATTATTAAACCCAGTTTTCAGATCTTCAAACTTAGTTTGATTTTCTAATAGCTCTTTTCTAGAACCAATATCTTTAAACTCCGGGTTTAAAATAATATCTAAAAGATTCCTAGCTGCTTCAGTAACAGATATTAATTTAATAGACATTAATTCTGAACTACCTTCTATTAAGTTTTTAGGTAAACTATTTTCTAGCTGTTCAATAGTCTTTTTATTAGTAGATATAACTTCTTTTAACTCTGCTAATGTATCTTTAGAATTAAGAATTTCTAAAGTCTTAATAGCTTTAGACTTTTTATCAATCTCTTTAGAAATAGTTTCTAAATCTGACTCTAACTTACCTAACTTAGTTTTAGCAGATTCAGAATCTATATCTTCTAATTTAGAAGTTTCATAAACAACCGATTGATATTTAGAATACCTAGAAAACATATCCTCTACTACTTGGGTATCTTTATATTTACCGCCAGGTTCTTGAGTTGTTACTAAGGTCTGAGACATATCTAATATTGATTTATCAAGAACATCTACTTGTGATCTTAATAACTTAATCTCTTCTTTATCTATTATAGCTTCAGTTTTCTTTATAAGATCTTCTTGTAAAATTTTAATAGATCCTAAAATATCCCTAGCGCGTATCTTAAGATTATTCCATACTTTAATAGAAAAAGTATAATCAACCGGTGATAACATGGTAAACCAGTGTTTTCTAATACTTGGTGACATCGTAGTTAAATTATCAACTCCTAATAATATATTAAACATAGAGGGAGTTAATTTAAAGTGTTCTTCTACAAGCTGTTTTTGAACTGCACTAGTTCCACCAGGATTAAGCTCATTTCCATTTTTAAGAAAACTATGTTTACCCTTGGCTACATAACCAGAAGATATAACATATTCAATATCCCCAACTTGATATTCAATAAGTTTATACCCATCTTCTCTATAATCTTTCTTTAGATCAGCTGGTAATGGGTTAAGTTGTGAAAGTAAACTAGATTTACCCATACCATTAGCCCAAGCTATGATAGTTATATTACTATCAGGAGTGTATACAAAATGTTCTACCCCAGATAGAAAAAAGCGTTTGAACTTATGAAGTACTAGCTTCTTAAGTATCATACACACTCCTTAGTATTTTATTAAAGACTGTAACTTAGCATTTTAAAATATGTATTACTAGGTTGCATATCCTCTTTTAACTTGTCTTCTCCCATAAAAGAAAATGTTATCTCTTTTAAAGAGTCTTTACACTTGCTAAATTCAAAATCTGTTATTGCGCCTCTATAAGAGTTAGTATTAGAATTATACTTAAGGCTAAGATAGCCATAGTCTTTCTTAATACCATTTTTATACCCATAAGAACAGGTAATGTAAAAAGAGTAGAAATGATCTACAACATGTGCTGGAATATCAATAACTAAACGATCGTTATTATATTTATAAACTGAATCATCTAGTTCTACATTATGTAATAGCTTAATCTTCCTATCTTCAATAAGAGAAGATCCTATTGCTGTGTTTAGAAAAAAGTTGTCTGTAATGTCTTTAACTGCCATATGTGTGTGCTCCTTATCTTAAATTCATTTATAGAAAAAACGACCTATAGAGAAGAGTGTTATCTCTTCTCTATAGGTTCAATATTTATTTAAAGCATCTTTTAGCGCTTGATTATCACTATACTGTTTAATACCGAACATACCAAACATATCTCTTTGTTCTGCTATAGAACTATTTTCATCTTCTAGTTCTGAAATACGATCGTTAAGCTCTTCAATCTCTTCATGAAGTTCATCGTTTTCTTTTATCTTAGCTTTAAGAGCTGCATTCTCTTTCATTGCTTTGTTCAACTTAGCTTGATAGGTAGATTCAATGTCTCTTAAATTCTGCTCATAATCCATTTGAGCTTCCTTTAAAGCATCATATTCTATTGTATCTTTATAATACTCAACAACTTGTTTAGAGAATGCTAAAGCGTCTACCATATATTGATACTTCTCAGCATCTATGTCGGGATTAGTAGCTAAAAAGTTTTCGATTTTGCCTATAATATTAAGGTATGGTTTGTAAGGAAGATATTTTGGTTCTGCCATAGTAAGCATACCATTTATACAACTAACTTCTATAGCTACTTCGTCATAAGCTTTAGTATCTGCTTTTCGCTTTTCTACTTGCTTAAGTAATTTTTCACATTCATCTTTAAAAGCATATAAGTCTTTATACTTTATAACAGGTAAGCCATTAAATGTAATAATGCTCTGAATATCTTTATTAAATATTTTGCCCTCATATCCATTATCTCTTAAAGATTTAACCAAATCTAATAACACATCTTTATTATAAAAACATGTATCACAAGCTTCTTCTATAGAAGTTTCAATTACATCATCACTATCCTTATACATTACTTCAGCTGCACTAACTAAACTTTTCCTATGTTGGTCTTGTAACTCTTTAATTCGATTAAGCTCTTTAGCTAAAATCTTTCTTTTGTTTTCTTTTGTTGGTAACATTTCTAATGTAGAAGTTACGCCTGATTTAACTGCTTTAAATAATTTACCCACACCCCAGTAGACCCCACTGACTATAAGATCAAATTCTGATTTATTACTTTTCATTTTTATACCCTCTTAGTTTCTTTCAAAATAGTGTTCTATATATTTAACACCAAAAACCACGACTAACCCTATAACTGCCATAGTACCAATTCTGATACCTTCTTTTATAAGTTCTGCTTTATAAGCATCAGAATCTTTTTTCCATTTTGACTCTTGCTCATATTGAACTTGATTATTAATATGTTTTATATGCTCAAGTCTTGCTTTAAAATACTCTTTAATAATCTCCGGATCTTTAGTAGCATATATAGCCTCTATCTCCTCTTTAGTATAAAAAGCCATAGCTGGACTATAGTTACTAGATCCACTATTTTTACTTAAGATACCAATTGCCCGTATAGCCAAATCGGCCATATCCTTAACTTTTTTAAAATCCATTTTACACCTCGCTTGTGTTATTCAGAAGAGATTAGATATTTTGTAAAGAAAAAAAAAATAACACAGATCTAAGGCCGAAACCTTAGATCTGTGTATATCGTTATTGCTACGTTCGTTCCCTGGGTACTTGAACCATATATAACGTATGATTAAAAATAATCATTACCCGACATCGTTTAGCCATCTGCTAATAGTGCAGCGCTTTTATAGATGCCTGTCTATTTATCATAGACCCACCATTGTTACTTTCCAAAGAGCCCTATATATCTCTGGTACGGTTGTTACAAAATATAGATAGGGACTATAATGTAACTACTACGTAACACCCACAGTGATTATTTTGTTATCAGATATAAAAATCAGAATAATAAAAAATAGAGAACCAGGTTCATTTCCCCCTGGCCTCTATCCCTGTTCTCTGTATGTAGAAATAATAAAGAACGAATTATTATACATGTTCATTTCTATTATTATTAATTTCTCTCGTATAAATCAATAACAATACTAACATTCTTATATTATTTCATCATAATTATTTTTTATCGTCTACAAGCTCGCCTATTTTAGCGGCTGCATCATTCGGATATTTCTCTTTAAGATAGTTACTTATTCCATCTGTTAATGAAGTAGCATTTAGATCTAACTTACCAGATCTAAGAGCTTCAAGAACCCGCTTATGGAATATTAAACACGCTAATAGATTCCTAGTAGGCTCTAATCCTTTGCCATCAAATTTACAATGTAGTTCTGGAATCTTAGGTATAACTGGAACCTTAACCTCTTGAGTCTCTACCTTGACAATAGGTTTAATTATAGGCTCTGGAGCTTTAGAACATCCATTAAGTAAATATAAAATAGCAGCGATTATAAATATGCAAATACCAATTTTAAAATAGTACCATACATTACTACAAAATGTTCCGAATGTCATAGGTCTATCTGGTAGTATAAAATCATCTTCTTTAAGCTTATCATCATCAGCAGGATAACCATATTCGATAGTCCTATTATAGTTTTTAGGTTTAAAGGTGATATACTCTTCATTACGAAGTTTTTTATCTAGACGCTTCATATTGCCCTCCTATAATAAACAGTGGCGCACCTATCCAAATTGCAATCTCTATTCCTACCATAATAGAAACAGCGAATATGTTAACTAATATTGTACCTGCATCATAATGCGACATTTTAAAGAAGTCGAATATAATTTGTGTACATATCACTGTTATAAAAACTAATGAGATAAACCTAATAACTTTAATAAATAGTTCTGGGGTAAATGTTTCGTTTTTCTTTTGTTTTTCATTTTTAGAGATCTTCATATTTTATCCTTGCTATTGATTCATTAGCGTTTTTATACTCTTCACATGTTACATTAGAGTCAGACTTTGACTTTATAACATCCCTAACATATTTAACAACAACTTCCGGAGTTTTATTCTTCCATTTCTCAACTTCATCAACTAGTTGTTTCTCGTTGAGTTTAAGCTTATCAATAGCTTCATTAGTATTTTGTATAGCACTCTTAAGGCTATTGTTATTAGAGTTTAGAGTCGCTATCTCAATCTCAGCTAGTGTCTTATTATACTCATAATCTTTTATTAAAGTACGCCTGTATTCTGCTAGACCTTCAGCATCTTTAATATCGGATTTAAGAATATGAACATATGTAAAATGGTATATTACCAATATAATTATAATAGCAGCTGGTAACCACGTTTTATAATTACTAATAAATAGTTTAGGCAACATTGCAAACATTGCGTATCCTCCTTTTATAAATTCGATCACACATTATTCTGTCTTAAGCTGTTTCGCCCAAGCTTCTTGAAACTTCGGAAGAAGTTGATTTCCTTCTCTATCATCCCTATCTTTTAGTTCTTTAAGGAAAAGAAGGTATTGATATGCTTTCTTTGTTAAACTATAGAACTTAAGATTAACTATATCTATAAGAACGATTTTTAAATCTATTCTCTTAATGACTTTTAACTCTTTCTTAATTTCAATATCAGATCGAGTTACGCTACCATTTACATTAGCTATATCACCCTCAAATTTTACTTTCCCAAACTCTGCTGTTAGTGTAACATCATTAAGATTATCTGCTCTTTCTACAATAACAAAAGAATATTGAGATTTAACTTCTTTATCTATATTAGGAAGTAAAAAGATCTCTTGTGGTTTGTTACTAACGACTTTAAATGTCTCTGGTTTATAACCTTGATTAAAGACATCAACTGCTTTAAGAAAATCTGGATTTAACATTGTATACTCCTTATGTTTACATGTTGTTAGTTGGAAGAAAAAACTTTATTCCATCATTACCATCACTATCGATAGGCATGCCTATTTTTTCAATATCGTCTAGACTATTGATTCTACGTGGTTCTTTAGATGCTTTATCTAAATTACTTAAAAGATTTAAATAGTAGAAAGTATCTGGCGTTATTATATAGTGTTCTAATGTTTTAATATTTAATAAAACGTATGTATTATCTTCAGCAGGTATTACAATCTCAAAACTTTTAACCTTATCCCCGGTTTTAGCTTTATGATCCTTTACTACTAATTCAAAAACCTCTATAGTAAATACTACATCGTTATCTACAGAACTTGGAATAACATTAACAAGTTTCGTTCCCTTTTTACCAATGTTACTATCATTATTATACCCATAGGTTGAAATAGCACTATCGTTTAAGATCTTAAACGTTTCGCTATCATACCCTTTATTATAAATATCCATAGCTCTTATAAAATCTTCGTTAAGCATTGTTTTGCTAATTTCCATATTTACTCCTTATAAATATAAATCTATTCTATTTAAATAATGTATAATTAAATATTAGTAATATATGTATATTAATTTTAAATATAAAGGATACCATGATATTGAATATAAGGATACCTTATGAATCAAATAGAATATGAACAACTTAATGAACAACTTAAAGAATATAGCAAAGCTTATTACGATGGCAGTCCTATAGTAACTGATTTAGAATACGATAATCTTGTTAAGAAAATCAAAGAGTATGAAACTGATCATATGGCTAGTCAGGATAGCATAACTAAAGTAGTTGGTAGTACTAGTGGTAATAATAAAATAGTTCATTTAGAGAAGATGTATAGTATGGAAGATCTATTCTCTCTAGATGAAGTTAAAGGCTGGTTAGAAAGAAGAGCAAATGTTACCTCTTATTATGTTATGCCTAAATATGATGGATGCAGCCTTAATATTACCTATGAAAATGGTAAGTTAGTTTCAGCTGTTACTAGGGGTGATGGTTATCAAGGAGAGGACGTTACTTATAATGTAAAATCTATAAGAGATATTCCTATGTATATTAGTAATAAATCTAAGATAGAGATACGTGGTGAGGTTGTTATCCCTAAGAGCAAATTTGAAGAACTTAACCTTAAGAGGATAGAACAAGATCTACCAACTTTTAGTAACCCTAGAAACTTAGCTTCTGGATCTATAAGAGTAAAAAATGAAAATATAGACGATAGATGGTTAACTTTTGTTCCATGGGGTATAGGTTATAATACTCTTAATTTTAAAAGCTACGATGACCAACTGATCTGGCTAAAAGAGAATGGGTTTAGTCATGATAGTTATGGTCAATTAGTTAACGTATCTGAAGTACCGAGTAGATGTTCTTATTTAGAAGAACATAGAGATGATCTTAAATATCAACTTGATGGAGCTGTTATTAAAGTTAATAGTACCATTGCTTACTCGGAGTTAGGATATACAGAAAAATATCCAAAAGGTATAGTAGCTTTTAAGTTTAAAGCTGTTGAAGTTATTACCGAACTTCTTGATGTAAAATGGCAAGTTGGTAAATCAGGTGTAGTTACTCCAGTTGGTATCCTTAGACCTATAGAGATTTCAGGTTCTATTGTAAGTAATGTTACTTTACACAATATGAACTATATTAAGGCTATGGAGTTGAAAATAGGGGATACTATAAGTATGATCAAATCCGGAGATGTTATACCTAAATTATCTAATGTCTTTAAAGGTAGAAGAACTGGTAAAGAGCAACCTATTAAAGAGATTACTAAATGCCCATCTTGTAATTCAGATTTATTTATAGATGGAGCTTATAGAGTTTGCATTAACGAAGAGTGCTCTAGTAAGAATATTGGTAAGTTGATTCACTTCGGTAGTAAGAAGGCTTTAAACATCAATGGTCTTGGAGATAAAGTAGTAGAACAACTATATAATAATGGGTTAATAAAAGAGTATAAAGATCTATATAAATTAACCGTAGAAGATCTTCAAACTCTAGATGGTTTTAGTACATTAAAAGCTAATAATCTTGTTAACGCTATAGAGGCTAGTAAGGGTATAGAACTACATAAACTAATATACGCTCTTAATATAGATGGAGTTGGTGAAACAGGTAGTAAAATATTAGCTAGTTATGGAAACAATTGGTATAATACTCCTAGTAATCTTCTTGCTAATAGTAAATTAGATATACGAGCTATAGAAGGATTTACTCGTTATGTTAATAAGAATAAGGAGATGATCATAGAGCTAATGAAGATTATACAACCTAGTATCAAAAAGGTAGAAGTTGGTAATATAGTTTGTTGTATTACTGGAACTTTAAGTATCTCTAGAGATGCTATGGTGGAGAAATTAAATAAGTTAGGTATAGAAGTTAAAAATTCAGTAACTAAAGATACTAAGTTTCTAATAGTTGGTGATGACCCTGGTGCTAGTAAATTAAATAAAGCTAAACAACTTGGGGTTAAAATAGTAACTGAGTCAGAAGCTATGGAAAACTTATAATATATGACACACATATGGTTCCTCCTGATAAAATTGGCTATCCATATATATAAATCATATGTGTGTTGCTATTTCTCTTTTTTAGCGATTACTAGATTAGTGTTTTGCCTTTTGCGCTAATCTAGTAATACGAAAAGATAATCGTGTTAAGTGTTTAATAATGTAGATAGTAGGGAAGTTAATACTTCCCTACTATCTAGTTTTTATTATTGCCCTGTATCCTAGTATGAAAGGATTTATGAATCCTAGGATTTTCCTAGTGATTTTAATATTAAAGAAAGGAGATGTGATAGCATGATCGTTTTTACTCTTGAGAAATTCGTAGCTAATGGTGGTACTGCTACTCAGACAGGTACTACTTATACATTAGCTAAAGACGAACAGTTTACCGATGTAGTACATACTGAACGTATTGACGCTCCTGCGGATATTTACAAGTTCGTTTATGAGCCTATGTTAATACCAGACAGAAACTATTATATCAAAGCTAGACGTCATTTCACAGAGTCTAACCTAGACCATGATACGCCATCGAAGATAGTAAGATTTGATAAAACCAGATCTGAAGCGCTTATCTTTAATAGAGACAATATTGTAGAGAAACCTTGGGTAACTGTTAATGAAGAACAATTAACAGATCCTGATACTAAAGAGTTCACTATCAGTACTTCTGATTTTAGAGCTAACATGTCAGGACATGAATATACCCATTGGATCATTGCAGATGGTAATGACCAAGTAGTTTTTACTTCTCTAGAAGATAGAGAAAATAAAACTAAGATAGTCATTACTAAGACACCAGTTATGACTTCTAAAACTAAACTGAAGATACATGTTATTCATGCTTCAACAGTTGGTATAGAATCAGAAGTTTCAACTGCTGTAGTTGATCTGCAGAAATATAACTATGAAATTGTTTCTAGGACAGAAGACATACCTTCTGGCGTTAATTACGATTTAACGTTACGTAGGTTAAATAAAAACGCTAACATGAATATCTCTAAAATAGAAGTAGTAAAACCGGATACTAAGACTATTTTATACAGCGTTACTAACGTTGAAGAGCAAGAATCTCTAACATTTAGCTTGCCTTGGTATTTATTTAGACACAACAGCATGGTGCAGGTTATCATCACAGCTCTAGACACTAAGAATGGTGTGGGACATAATATAGTTAATCTATACACTTCTAGTGCTACTATAAAAGAACTAGAAGATCCAGCGTATAAATATTCCCATAAGTTTAAACTTATAGGTAAAACAACTGAAGCAGACTATGCAGAAGCTGCTTATACAATGGAAACACCAGATGGATATATTCCTATGCCTGTTAATAACAGTAGTCAACTGTTTAAATTTAAATTTGAAAACGACAAATTAGTCAATACTGGAGAAGTGCTTAAAGGTATCAGTCTTTTAAGTATCAACAACAGTTATACATTTGTCAAATACACCGAAAATAACCTTTTAGTTATTGATGGTTGGAGAGATATGGTAGGTACTGATAAAGAGCCAGTGTTCCTAGTATACCGACATAATGTACATACAGATACATATGATCTGCTCTCCATGATAGAACACCCTGAGGGTGACAAAAACACTGCTGCTCGAACTGGTTCATTAGCACAGCTAACTGAAACAACCTTTGCATATCTACCTCCATATGGTACTAAACTATATAAGTTAGATATAACAACTAGCAAATGCGAAGTACTTGAAGAGTTAGTATCTCCTAAGAAGAGTACTGAAAACTTTAAGTGGTTCCTAAGGCTTCCTAATCAAAGGCTTTTAGTACAGCATGGCGATGAATCAACAACTTATAAATATGAAATTATGAAAATGCAATTTGAAAAGTCAGTTTCTATAGATCCACTCAGTTTCGTACGCACTGAGTCAGCTAGTAGATTCCTTCCAAATGGCGATAATTTAATTTATAAGACTAAACAGAATGCTACTGATACCGATCCTAGTTTAGTAGTTCTAAGTTATAGAGAGAATAAATATAGACTTGTTGGAGAAGCTTTACCTCTAGGTGAATTCCCTAATGGTTCTATATTACTTTTGAATAATGAAGTAGTTCTTACTAAACGTAAAAACAATGGGCCTGGTAATCAGGACACTTATATTACGTATAAGTATTTCTAATAAAATAAAATATTAAGATAAGGAGAGTAAAATGGCTGGATTATTTACAATCGGCGCTACACCTAGGTTTACTCCGTTAGGTGCTAATGATAAGTCTGCTAAACCAATACCAGTAGACCCATCAGAGCGTCCAAGTCACTTACCTAAATTTTACTTCTTTGCTGCCCAAGGCACAATGAAGGATCAGATTATCAGTGGTGCAGCTGCTTTAAATCTATATGGCTCTGAAACATTTGACGAGCATAGTAAGTTCTTTAAACACACTACTAAGTTCTTTATCGGTTGTACAGGAGCTGGTCAACAAGTTATGGCTCAAAGACTATTACCTTCTGATATCGGTCCAAGATCAAACCTAAGTCTATATATAGACCTTCTTGAAGCTGAGATTCCTAACTATAAGAGAACATCAACTGGTGACGTTGTAAAAGACGTTAGTGGTGTTGCAGTTGTTGACGATGTTAAGCCAACAGTTAAAGGTTACTATGTTAAATTTGTAACGGATTACAACTCTGCAGAAGAACCAACTCAAGCTGGACTATTAACATCTAAACCAGGTGTTATGATGCAAGAGGTTACAACTGTTATAGACGATCCAAATGGTGAGACTGAAGAAGTTGATGTACCAACAGGTAAATATAGAGTAGTTAAAGTAGGAACTGGTACTTTTGATACGGTATATGAAGAGAACCCAAATCCTACAAGAGAAGAATTGACAGCTGTTGAGTATAAGCCAAAGATTAGAACTAAATTAGAAACTGCGGAAGCAGATAATAATAGCGATATTGATTTTGGCGAAATAACTATCAAATGGGATAAGATTGTTTCTATTCAAGATCTTGAAGATAAAGCTAATGCTACTGATGAAACACATGAAACATATGGTGATATTTACATAGATCAAATTGCTACTTGGACAGAAGCAGGTGGTGTTTATACACCAACAACTGTTGAAGGCGGCGAACTTAACGATCCCGATGTCGTTGCTAAGATTAAAGCTATGGATGCTATGGCGGCACTACAAACTCCAAGTGTTGCATTTGACCAAAATAAATTTGATCAATACCCATGGAACGCTATGAAAATAGTTGCTAAACCAGAAACATTTGCAGAGCTTGATGCTTCTAACTATAAAGATAAAATTGATAAGCTTACAGCTACAATTACTAGCAATATTCAAATCTCTAAACAAGTTGAGATTATGGAAGATAAACTAGAAGAGATTGTAGAGAAGAAAACACAAATTAAGAAAGTCTCTATTACTAAAGAGGTTACATCTACTATGTATCCAATTATGGAATGGAGAGCTAAGGATTATGGTAAAGCATATGATAATTATGGCTTTGCTATCAATTCACCTTTCCTTAATGAGTTCAATAAGGTTCTTGCTACAGCTACTAAGAAATATCCATATGGCTTTAGTATTTATACTAGACCAAATGAGAAAGTTTCTGGTAATGTATTTAGATCTCTATATGGCGAGAATGAAGTTGAGGTTCTACTATCTTCAACACCTGTAATAGATCCATCTCTAGAACAAAGAAGAGATTTACTAAACGTATTCAAATCAGAGTTCTACAATGAGAAAGATCCTATTAAACCTTATAAACCATTTGCATTCGTAGATCCATATCTCTATGATAATAACTTAGAACTAGTTCTTAAGAAATTCCTAGAGTCTGAGAAAGAGGTAATCAGTTTTGAACCTTCTTTATACCCAGCTGATAATCTTTATGCTAAGAATATCGATTGGTACGACTTTACAGGACTAGCTAAAGAAGATCTAGATGATCAATTCGGTTTGATTAACCCATTCACTTGCAAAACAAGTAAGAATATTAAACTTCAAACTGTAAGATTATCAGAAGAGAGACCTAAACTACGTGATAACCTTAAAGAGGTTAACATGTCTGTTAATAAACCAATCTATCTACAAGGTGGATCAGACGGCACAACAGATGATGAGCACTTCGAAGAGGCTATTAAAGTAGAGTTAGCAAAATATGCTGATCCTGATAGTGAACTACAAGAATTAGCTTATGCTATCGAAAGTTGTATTTGGGATAGTGGCTTTAGCTTAGATGTTAAGAAAGAATTGATTAACATTATATCACTTAGAAAAGATACAATGGTTTGCTTAGGTACACATACTGTAGGTACTAAACCTCTTCCTACTTCTAAAGCAAGAGCTGTTGCTACAGCACTAGAAGCAAGATTGAAGCTAAACCCTGAATCTACTTATTATGGTACTTCAGTAGCTAGAGGTATTATCCTACTTGGTAGTGGTGAGCTAAGCGTTGAAGAGACTGGTAATGTTTATCCATTAACTTATGATCTAATGGTTAAAACAGCAAGATTCGCTGGTGCTGGTAATGGTAAATGGAAACGCGAATATCTATTCGACCATGGTGAAAATGCAGTTATTAGAACAATGAAAAATATTGTTCCTGAATTTATACCAACAACTATTAGACCAGTACTTTGGAATGCTAACGTTATTTATCCGCAAAGATATGATAGAGAGAATTATTTCTTCCCTGCATTACAAACAGTATTTGCTAATGATACATCTGTACTTAATAACTACTTTACTATACTTGCACTATGCGATGTTACTAAAGTTGGTTTCGATGTATGGAAAAACTTCACTGGTGTAATCAGCCTTACAGAGTCTGAGTTTAAAGCTGAAGTAGAAAATTATGCTACTCAACTACTTGCTGGTAAATATGCACGTATCATTAACGTTACTCCAGAATGTAGAATAACAGAAGCAGATAAAGCACGTGGCTATAGCTACCAGTTGATCTTTAAACTATATGCTAACAACATGAAAACAGTTTGTATCTATACTACAGAAGTATATAGAGCAGGCGAAGAAAGTAAATAAGGAGATAACTCATGAGCGCACGAATTACAGAAGCTGTTTATGACAGCACCGAAGTGAATGCTGGAGTCTCTCCAGCACTGGATCTTAACTATGGCGGTATGATGGGTGTTACCCCTCGCTATGGTTTCTACGATGAGAAAGCTAATAAGTATTATGGCGAGTGGATTTCTGCTACTCCATATGTAAGAGAGAACGTTCTTCCTGTATTGTTAACACATCCTAAATTTATGGATTGGCTACCAAACAGAGAGAGATGGTTAGGTATGTGCAAAGCTGTGTTTGAAACAGAAGCGCAATCTATTACTGGCCTAAAAGGTGCCATCAATGTTGATACAGATAGCACAAGTGTAGGTGGCGCTGGTGCTCAATTTGAAGTACCAACTAACGTCACACTAGAGCAAACTTCTCTTAGCTATACGTTCAAAGAGAGAATGGGTAGACCATTTAACAAATTCTTCTCTTTCTGGATAGAGTATGGTATCATGGACCCACATACTAAAGTAGCTAAAGCTGTTAAGTTCTTAGAGGACCCAACACAACTAGTAGACCCAAGAACTGGTGAAGAAATTAAAATGTATACACCAGATTTCTATACAGCTACAGTATTGTTCATAGAGCCATCTAACAACAATACAACTGTTGAGAAAGCTTGGCTAGTGTTTAATATCTTCCCTAAGTCTGCTGGTGCATTCGAAGGTTCTAGAGATATTACAACAGCTAAGTCTACAGAAGAGATCACTATTGATTTCGCAGGTATCGGTATTCATACTGATGCAGTACATGCTCTTGCGAGAGCAATTATGCCTAAACTCGTTTCTCTATATGAGCAACCTGATATGCATATGACTCTTCCTGTTGCTGGATTCGATCCTAGCATTAAGGATAACGATACTGCACATAGTACTGACCGTAACCAAGGTAACGGTTCTGATCTTGAGTGGGATACACATCCTAACGCTTAAAAATAAAAAATATAGGATAGAGAGTAACCGTAATGGTTACTCTCTATCTTTTTTGTCGCTTAAATGGTAATTGGATTAGCTAAGAAAAGATTATTTCTTAGCGCCTAGAAGAGCTGCTGTTAGATCTTCTTTTAGAGATGCTACATGTGATTTAGGAATTGTACTATCCTTAATCTTAATGCTTAGACCAGTAACACGATAGTCTTTACCTGTAAGACTATTTTTACCAGTTACTTCTCTAGTAATTGCAGCTTGGATTTTACCGTTTCTACCAAATGGAGTATCTACGATAACACCCTTCAACTCTTTCTTAGATTTAAGAGTTGCTTTAGCAAAATCAGCTATTGCTGTAGTTGCTGCTTCTGCATAACTCTTCTCAAAGTTCTTTACAACTTTGTACTCGTCATATTTAATACCCGCATCTTTAAGAGCAGCTTTAAATATGTCACCGTCAGTATAGCGGTATTTATTAATGCCGCGACTGTCATCTTGTTTAATCAATTCGAATTTAGCATTTTCGAATTTGATTTCTGCACTTGTCTTCTCCATGTGGAGCCTCCTGTGTTTAAAATAAAGTTTTGAACGAAATGATCAATAACTCAATGCATATACGATATTTTAAAAATAATCACCACATGCAGGTCCTGAAGCATCTGTATCAGTTTACCCTAGAAGATACGATTGCAATCACCATGTAATGCTGTATATTTATTAAGTCTATTTCTCTTACGTTCTATATAAAGAATATATGGTTCAAAATTATTCAGAATTAAATCTAACAAGGTACTATAAGCATATAGCCTATAGTACCTTGTTGAATATTTTTATAACGGTTGTAAATATGGTATTGTCAACCTAGAGTCCTGAGACTCTAGGACATCCTTTATAGATATTTTAAAATGAAATCGATTATCGTACATAATGTCGATAGGAATATCATTATATCCATAAAGGTGATGTGTTTTATGACAATATTCATTTTACATCACCTACTTTCTTGTTAGATAACAATAACAGAGGGCGTCCGTTATAACCAGTAATCTGGTCATCTAACAAGAAAGACTATTTAGACTACAGCTAAGGGTTATCCTTTAGCTGTAGTCTAGTTTTTTATTATACCGTATATTAATTATAATGACTAATAACAAAAACTCACGTTTTAACTCAACTTTATATTTATGCTTTTTGTATTAGTCGTCATTTTTTACCTATCTTTTTGGACACTATAGAACCTATTGCGTTCTATAGTGTCTTTTATTGCGTCACTACAGAGTACTTTGTACTCTGTAGCGTCTTTTATTGTTCGCTGATGATATAGATATAAGGAGACAATATGTCTGTAGGTACTAAAAAAGTAACGACACAATTATTAGATTTATCTATTAAAAAGAATTTTGAATCTGTTAAAGATGGTACTGGTAAGCCACTATCTGAATTAGAAGGTATGCTCGAACCATTTGGAGAACTTGGTAAAACTATTAGTAATCTTGTTAATAAGGTAAAATCAGTTGTTAATAAAATATTATCTGCTATAGGTAATGTTATCAAATCAGTAGCTAAATTCATTGGTAAAATATTATCTGCTATAGGTGGCGCTATTAAAGCGGCTTTAAAATATGTTATGGGCTTATTAGGTATCCCTTATGATGCTATAAGTAGCATCTTTAAGAAAGTTATGAAATATATTAAATCTGCATTAGGAGTATTAGGAGGGTGGCTTAAGGATATCCTTGGGTTAGGTTCTAATGCTAGTCATATGCGAGACATAACTGGAGTAGCAGTTTCTGATATTACTAAAACTGGTTTAGTTGCTGGTCTATTAGGATTCTTTAGACACGACTCTAGAGGTCTTAAAAATGCCCATAATAGACTTACTAAAGAGTTTGGTATAGAGAGTGTTACTAAAGCATATAGCCAACTTTTTAGACATGGATCTTATGGTCACGACTATTATGACCATTACTATAATTTAGGTTCTGAATATAGCGATGATAATGATAGAAAGATACACCGTGGATATTATAAATCTAATAAAAAGCGAAATGATTATTTTAATAAAGTAAAATTAGATAGTCCAGATGATGCTCTTAGGAGATTTAGTTCTGCGGGTATATCTGGTACTACTGCTAAAGATTTAGTAGCTTTAAGCAATATTAACGACTTAGATAGAGTATTACCAAGAAACAGTAGAAGAGTTACATCAGATGTAACTTATGCTGATATTAAAGATAGACCAAGAACAGGTTATACCGATATAGAAAAGCTTAATATTATTCGTAAATCATCTGGTACTTTAAAACATAACGAAGAGAGTTATGATAACTATACTGGAGATGGTATTGTTAATGATTATGCATCAAGAAGAAGGATTGAAGAAGCTTATGCAAAACGATTTGGTATAGACCATGGTAGCATATTCGAAAGATTTACTTATAAAGGTAGAAGACCTAGAATTGATAAACCGTTAGAGTTTTTAAATAAAGAGTATACTCCTTCTGTTATAGCCGATCAAACTAAAGAAACAGAATTAGAGAAAATTGCAACTACTCTAGGCGTGGAGAATATAACGCTATCTAAACCTTTAACTTATGCTGACTATGAGGGATTTAGTAAAACTAAAAGAGTGGAAACACAAGTGGATAAAACCATTAAGCCTGGTAAAGGTAAAGAACTTATATTTAAATATTAAAAAGAGTACATAGACTATATAGTCTATGTACTCTCATATTATTGTGCTCTAACAGATGCCCCTGGAAGAGATGTTGTTAAGTTACCTTGTGCTGTAAATAATGATAATGGACCATTAAGAACAGAGCCAATAACACTACCTACTCTAGATGGACTAACAATTGAATAAAGGTTAGCTCTAGCTCTAGCTAGTCTCATACCTAGTTTATTCAAAGCATATTTATCGGTTTGAATATCTCTACCTGCTAAAGTAGATAAATATCTACCCATAGGAGAAGCATCGTCCATACCAAATTTTAATAGATCTGAGAAAATGCCTTTAGTAATAGGTGCAGTAACTAATGTACTAAAATCAGTAACTGTAAAACTTACATCTAGTCCTAACGGTTTTCTTGTTTTAGTAAATGGTAAGTTAGTAGTACCTCTTGTTATACTAAGAGATGTTATCATACCTAATTTAATATTCTGAACACCTTGTGATGTTATAGAACATAAGAACGGTGATGTATAAGAGCTCTTACCAGTAGATAGTGGTAAAGCTCCAGCTAGTAACATACAAAGAGGAATGCCTATAGATTGCATTCTAGAAAAGTCATTACCATAAACGCAAGCTAATTTAGTATTATAGGTTACAGTAGGGAAACTAACAGAACTATCTCCCCAACGTTTAGGGATATCTATATAAGCATCTCCAAATACTGTAGCTAAGACATTGCTTAATCCCATAGTGATACCATTAGCGCCACCCATAAGAAGTTCTTTTACACCAGACATAATAGCGCCAGTATCAATAGGACCACCAATGTTGCCACCAGAGAAATTGAATTTCATATCTTGTGCACCAGATGCTACGGATTTGATCATACCTTCAGTATCTATATCACGAACATCATTAGAGAATGATTCAGTTAGAGTACCTACATAGTCAACTTGGAATATAGCAGATAGGCCACCATCGTGAATAACACTATTTGCAGTATCTAGAAATTGGTCGATCCAACCCTTTTCACCATGCTTGCTAGGATCAGCTTTAGTAAAGTCATGGACAAAACCATTATCAGTAGATGAACGCACAGCATCATTAGAAGCATCAGCTTCTGCTTTAGCTTTATTTGCAGCTTCCGCAATCTTAGCATCTAAATCGCCACCAGATCCATCTTGAACAGTTGGCTTTGGTTCTGCCTCCCATTCTTTACTACCCTTTATTGCTTTATCTAAATAGTCTTGAAAGGTTGCAATACCGCTCGACTGTAAAGCGTTAGCGGCGTCTTTTACGTCATCGTAGATATTTTCAGATCCATCTGGAATAGCTAAAATAGCACCATAGTCATTAGCAATAGGTACACCAGTACTTCCATCGTTCTCAGCTAGCTCTTCTTGCTTCCTTCTTAGGAATGCTCTGTATGCTGCTTGTGGACCTGACATAATAGCAAATATATCTAGATAGCCTGTCTTACTATTAAATATTTGTCCGCCGAGCATATCGGCTATCATCTGTAATTCATCTTTATCTAATTGTGCTCCTAAACCGGCGTCATGTAGAGTGTCTTGAATCTTATCTACTGTTCTATTTTCTATAATAGGAGAGATAAGTTTAAGTTCAGTTGCTAACTGTGTTGTTAAGTTACTTACTGTACTCCAATATGTATGCATAGTAGGACGCATATAGTAATAATCAAATCCAGTATCAAAATTAAGAAAACCTACTAGGGCTTTAACTGCCCATACGATAGCTGTAGTCCATGGAAAACAAGCAAATACCGTAAATCCACCTATAGCAGTACCAACATTATATAACCAAGGTTTTCTACCTGTATTAGCAACAATTGTGTCTCCATAGTCAATAGCAGACATGAAGAAGTCGATAAGACCATTGAACTTCTTTGTTCCAAATGTCATAAAGACTAAGTTAACATTGTCGTCTATAGCTTCGGAATAGTATCTGCCTAAAGACATTTGGCTATCTTCTGTAGTTGGACCTATTCCCATAAATGGTCTATTAGGACTTAAAGTAGGGTTATACCTAGGTCGTATATCGGCGTATCTTGTCCATTGTGGTTTAGGGTTACATGCTAAGTGACCGCCTAGTCTTGTGTTACTATATTTAAAACTAGCAGTGCTAAAAAACCTTCCGTTTATTAAACGTTCTGTACTTAATTCTTTATTACTTATATTAAATCTTGTTCTTACCCAATCTAAATCTAATATTTTCTCTCTGTCTGTTTGCATAAATGTTTCAATAGTTTGAATATCATTTGTCATACGTTGGGCTTGCTCTACCCTTATGTAGTTTCGGAGGAGATATCCTCTTTCGTCAAAAGCCATATTAGCTCCTTAAAAATATATTACATAGGTATCTGGTTAAGATACCCAGATACCTATGTTTTTTACATGTTACCAGTTAAGAACTCTATTAACAGGTTTCTTACTGAATTGTTTTCTTAATACATTACGTAAGATTACTAAATCTTCATTAGCACATTCTTGGTTAACAGTATTAATCTTTGTTGCGCCTTCTAAATCAGCTTCTTTAATGTCTAATGTTAATAAGTTACTTATACTTTCAGTATTAATATTCTTTTCATTAAGCATATCAAAAGTATTTGCACTATTGATACCAGGTTCTGTAACCCAGTCCCAGGTTAAAATAGCAGAAGTATGTTTAACTAAAATGCCATTGACCACTTCGTCTTTACTAAGACTACGTACACTAAAAGCAACATTTCTATTAGGATTCTCTAAAGCTTCTTTTAAATATTCACCTTTAGGACCAGAAGGTTTAATCTTACCCATAACGATAACAACATTACCATGGTTACCCATCATATTGACACTATCTTTAGTACGCTCGAACCAAACCTCTGCTATATGGAATGCTATGTTACTCATATCGTAACCAGCATTTCTGTTAATAAACTCTGGCATAGTCATACCAGGTTTAAATTTAGGATGGTCCATTTCTCCTAATAGATAGCCCTTCTTCAATCTTCTCCAGAAGAAACTGTTAGGGTTATTAAATAATGCTTCAACTCCTTTAAAAGTGTAAAAAGCTTTACTACTATTAAATACATTAAAAGCACCTAATCTTACTGTATAATAACCATTTTCATCAGGTTTAATACCACTATAATTTTCTGGTTTATAACCAGCAGCATTAAGTACTATTTTAAAATTCTCATAATCCATGTTATGTCCTTAATAATTTACTTATATCAGAAGAGGTCTCTTCTTTTTCTACTAGAGCGGATGCTAATCCGTCTTTAAAATAATTACCAACTAATTTACTAGCAGTGTCTTTAAAACTTTGAATATCAGCTAGTTTAGTAAAGACTACCTTTTGGGTAAAAATATCTTCTCTTTTAGTTATACTATCTTTATATGGTCTTAAACCTGTTTTATCTTTACTTATAAGACTACTAAGTAACTCAAAGCCTACAGGATCGTTACCAACATTACTACCAGCATATTTACTACTGTTAAGGAATATGTTAGCAGCATCTTCATAGTTCATATACCAAGGTATCTTACCGTTATTATAAAATTCATCGAGAATATTATACATTATACTAGTATCTTGTACTAATTGATTAGTTATAATAACTGTGCTATCCTTATTAAATTTTAACATAATATAGCTCTTATTAGAATCAGGAAGATCCTTTATATTAACCATAGAAATTTTATCAGGTTGAAGAGATTGAAAGACCGGATCATTCGTAATAGCATAGTTATTATTCTTATCTACTATACAATAGTAAGAGATAAGGTTGGTAACCTTATCTAGTAAACATAGACCTTTAGAAGTAAATCTTTCTGGGAAGATTATTCTAATTTCATCTGTAGCTATAGTTTGATCTCCTACAATCTTAAGAGATTTAGCAACCTCTTTAGGATTTCGTTTCCAAGTACTTACATCTAAAGTATCTGCCATCATTTTGCCTTTTATTGTATTTTAAATACTTTAGTCTTAGACATAAAGAAGTCAACAACAAGTTCTGTTAAAACAAAACTTATAATATCGTCAACTGTTTTATCTTCATCTGCAGCTAAGTATTTTTCACATAGTTTTATAAATTTATAATAGTTAGTAGTATCAAATAGAAGACCAGCAACTAGTTCAATACCTACAGTTTCTATACACTCTAAATTGTCATCTAGTTTAATAGAAAGTAATCTATCTTTTACTTTTTCTGCAAGTACAGGAATATTATCTCCATAAGAACAATAGTTTAAAAGCTCATCTGGCATTTCACGTAGAACTTCTTCCAAACTTCTAGTATAGACATCAATAAGTCTATTCCTTCTAAAGATTGGGTTTTCAACTTGTGTACCAGCAACATAAGTATCCCAGAGTTTAATTAACTCTTGTTTATTAGCTAAGAGACTATCTTTTAGAGTATCGCCAGGAACTTTACTATTCTTATCTTTTATAGCATAACCATAAATAGCGTCGACTAAACCTATTTCATTATCACAACTATCGTAAACAGGTTTAAGAACATAGATATCATATGGAGATTCTTTTACTGTTCCTAAATAAAGCCTATTCATACCTATGTATTGATCATAGGCTGCTATAGCATGATATATATAAGTCTCAAGCTTCCAAATAATATTATCTAATTGTTTAGCACTAATCGATAAAGTTGAAAGTTTTTCGTTTTTAAGATATGTAGCTATTAACCATGCTTTAAGTAGATCTTCAGCATAGAAAATGCATTCATCTTGATTTAATATGCTATTAGCTAGGTTAATATATTTAACTGGTCTAGCTAACTCTGCAGATGTAAACAAATTCTTAATATGTCTATTTACAGCATTATCTGGATGTGTAACAATATCTAATTCTACCATTGGTAATTCATAATCTATATCATTGGCTTCGTTAAAGTTAATAGGGTCTTGAAATAGTTTAAGTTCTTTTGCTTCTTTTAAAAGATCAGGAAGATCAAATTCTATAATATTATATTTACTCGCAGTTGATGGTTCTCCAGAACTTAACATAAGTTTAGCATGTTCTATAAACGATACTAACTGTCCTTTAAAATCATTCTTATAAAGATTTACTTCAGACTGAAGTGCTTGAGCTACCTTAGTAACTACCATTTCGAAATCTGACCCTTCACCATCTACTGGAGCTATATTTAAAATAGATAATCCTTTATCAACACTAAAGTCAATCGTTTTACCATTTTCTACTAGGTCATTAGCTAGCTGTTCAATACTAGCGTTATTTACTAATTTATTATAAACACCGTACATATTATTATCCTTTAATGTTATCTCTAATTCTATTAGTAGCAATGTCTATTAACATTGGTATAGTAACGTCCATATCAATTTTTTTAAGTATATTACCTTCATCATTTTCCATAGCATATAAGACTGTTTCAACAGCTAAATTCGCTATCTTAACTAATTGTTCATTAGTCTGAACTACATCGTTCATTTCTATCTCCTTATATATAGGGGGTTTTAATCAAAGAACCAGCCTATGCTAATAGGTATAAAAGGTATAGAGACTATAAGGATTATTCCTTATAGTCTCTATATTACATTGTGTAAAAACGGATTTTATTAACCGTATTAAAGACGAAGCGAGATATGAGTAATACGATTAATAATCGATAATAAATTACGAGCTACTTTATTATCATATATAAATTAACAGGATAAAATCAAAAAGTTAAAAAACTTTAATTTTAAAATCATCATCATTCGTATTATCTTTTTTATCAGGTTTTAAAATATCATTATTGTAAAATTCATCATTATCATAATCATAACATAAGGCTAAAAGTAAGGTGACACCAATAATTGCTGCTGCCATTAAAAGACTTGTAAGTAGAATATCTTGGAATGACAGCATGTGTATAGGTCCATCGATACGTTCGCCAAATACTGTAACGTTAGTATCGTCCATGTGATATATCCTTATATTAATATGTACGCATATAATCTATATAAAAAAGTAATGAACCTAGATCGATGACTAATATAATATAAGGATTACATATGACATATATCATTCCTCCTATTAACACAAAAGGTGTATTTATATTTCATCCTCCCTATGCTGATGATACAAATATAAATAAAAAAGAGTATGAAGTTATAGAGATAAGAAAAATTAAAGCACTACACGATGATGGATTAGACCCTCTAAACTCTATCTATATTAAAGCGGGGTTAACTAAAGAAGACTTTATAGAAGATCTTAATACTGATGTTCCTATAGTAACATTATCAGCTGATGGAGATCAATATCTTTATATACCAGCAGATAGAATTAAAGAAACTCCAGCTATTATAGGGCATACAGCAACAGAAAGGTTAGTAACTTTATCATTAGGTTTAGTACCAGACGATATTAACTTAGAGATGCTCTATGAGAATATTGCAATTATGGTAAACGATACTATTTCTGTTAAGCCAGATCTTACTGAACATCCAGGCGGCCCAACTGTCTTAATGTCAGACGAGGATTATAATAAATATATAAAAATGATGTCTTCACAAGCTAGATCTAATAATAAATCTTGGAGAGTAAGATATGAAGAGATGGAGCAACTTTATAAGCTTCAAAAAGTGAAAGTTGCTGAAATAGAAAAGATCTTACAAAGATTTATGTCTACGAATCAGAAGCCTAAACCATAATCATAACCATAAAAAATATAGATAGAGTAGATAACCATATGGTTATCTACTCTATCGTTTATCCCATCATACCTATCATAGTAGAAGTATACTGAGCCATCTTTCTACTATCATTAAGTACTCCTATTTTACCCCAAACTTTAAGATATTCTCTATATAGTTCTTCTGCATCTGCATAACTATCTACAATCTCTTTAAATCCAGGTATTTCATGTCCTGCATAAATATAACCAACATCTAGTTTTATTCTTAATGTATTATAGATATATCTTTTAACACCTAAGGTTATCAATTGTGCAACATGTGGATAATAACTAGGCTGAATGTTTTCTAAATTTGCATTATTACTTAGATTAACTTTTAAGACACCATATATTACATATGGCGGATAAGCTTCTATTAGAACTTTATTTTCACCTACCAATTCCATCCTTGCAGTTTGAACAACGTTAGTGCCATTAAAAGTATTTAAAAGTCGTTGTCCATCGACAACTAATGGCGAAGTACATGGCATAGCACCATTACCACCATTCATATCTCCAATATAATTTCCCATAACTAAAGAATAGACTGCGACTATACTTTTATTATTAGTTAATGTTTTAGGAACTTCTATAATAAAAGATCCTAATTGTTCATTATAGGTGTAATCTGAAACAGCTACTGTATTACATTGTGTAATATCTATAAAAGCCATTTCACCACCTAAAATATTCATATCTGTCATAATGATAGGTCTAATACAATCTATCATCATTCTCTCTTCTAAAGAGATAGGAGTCCTAGATTGCTTTTGTGGAAATGCTAATTCTAAAATTTCTATTGGAATGTTCATTCTTAGAACATTGTTAAACGTATATTGTAGCGCATTCATACTGGCTCCTTAAGATATTTTCTTATTATAGCGTGTGGATCACTTGGGTCATCTTCATCTACTTCAGTTTTAAAGTGTAAATCATCTGCTGTAAATTCTTTAAAGTCTTCTTTTACTTCTTGTTTTACAGATGAATTACCAGAAGTGCTTATAGTTTGCATACTAGCTTCGACATTTGTATTTGCATACCCTTCACCTTCTATAGTCGGTGGAACATAACTTTCCTCACCAGGGAGATCAGGAGCTACATAAAGTTTCTCTTTAAGAGATTCGTCTAAAGTATCTTTAACTATAAATGCAGACTCATGACCCTGTAAAGGACCTTTAGTATGTAAAACTTTTCCAACTCCTCTGTTAGATAGTTTTGTTGCTACTTTAAGGAAAACAACTTCTAGTCTATCTATCATTTTAAGAACTCTTGGCGATAACCAGTGTAACCGTTTTAAGAGTTTCTTAATTCCGAAAAATATATGTGGAACAATGAATGCAACAGCTATAAGAGCTATTGAAAATACAAATTCTCCTAATATATTATCATTATCAGTATCTCTATAATCCGGATTTACACTTTGTTCAGTATATGTATTAGTATAAGGAGTAGAAGTAGATTGATAGTTATTATAGTTATTAACTTGCACATTAGTCTGACCAGAATTTCCAGTATACCCATGTCCATTATATCCATTTGTAGTATTTTTATTATCCACTTGTACATTACCGCCCATATCGCCAGGGGTATAGTTTGCAGTGGGATCATCATCAACATATGGCATATCTTATGCCCTCCCTTATTTACCAATTTAAGACTTTATGTCTATATATCTCGGTATCATAATCTTTTAAAATTGTATCAAAATTTATTAACTGGTTAATAGACTCCAGATTAATAGCTTCAGTCTCTTTGACATCTATAGAAGATTTATAGCCTGTAAGTGCTTCAACCTCAGAGTTAAAGAAACTAATAATATCTAAATTTCTTTGGTTAATATTAGGAATATTACCAGTATCTAAAGATGGTATATAGACAACAACTTGACTATCTTGGCCAACTCTCCATGCTCTACTTATAGCTTGCTCGAATATATACATACGGAACGGCAAATCTAAAGCAACTATAACATTAGCATTCGTTAATGGCACACCAGTAGATAGTGATTTATATGTTGTAACCAAAGGATTAACATTCTTATTATCTATAAACCTTTTAACCTCTTTATTAAGATTTTTAGCATATTCTCCATAGACTAATGCCATATCATATTTTAAATTCGCTAATACACTTCTAGCCGCTTCACAGACATTAATATAGTTACTAAAAATGATTGTATCTTTTATAGTACTATTAAGTAATGCTTCATAATCTAGATTTAAAGCTATATCAACATGGCATTTTATTCTAGCACCCATAACGATTTTTCCAAGGCATTCACCTTGTACTTTAAGCATTGGGTATTTTATTATAGTTTTAACTTCGTCCCACTGCTTACCTAACTCAGGTGGTATATAACTTTTAATCTCACGTTCTATAGTATTAGCTAATGCCATCTCATTACTTATAAAACCTAACTGTTTTTTCTTATAGGCTTCTTGAATAGTAGCTACTAAATTTCTATATTGTCTTATAGAATATTTTGACTTTTTATCAAATCCATTCTGTGCTGCTATAGTTAAACAAAGTTCATAGGTTTCAACTGTTTTAGGCATTGCCTTTTCAATTTCCCCAATCCGTCTATTAATAAATTCCCTCATTTGCTCTCTAATAGCAGGAAGAGTATAATCTTTACTATTTTTAAGCGTTATTGGAATATATGTTTTAATAACCGGTTCTAATACAGTTTCTTTCTTTTCTATAACATAAGTCATTTCGTTATATCGACCTGGTAGTATAGATTTAAAAAATTTATTAGGGTTAGAATAGACAGAGTATAGTCTATTATAAAGTTCACCTTTAAGTTTACCATCGATAAACTTTGCCATATTAATAATCTCAGTGCTATAGCTTTTAATAGGTGTACCTGATAATAGGAATAGGTTTTTAGTAAATGAACGGTCTATAATATCTTGTAATAATATAGTACGTTTAGATTTAGTATCGGCAAAGTTATGAGATTCATCGACTATTATAGTTAATTTAGGTCCTGCTATTTTAGGTAAAATTCCATAGAGTTGCTCTAACCCTTCATAATGGACAATAATAAACTTTTCATTATTATAAACAGCTGGTGATTTTACAGACCAGGTGCTATTTTTACTAGGATCTTTATAAAGATTATCTTTACCTGGCATAGCTATAGATTTTAACCAAACCTTTTCTAATGTAGGTAATGGACAGATTACTAAAACCTTTTCACTATGTAACATTTCTGCGAATGTAAGCGAAATATTAGTTTTACCAAGTCCTGGCGCTGCTCCAATAGTTAACCCACGATACCCAGTTCTATATTTATAGTTTTCATAACTATCGAATAATGCTTGCTGATATTCAAAAGGAGTATGAATCATTTTCTCTTTAATCATATCATAGTCAAGTTTATTATCTATATCATGTTCTCTATTCTCTTCGACTCTTGTTTCTAAGATACCTATAATTTTATTTAATGCTTTAATGTTAACTCCATATATAGGGCGTTTAACAGTATCCTTAAACATCAATATAACTTCGTATACAAAAATAGCTGGGAATATTATCTCAGTTCTTCCTATAGATGTAAAGATATTATCCAGATTTTTTTCTCCATATCGATTTAAAGCATTTCTAAACCCAGTCATACCGACAATAGTATATTGTTCTTTAATTTTATCATACCGAACATCGGTAACAAATAATCCTTCGAAAAATCCCATGTTTACCCTTTCTAAATAGCCGTAAATCACTAAAGCCCCCGGGAAATCCTTATGGCTGAGCAAAAAATGACCTTGAAAATAAAGGAGAATATATGGCTAATTTTGAGAGCTTATATAGAAAAGTTGGCATCACCAAGTTGATCCATTTTCTAGAGCCTTTAATTATTAAGTCAGATAGTTTTATATTCCCAGATAGAAGTATCCTATACTGGTTTAAACCATCAGACGGAATAGAAATTCCTTCTAGAGTCGTTCCATATCTTAATAGAACAAATAAAGTAAATGTAATAACACCTGTTAAATTTGGAAGTAAGGTAGAGGGTAGTGTTAAAGAGACTAATGATGTTAAAGAAGCTTTTAAGATAATGAATAGAGAAGAGAAAAAATATAAGTTCTTACCTCCTAATGTTATTGAACATAAAGGAGATTTTATTATCTACAACTATGGGCTTCTTAACTATCTTTATAGTTATGCTGGAGATCCTAATATTAATCTTCTTAAATATAATAATGTTGCTAATAGAATGCTAGATGATCTTAAGTCTATGAACGACTATAATAGATTTATCCTAATAGAAATGCCTAATAAATTATTAAGTATGTCAGAGTTAGATAGCTTTGCTAATAAGTTAACATCTGGTAATATTAATAGGTTAGATAATAAATATTTTAACCTAATAGAGCTATGGAAATGGTTAACACCAGCTACTAAAGCTAGTAGCATTTTTAATAGGATAGCTAATACGAAATTAAATAAAACAACATTAATTCTATCTATAGAAAACAGAATGGTATTAATCAATTTAGATTATCTATTTACGTTAATAGAAGAATATAATAACTCTCAATATGTTGTAAATACTGAAAGTACGATTAACGATTTCTTAATGCTATTAGGAGCAACATCTGTTAACTTAGAAACATCTGAATATGTTAAATCTAAATATAATTCATCTGTTATAAGATATTTAATTTACATTATGATGTTTAAATTAGTAACTGGTAAGCCTTTAGATTTTAATAAAATAGATGGTGATAAAATAAACGATATTGCTATAGCTAAAGCAATGAAAATGGCTAAGAAGGTAGAGAAGGATAATAAACTCTCTATGAAAGATGTTCTAGATGCTTATATCCAAGAGACCAATGATGATATAATATCTTTAGACGATGATACTTTTATACCAGAAACAACTGACGTAGACTTTGCAAAACTTGATGCAATGGATGCTGAAATAACTGCTAACACTAATAAAACATTTGCTTCTATAGAAGATCTTAAGAAGTATAATTATAAAGATGATCTTAAGGTTAAGGTAATATCAGAACTAGATTACTTATTAGCAACTAAAGCTATTTCAAAAGCAATGTACGATAGTTACTTAGAAGCTTTTAATAAACAAAACCAACTAAACAATCCATATATGTTAGGTAAAGATGGTGGCGATATTGAAACAGCATTAGATAGTAGTTTTGATAACTTCGAGATTAACGATATTGATGCTACCATAACACCTAATGTTATGATCTTCGACGAGTCTGTTAATAAGAATATTGCAGCTACTGCAGAGCGCCAATATCTTAAAGAACAATTTAGAAAAGATATTATAAGGGTTGTTTACTCTTTACAAAACTTAAATAACATTATCTTAGATTATGATGTTAAGGAAGTATTCGATATTACAGGTGGTACAGAAGAGCATACGATCCAAATCATGTCACTATCTGGTAAGAAAACAACATTAAAATTTGATATACCTTATATAGACGAATATGGTGTATTTACAGTTAATGGAGTTGATTACTCTTTAAGGAAACTAAGAGCTGAATTACCTATAAGAAAAATCGATGCTACAACTGCATTACTTACTTCTTATTATGGTAAGATGTTTATCGGTAAAGCTTTTGAAGCCGCAGATAGTAATATAGGTAGATGGGTATATAAAAACCTAAGAGCTAAAGAAACTGATACTAATAAAAAATATGACCCTAAATGTAGTTCTGTTATTGCTATAGGTGTTGAAATACCAGATGCTGATATACCTATCTTATATGCTCAGATAGCAGCTTTCGTTAAAAGTTTTGATTATGGTAATTATAAATTTAACTTTAGTCACCATGAAAGAAATAGATTATTAGATGGCTATACGATTGCAGACATTGAGAAACTTGAAACTACGTATAATGGTGTAGTAGTTGGTACGGTTAAAGATAACTTTCTTATTATGGACTTTACGAATAACATTTACGAACTAAAAGGTTCTAAATTAGATTTAATAGGAGATTTCTATACCATTGTAAATATAGATACTTCTGATATACCAATAGAGTTCGTAAGAGTAGGAATTTTAAAAGAAGCTATACCGGCTGTTTTAATATTAAGTTATTATTTAGGTTTAGAAAACCTATTAAAACTATTAAATACTAAATATACTTTAGCTAATAGTAAAGGAAAGTTAACCCAAGATCAATACGCTATCAAGTTTAAAGATAAAACGTTGATAGCCGATAAAGATAATGGATTATCAGACCTTATAGTATCTGGTCTTTTAGCTATGAATAAGCTTTTAAAAGATATAGAGCTAGCTAGTTTTAATAAACGAAGTAACTATAATATTATCTGGCATAAGTACTTTAGTATGTATAGTAACTTAAGTAGCTCTGTTAAATATGTTAACGAAATTAATATATTAGAAACTATGTATATCGACCCTATGACAGCTAATATCCTTAAACAGATAAAAGAGCCAAATAACTTTCCTGCTTTAATTATTAGAGCTTGTGAAATGGTTGTTGATAATAACTATAGGCATCCTAATAATATTAACGACATGGTTCTTAAAGGATATGAGAGAGTAGCAGGTATGATTTATAAGGCATTAGTTTATGCTTATAAAGACTATGAGAATGCTTCTGCTTTTAGTAAGTCTAGAATCGTTTTAGATAGATATGCTGTTATGCAAAAGATAATGGGAGATAACAGTAAAATTACTCTAGATGATCTTAACCCAATAGCCATGATTAAACAAAAAGAAGATACTACTTATCTAGGTGATGGTGGTAGAAATAAAGACGGCATGGTTAAAAGAACTAGAGAGCTAAATGAAACTGAAATAGGTGTCATTTCAGAATCTACTAAGGATAGCGGATCAGTAGGTGTGACTGCACATATGACAGCTAATCCTAATTTAATATCTATTAACGGACTAATAGGTAATAATAAAGAAGCAGAGTTAAAATGGGAGAATATGTTAAGTACTCCTGGAATGTTAGCACCATTTGGTTTAACAGATGATGCGAAGCGTCTCAACTTTTCTGCAATTATGAGCTCGCACATTATTGCAATTGATAATATGACTGCTTCTAGAATATTAACAGGTTATGAGACTATCATACCTATTAAAGCAGGACCTAAATTTGTTGTTACTGCTGAAGAGGAAGGTACAGTAATTAAAGTTACTAAATCTGAATTAACAGTTGAATATAAAACAAAAGGTAAAAAGGTATATCGACTTTATTCATGGACATCTAAAGAAGAGGCTGGATCTTGCTATACACATGAGATGGTTCCTAACTTTAAAGAAGGTGATCTCTTTATTAAAGACGACTCTTTAGTTTATGATAGATTATTCTTCGAACCTTGTGTATTTAACCCAAGAAGAGTTCTTTATAAACAAGGAACTATGGTTAATGTTATGCTATCTGAAGATCCACAAACATGGAATGACTCAATAGCTATTAGTAACGAACTGCATACTATCTTAGGAACAACATTAACTAAAGTTAAGTCACATGTTATAGAGAAAACTGATAATGTTCTTAATCTTGTTCAGATAGGTGCTAAAGTAGATCCAAATACAACTTTATATACAGTTGTAAATAGTGATATACCTATAGATAATACTCTAGATGAAAAAGCATTAAGCATTCTAAGTGAGTTAGCTGTTACATCTCCTAAAGCTAAAGTTAAAGGAACAGTTAGTAAGATTATTGTTTTCTATAACTTTGATCCAGAAACTGCTAGTGATTCTATAAAACAACTTATAGAGTATTCTGATAAGGTCCTTATGAAAGCTACTGGTTATTCAGGTAGAGTAGGACCTGGATATAGTATCCAAGGTAAGTTATTAGAACCTAACAGTATAGAACTTAAGGTTTACATAGATGTTAAAGAGACTATGGGTACAGGTGATAAATGTATCGTTGGTAACCAGTTGAAATGTACAGTTGGTGAAGTATTTGATTATAACTTAACAACTGAATCTGGTGAAAAAATAGACGCTGTCTTTAGTAACTTAAGTATATCAGCACGTATTGTTAATAGTCCAAACTTAATAGGAACTACGACAACACTTCTTAAGAAAATAGAAGATAATGTACTTAAGATGTACTTTGGATAAAAAATAAAATAGAGATCTAGAGAGAACATATGTTCTCTCTAGATCTTTTTATTAGCCTGTTAAAGGCAACTTAGAAGCTACGATAGGAGTAATAACATTAGATAATCTCTTACCGTAATCTTCAGCAACTAAAGATTGGTATCCGGGGACCATACGATTAATATCATAATGACCAGATACTTTTTCTTTAGCATATACTAATGCTTGATTTACAACATTTTTTACATAAGTATCAAATGCGTATAAATCATTACCAGATAAAGTTGATCGTAGACGTGTAATCATATTCTCAACTTCATCGGTAAGTAACCTGACCTTTGGGCCAGGTATGCGCATCCCATTAGTAGCCATATTGACCTCCTTTCCGGGTAATATATGCGCTACCCTAAGATATGAGAAGCAGAGAGTAAACACTACTCTCTGCTTCTCTATATTGATAATATATAACTAAAAAGAATTGACTTTGATAATTAAAAAAATGCTAGAGCATAAGGATGTTATTCCTTATGCTCTAGTTGTTGTTCTAATACCGCTAATGATTGTACGCCTTGAGCGTTTACTGGTTCTGGATTAAGATGTATCATACCAGCTTTATCTATTATCATACCTTCTTTAGTATAGTTAATGATATGCTCTTCAGCTTCTATTACGACACTCTTTTTAAATTTAATATGTGTGTTACCTTCTTGATCTGTTTTACAAAACTCTATAGCGTTAGCTAACATTAATAACTTAGTTAAAACCATAGGATCTAGTGCCTGTGCTATATGAACTAATCGTTCTGTATGTTTTTCTAATTGCATATTACGTTTCCACTCCCTGTCATTAAGACACCACCACAAACGACAGCGTCTCCTAATCTTACTAAACCTAAACCATTAACAGTTACATTAGGGCTACAACCTCCAGCTGCTCTACTATGAACTGGAGAAGGAGAAGGTGAACCGTGTGGTATAATGCTATCTCCTAATCTATGTGCCCCTATACTATTAATGGTAACATTCCCACTACAACCATCTGTATTAGTAGGCGGAAAACTACCATGCCCTGAAGCTATATCAGCTCCTGACCCTCTTACTGCCGGTGGCATCTTTAATACTCCTTCTGAAAATCTAAAAGATTCTCTATTGTATATTTTTTATTATGTCTATAGATAGAGTGTTTAACAGGTATACCTTCTACATAACTAGTATCTGATTTAATATACTCTTCTAAAAAGACTCTAGTATCTATATCATTATTACGTATAGCCATAATAGAGACATCTTGTTCTATCTCTTCTTCTTGAAATGTTAATGTGCATTCAGCTGTAGTTAAAGTTTCTAACATTGTCTTATAAAGATCAAATGTTTCAACTTTATAATTAAGTTTTAAAGCATCTAAAGTTAATGGTGGCGTAGCACCATCCTTACCTTCTATCTTAACTACTTCCCAAGTATAATATTTCCTATATATAGTAAAGTTAAAAGTTTTAGTAGCATCCCTATAGCGACCTACGGCTTGCCAATTAGAACCATCTAACTTAATCTTCTCTCTAGGCATTAAGTTATTTTGGCAAGAAGGCTGGTTATTAAGTACTAATACTGTACCTGAAATAACTCCATTATTATCTATAGATAAATCTAATGGTACATCTCCTGTTAACCACCATCTAATGTGCTCTTTAAAAAGCTTAGTCTCTGCTGTCTCTACAGTGTGTTTATAGATATGAGTTTCCCAAGGGTTCTTAGCATGGTATAGACCAGATTGATTAGGCAGTAAACCTGTTGTTATTATTGTAGATTCCATGCTCTTATTTCCTATTAATTAAGTTGTATTAATGGTGCAGTCATTGTCATAGTGCCACCTGATTTACAATTAGATGTTCCTGATGCTGAGAGATTATAAGCCCCACCTACTTGAGTTGTTTTATTACCAGAAACTTGACCAGACTGATTACCACCTATAGATTCTTTATCCTCTGATGAAATTTCTACAGTTCTATTAGCCCCTATAGTTTCCGTATGATCATTACCGGTTTTAATATTCATATTGTTATCATGGGAGATGGTTATATCCTGGTTGATACGAATGTTAAGTTTACCTTCTGGAGAAATCAGCTCAAAATAGTTACCTTGGAAATCTACTAAAGTTACTTTACCTTCTTCTGTATTTATTACAACATCATAAGCAGAAGCTTCACCATCATTATTAGAAGTATGTAAGACTAACTCTTTATTTTTTGTATCTACCATAAGGTAATATCCCTCTTCGCCTTTAGCGGCATTAACAGCTGAGGCATCTTTATTAGAGAAATAGTAAATAACCTTTTCTTTCTTCCTCATATTGGTACCAATAGAAGACCAAAAGTATTCATCATTACCACCCTGTTGAAATAAATGGACCATTTCTCCAATAACAACATCGGGTGCTGTTATTCTATTAGAGTTATATAACCCTATCCACTTAGCAGTAACTGATTTACCTTTATCTAGATTAACATTAGTAGTATTACCTTTAACATCAGTATACTCTAGATTAATTTTCTCTTTTTCATTATAGTCACCTTCTAAAGAAGGCATAGACTCGACCATAGTTATCTCTAGGTCAAAACTATCTTCTACCTTATCTTTAACAGCTTGACCTATACCAACATATCTAAAATTGCTATTTAATGCTTCCATATTATTCCTTTTTCTTAATAAGGTCCTAATTCTGAAATCAACATATCAGAATGTTTATAAAATCCTATTGCTTCTAGAACCGCATACATCATACCACAGTTATCTTTTACAATACGTTTATAATCAACGCAACCAAAGATCTCATCTGGAAGACCTCTACCCTCTATAAGAGTTAATGGCGGTCTAAATGTTCCTATGTATTTTTTATTATATTTAACCATAGCTTTACGTAATCTATCTGCTAACTCTTGATCTTCTAAGTTATCTATATACTCCTTCATTCTTGCCGGCGTATCTAATGTAGTAGGTACTTTAACAATCATATAGGTTGGATCTGGAGCTGGTCCATATTTAGGTTCAAATACTTCTCCCCATAATAGATGGTGAAAGAATGGAGTTAACTCTGGTTTATCCGAATCTTTATAAGCTTTTTGATCTTTAATCTTATCTATAGATAGAACTGAAGTATCAGCTGCTTTAACTCTAGATATAATTTCTCTTTCTGTATCAGCTACTAACTTAACATAACCAAATATATCTAGTTTCTTTCCTTCTCTTAAAGTAGTTCTAATATCGTTAATCATACCATGACCAATATCTCTATAGTGCTGAGATACATTAGAGGCTATAAGATGTACTCCTTTAAGTTCTAGTTTTGGTTTTTCAAAAACGTTACCTTCTTTTACAGCCACATCTGCAAAATAGTGTTTACTAGCATTCATTGTTACGAATGTATTCCACATGAATTCGTTTTTCATTTTAAGAGATTCGAATCTTGAAACATCAATATTCATGCTACCAGATAATATCTTAATGTAATGGTCCATAACCTGAGTTGCTATAGTCATAACCGAAGAAGCTATGGCTATAGGGTTAGTAACAGTATTAGATTTTGTATAATACCAATCAACCCATTCGTCATATGTTGCACATGTACTATCTGTATCTGAAAGAACGATACATCTTCTCATAAGCTCTTTAATATATGCAATATTAACAGGTGCTGTATCTGTAATAAATAATATTCTTATTAGATCTTTATAAGACGTTAAAGTCTCTGCTATATATTTTGCAGAAGATGCTAAAACATCCATAGTCTCTGTTCCTACCATCTTTTCATAATCAACAGCCATTCCTTTAATAAGATCTGAACAGATGTTATGTATATGGGATTGAATACCTTCTTGAACATTATTAATATCATTAAGCTCTGTCTCAGGAGTTGTATAACCTTTTCTGGTTAAAGAGATCTCTTCTAAAAATTTAATAGTTAACTCTGGATTATATTGTCTAAAATGATAAAGATCATTAGTATACATAACTGCACCTAGTTCTAACGGAGTTAACTTTTCTAGATAACTTCTTATGTATTCTAATTTATCCGGAATATTCCAAAAATACTCTGTAGATCTAACTACCATTTTCATAACACCATCTACATCAGGTGTTCGAATATTATATTTATTAAACACTCTTTCCAATTCTACAAAATCAGTATTGGTTAATACTGCTGTTATATAATTTATAACTGCTTCAGGTGTATTAAAAATCTTATTACCAGACACTATTGATTCCGTAACTGCATTACCTATAGATGCAACACAACGTGTTGTTGACGTTAATGTATAGTGTGCTGATGGATTATACAAGATTGTACTTTTAGAAGCATATGCGCCAGATAACGAGTTATTAAAAATCTTTCTAGTAGCCTGCATATTATCATAATATGCTGCTTTCTCAGCATCTCCTGTTTGAGTATAATAAAACATAAGCTTCTTATCTTCTTTTCTTGCTTTAATGTTAACATTAATAAACTCTGCGTGTAAAGACTTTTTAATAGTAGGATGGACATACGTTGTAAATGATGGGACAATAACTTCTTTATTATCTTGTGCACTTTGAATATAATCTAATAATGTTGTTTCATCTACAGAAACATCCCCTTTTTCATTCCTATGGTTAAATCTAACTATTGGATCTTTAAGATCATAGTTCTTAAGAGCTTCTTTTAGCTTCAAAGCTGCTGTAGCTCTATCGATACCCTTCATCTTAGAAATAAATGTTATAGCTTGTCTTGCATACTCTTTTTTAGGGTTCATATGTACTAAATATTCAGGTGTAGGTTTTTTAAAGATATACATATCCACCATATTGTTCTCCTTATCGAATAATCACCGATTGTTAAAAGGACAAAAATAAAATAAGTGTAGATAGAGAGGTATTACCTCTCTATCTACATTTTCATATGTGTTATTTTACAATTCTTAAACCCTAGCTCTGTTAGCTTATCTGCTACCATTGAAATATCAGTTGTATTAGCATTAGGTATTTCAATTACCAATTTAAGTTGTTCAACTTCTACAACGCTATCACTATCGATATATTCCCATGGAATAAGAACAGTTTGTTTATTAACACCTTCAAATAGAATATACGTTAGATCTTCTATGTTATATTCTTGTGCTAAATATCTACTCATCTTTTCGTGTAATGTATAGATATCTCTATATGTCATTGCTTGGCTAGCAGTTAATATAGCAACTACTTTCATGCTTCTGTAAACGCCACCTAGCTCTGTTGGAGCTAGTGTTACAAAGTCATATCGTTTATGTGGTTGTACCATCTGAATAGTCCTCTCTGTTTTGGAAATTCATAGTTAGAGTATCATGATATATAAAAGTAATATCCTGTATTGGAATATGATTAACGATTATCATTTCTCCATACTCTTCCATAGTCTCACGCAACAAAACTGCTAATGCTGAAGGTTCAACAACTTGCTGGCTTAACTTATAAAGATCAACTGTTAACATTTTGAGTTTTTCTCTAGTCTGTTCTAGAGTCATATCCATCTGTGCTCTTCTAGCAGATGCTATAATAAAGTCTTCGATAAAAGCTGCTACTTGTGTAGGATGAACTTGTGACATAACTTCTAATATACTCATCATGTTATCTGTTATAGGAAGACTAACAAGATCTGATTTATTCATCTGGTCCTCCTAATTCAGTTTCGTCATATGTACAAGGTTCTAGGCAATTAGTTATAGTCCGTTCTAACTCTACTGGCCCTATACTTATAAGATCGTCCATAGGAATAGCAGCTACTATTACACTTATCGACATTTCGTATTTAAATGTTCTTCGATATTCACCTAGATCAAGACTTTTAAAAGACGCTGGGTCTGTACGTGCCATAGCCCATTTAATCGGAAGATACTGAACGCTATTTTCACCAGTTGAATAATCCCAAGTTATTCCATTTTCTTTAAATGCTTTTATTAAAGCTTTTAACACATTATCAATAGCTCCATTGATACTTAATTGTTCTAATGTTTCCCTAGCTGTTAATCCAGGATATCCAAATGGGATAGAGTTAGAAGTAATAAACTCATTCAGATGGTCTAATTGAATATCTTCAATATTGTATCCATACGCATCATAACTTCCATCCATGTAACACAAGAGCCTTTTGTGCGTCCATAAGATCGTATAATAGTCTACAAAGAATCGGAATAAAAGAGTATTCTTTTGCATATGTAGAAAATTATTATGTTTCTCTATCTCATCGACATAAACATTATAAGCATCAGTAAGATCTATCTCAGCTACTCCCATTCGAGGAAGACCTTGATAAGATAAATAGTATTGCCTAAGATAAAGCGATACAAAATCTGAAGGTACTACATCGCTTATTACCATAACTTACCTCCTAGAGTTTTCCAACCTCTAATTTTAACTCGTTATCTGTTTCGATCACTCTTTCAACTTTAAGTTCTTTATATATCGGTCCAAATAGTTTAGTTAGTTTAAATTCTAACCAATCTATTATTTCCATAAACCTTGTGTTAAAATCATCCTCTTTAATAATTTCAAAAAGTTGGATAGGATCTTTCTTAGCATCAACTCCTACAAGGAAGTCTAATGCTCGTACCATAACCTCGTTATATAGATTTGCTTGTTTTAGTCTATCCGTACTATAATTAGAAATAATATAACTTTCTAAATTAGCACCATGGATAATTCTATCTTTTAGTCCCTTTTTATAAGGGGTTAAATCTATAGTTTCAATTTTCATGTTTGCTCCTTAATTTTACATTTATACTATTGTTTTCTAATAAACGATAGTATAAGATGTTTTCCGATTCTATAGTTAACTTTATGAAAAAACATTAATCTTTTTTCCATAAGAAAGTTAACAGAATAACATCGAAAATAATATTCAAGAACTGGGTTGAGAATATTCAACACCCAGTTCTCTATAAAATTTCGATATGTCTTTAAACTAAATTGTCTAAACTTATCGTCTATCCAATTTTGACTACTTAGCTCTGTTAATATCATTCTGGTTAATGCACCAACTGGATATTCTAAAGAGCCATTATATGTAAAATAAGCTAATACATATTTAGATATAATCTTTTCTAAAATTGATTTTTCTAAACTATCTAAGTCTAAATTTATTTTAGGATAAATAATATTATGTATACAATCATTAAGATATTGATCTGTAAAAACAGTATCTAATGTTAACATAATACTAACAGGTTGATAATCACTAGGGATCTCACCTCTCTCTCCTAAAATTTCATATAGATCTTCATTAGCTTCTTCGTTAATAATATCTAATTGGTTAATATATGTTATAACCTCATCGTGTTTATTAACCATAGTTACCTTTCTAATAATCAATACAGTATTCACCTGCTTTAACACTAGCATATTCTGGAATATGAAGAACCGGTCTCTTTGATTCTTTATATCTATAAGATGCTATGTCTCCTAAAGTATATACATGTATATCATAGTTCTCTATACTAAATACGAGAACTTGGTTCTGTAAGATAGGCATAGCTGGTAAGAAGTAATCTTCCCATATGCTCTCTAAAAACTTAATAACTCCAGAGTGATATTCTTCTGGAATGATATCGAAGAAATCCTCTTTTACCTCAGATTCTAGGTCAGACTTACCAGAGTACTGATATAGTTTCCAACTTACAGGAGCACCTTCTTTTAATACCAATCTCTCATCAGGTTTTTGATATAACCTAAAGAAACATGGATCTGACTCTTCTATAACTTTACAACGAAAGTATTTGAAGAACATATACCACGTGCATATCAATGGGCTGATTTGAGAATCAACGAGTTCATAATCACCAGCGATGTTCTTAAAATTCCTAAATAGATGTTCTATCTTAACGAATCGTATATCTATAGGAACCTTAAATAGGTATCTATAATCATCCTGTTTGATCTTGTAATTTCTTATCTCATTCAGTGGTCTTGGATTTTGAAATGTGGATCTCATTGTTTGGCTATCCTTTTTATTAGTATTACATTATCAATTACACTATACTTTTTATCAGCCCTAAGCTCAACACTTATCTCAACTTTAGAACCATTAAGATGGTATCTAAACTCCTGAAGAGCATTGAAGATAATATCACTTCCGTATATGCAAACATTGCTTAAACGGTCAATATCATATTTAGTAACGCCTAAATATTTGTTAATATCTATAGACATTCCTTCAATATTGAATCCAAAATCTCCAAGGACTTCTGTAACCATATCCCGAAGAATATTAGTGTTTCCAAAATGCATAGGTTTAGATCTAAAAAACGGTAATCCTGCTAAAACTTCGTGAGGTAAATAAAGTCTAATTTCATCAAGCGACATAAATCTCTCCCCCTATATAGTATCACGTATTAAACGCTTTTCTAGAAGATAATAATTTTAACTAGAGACAGAGATCTAATATCTCTGTCTCTAGTCTATTATTTCTTAAAAGAACATATCGGTTTCTTCGTCCATCGATGCATGTACTGGTGCTTCTATCATAGTGGCTTTAAGATCGTTTTGTCTTTGTGCTGATGCTTCATTTAGTTTAGATAACTGGTTGATCTCTTCTTTAAGAAGACCAGATGAAGCTACGATATGAATTGGGAATGCATTTTCTCCAAACTTATCAAAAACATTTTGATCTACAACTTGGCCAATCTTATGGTGTAATACATTAAGATTAAAGGCTACGTCTAAACCAGGAGCTGTTAATGTCCTAGCTACGGTTGGTAGACAATACTCAGGAAGTTTAATATCGCCTGCTCCTTTATGGAAAGAGAGCGAATACAAACCTGGAGGTGTTTTAATACCTTTATAATCTTGTTGATTAATAAAGTTAGCCATGTCTGTCGAATCCAGAGATTCGTTATCTCCAGAAAGGAATAATGACATTACACCCATAACATTGCTTATGCGTTCATTAGCTTTACGCTCCCCAACAGTTTGAGACGCGTCCATTTCAGCGTTATTAACATAATAGCTTATAAGGCATTTACCTTTAGTAACCGCTTTATGGTTAAGTGTTGCAATAACTGCCTGAGTATTACGAAGTTTAAGTGCGTCACCTGAGTCGCCTATAATAATAGCGAAGCAAGGAATACCTTTTTCCATAAGAGCGTCAACAACGCCTATTAAACCGCTACCACCTGAACCACCAGATGTACTTGCTATAACACATACGAATGTATTTGTTTCTCTCTTAGTAAGTTTAATACTATCTAAGAAATCAGGAACGTTAGCAAGTATTTCGGCAGCTAACACAGACCTGTCGCCGCCTGCGCCATTAATAACATTCTTATCATTTGATGCTAATCTCTTAGTTTGGTAGAATGTTCCAATTGGTTCAATATTGTCAAAATTGTTTCTGCTAGTATCCATAAAGTGGAATTCTACATCCGCAAAGCCACTTCCTAGATCTCTTAAACTCTTAAGTGCTTTATCAGACGCATTGATACCTGCGCCTCCGATTCCGAGCACTATTAATTTATTAGTCGCCATATTTAAGTCTCCTTTTAACTTTTATATAATTAAAAATTATCACCGCTAGAATGATTACGTAATTCATTCTGTAGGCAATTGATAGCAATCTTAACAGCATCTTGTGTTTCGCTATCTTCGCATAGATCGACTATTTCCTCTAATCTCTCTATAACATCTTCTAGCTTACAACATACTAATGCTGTATTATCAAATGTTAACCCACCATAGATTTCAGTTGGGCAATCGTCTTCGTCTTCATAATCGATGTCGACTTCTTCATAATCGTCATCATCATAGCCATTATATGTGCTCATAACTCATCCTTGTAATAAAATTTCATATCTAATGTGTAGGGTATTCATGCTCTCTCCTTTATATTTTTTAGATTAAGAAGTTTTACTCTTCTATTTAAATAATATATAACTATGTTAATATCAAGGCGACAGCATAAAAGCATAAAGGCCCTATAAATATATAGAGCCTTAATTTTTTAATTAGCAGATAGATGCTTAAGAACAAAATCTAAAGTATCTGTAGCGGCACTATAAGACAATGACCCATCCGGCATAATATAATATGCTTTAGAATTTAAAGCATTATCTATTTCTTTAACAGATTCTTTAGTTAAAACCGCATTAAAGGATACGGTATCATAAACAACAACACCATTCTCCATAACGAATGTACAGTATGGAGGACAAGTAATATCATAGGCTTCTGTTATTTCTGGTAATGGAGTTACATTCTGAATAAGCTGCCATTCGATAGTATCATCAAGAACTATATATTGGTATTTTTTCCAGAAATCATCTTTAGTAAAGAAGTCTGGATAACGATCCATAATTTCTGTAATAATATGCTTTTGAAAACTACCCCCAAAGTTACTGTTGCTACGTTTAATAACATCAGAAACTTGAAAACTTCTTTTAGTATCTTCCATACGATTTAAATATGTTCTTAGTTCCTGAAGTTTGGATATTGGTAGTGTCGGTGTAAATAACATTTCTTTTCTGGTAGCATAATATTTATACATTTCTTCTAACTTAGTGGCTTTATCTTTATTGTTAAGTTTAAGCTTACCAATAACATTTTGAATACCACCCATTAATAATCTAACTGTATATTCCACTGTTCCCGTTTTTCTTGTAAAAATAGATATACCGGCGGACATACCAAGAGAATATATAAGACCGCTTATCTCATATGCTAACTTCTGGCTAGTTGTAGAATACGCTAAGCGTCTCTCACCAACTTTAGAAATACTAACAGTACCGTCTGTATCTATTAAACCACTTAAAAGACCCCATCTGAAACCTTGCGCTGTTTGGCACCAGAATACAGGTAGCTGCTTATTTAAAGCACCGTGTCCGATATACTTTCTAAGAATACTTGCTACTGGTTTAAAGCCCCATGTATGTTTACTATGTTTATATATAGCATTATCAAACTCGTGTTCTTCGGTATGCGAATATGCTTTACCTTCGTAACCGTATTCTTTAAGTATTTCTTCTATCTTATTTTTAATACCAGGATGTACAGTAGCTAGCATTATAGAATTAGGTTTCGCTTTAGCACTTTTTTCCCCATTATTAACCCAACCATCTCCTATGATCGCTCCGAATAAATAACCCATATCAAAATTGAGTTTAAATTCTATATTATCTTCTTGTAAAGTATATTTAAGCCTACTAGGTTTAACGTATTTATCGTAAGATCCGCGTAGTTTAGGAACCGCCATTCCAGGTTCAGGATTAGTTCTAACGTAATTAAGATCTTTATCTATGCTAACAATACTATGGTCATTACTACATTGGATAGTCCCACCTTTATAGATCTTAACGTTAAGCATTCGTAAGTTCTTATGGATAGAATAAGACTCAGGATGAACCCATTTAGTTTCCCCATTCCATACTGTTAAAACCTCTACATTTTCTGGTACTTCGTAATACTCTGTATTGCCTTCTGTTTTAATTAAATTTCCTCTAGGGAAGTCTTTAAGATTGATTAATCCATTAGTATAAGTTATTTTACTATTATTAACCGGCATATCATTGTCCTTATTAGATATTATATTTTCACAAATATCTAATTTCGGAACATTTGATACTTGATTTGTTAAAAATCGACTGTGTATAAGGCCTATGCAGCAGTCTCCATCATACGTATCATTCTTTGCGCCTAGATCAATCAGCGCAAACTGTCTTTAACAGACAGCTTATAGTTTCCTATAAGACTAGACTATATCTCTTATGTAATAAGATTACATAAGTTACTACATTTCGATTTAAGGGGTTCTCACCCACCCACTAGGGCCCTACTCCTATTGCCGTTTATTTATCGGGGTCGGCTTAAAGGATAGTCGTTGAACTCAAATGTTTTACTAAACTGAATTTAGCATTCACATTCTTCGCTGCGTCGGTTGCCTATATATCTAATAGAGTTTTTACCATGCTACACACTTCCATTACTGGGTGTAGTATTATAGTGTATTTCTACCTATAAGTGGTATCTACTAGCTTTAAGGGTTTCCCGCAATTAGTAGTAAATGACAATATGAATATTAGCTAACTAGCTAGTATTCTGGATTTATCTCCCCCAAGTGCTCCCAAATGTTGCACTGACGCTGCTAAGCTCCCCATAAATTTCTCACCATCTACAGGGTACTCTGGTAAGTCCATAACTTCGTTATCTATATAAACTTTAACTTTTCTACCTATAACAGTTGTTTTAAGATAAACTCCCGAAGGATAGATAGAACCTAAGTTAATAACTGGATAACGAGTTACTGTACCTTTAGTCTCTCTAGCTGCTTGAGCTACTGAAATATAAATCAACTCTCCATATGTTATTGGTCTAAGTTTACTAACATTTACTCCAGCTGGAATATTATTAGTATCTTTAATAACATAAATCTCTTTACCTCTATCTTCTACTAAAGCAATATAATCATCCCCTATTTTTGCATAGTCATTTTTAATAACATCTTGTTTAAGTTTATTAAAGATATTGTTAAGACCTTGCGCAGTTGTCCAAGCTTCTTTATCTTTAGAAGATATAGTTTTAAACGTTGTTTTCATAGTTTTACTATCTATAACAGTTACGTTATTAGAAGCAGGTGTAGCAACATTAAAAATAAAATATTTATTAACATTAAAAATAGCTAAAGGTAATATAGATTTAACAAATTGGTAAAGACCTACTGTAGTATCGTTAAAAGATATTTTATTAGGATCTTTAAGATCAGAAACTACATTAGGTAATGCTGTAAGAACGTTACGTGTACCATCCATAATACCACGTGATGCCCACTTAGCTTGCATAAAGCCTCGTTTACCATCTATAAGATTCTTAATATAGAAGAATATATCCATTGCAATATTCTGGACTCTGTAACGATAAGGGTCAAATTGTGATAAACGATCTTCTCTAATGGTATTATTACGTATACCATTAACTGCCATAATCATTCTAGAATAAATATTGTTAATTTCATCTTGTGTAGGACGACCTTTAGAGTCCTCTTCTATATCTCTCATACCTGCTGGCAGAACATAGAAATATCGGATAAGGTTTTCAGGTCGTAAGGCTTTCTTAACTACTTCTATAGATACAGAACGAGATTTAGAAGTTCTTGTATCAAATTCTACTTTAGGTAGTGTTCGCATAAAGAAATCAAATCCTGTTTCGCCTTTAGGATCTTCTACGAAGGTTTTAAGTTCATTATTAAAACTGGCTTTAACTTTACCCGATGCTACTTTATCGAAAATGGGATCTAAGCCTATTAAAATCTTATAAGCAAAAGGATGTATAATATTCATTTTTAAATCTATATATCCTGGTTTCATAAACCTAGTAGCAGTATCTCTCTGACCAAAAATTACTTCTGAAAAAAGTCCTTTCGGATCATATACTTTACTATTAGATTCGTATATAGCTAAGGATGTAACTTCTTGCATATCTCTAAGCTGTTCTGGCTTAATAGTTAGAAAATCAACATTAAAAAGTTTATCTACAAATGAAGCCATTTTTCCTCCTTTATGTATAGGGATGTTAATCAAAAAAGCCCTGATATCCTAGGGTTTTTGACTGATCTAGGTGGTAAGTTATATAAACTACCTTAGATTAGAAATTAATATAAGGAGACGTCATGGCTAAAAAAGACGACTTTGACGATATAGAAGATTTCGAAGATTTTGACTTTGACGATCTAGACGACGAGTTTAACGACGAAGCCAGTAAGACGGCTAGTACTTCTAAAAAGAAAGATAAGAAGAATGCAAGGAAAGCTGTCGAGAGTGTTATAAAAGATGCTTATGATGCTGCTAAAGACAATATAAAAAGTAAAAGTGTAAAAGATCATGCTGCTAAAATATTAGAAGCTAGTTTACATAATGATGCTAAAAGTGCCTTTAACGATTTAAAGTATGAATTGGGTAAAATGCAAGAAGAGGCTAATAAACAATTAGATCCTCTTAAAAAAGGTATTGCTAGCATAACTAAGAGTTTATCAGATTCTTTACCTAAAGGTAAGGTAACTAACTTATTAGATAGCATAACTAAAAAACTTAAATCTGATACACAAAGTGGATTTGCAGAACAAAAAGAAACCTTATTCGATTTTAAAAATAGTTTTGAATCTGCACTAAGTGATGTTGATGATCGTATAGCTGGACTAACTTCAGAACTAACTAGTAAACAATCTAAACTTAATAGCGAGTTAGCTAAACGTCAATATACAACATTGATGGCAATGAGAGAGCAAGATAGAATATTCTATAATAAATCTCTAGAGCTACAATGGAAAATGAGTACAGGGATTGAAGAGACTTTAAAATTACAAAGAGCACAATTCCAAACATTTAGTACTCAGTTTGAAAGTATCATTAAGAATACATCTTTACCAGAAGCTGTTAAACTTCATAACGCTGAAGTAGCTGGTATGGTAATGAAACAAAAAGCGTTTGGTTCATTATCGGAAAGTATCTTTAAGAAAGTTAATCCGCTAGAGAAATTTACTTTAGCTACTAATAGAAGATTAAGAGAAATTTTATTAGATGCTAGGGATAGTACAGATAGTATAAGCGATGCATTAGGAATGGCTAGTGACTTTAAAGACATGCAAGATATGGGTATGTCTAAAGCTTCATTAGCTGGTGGTTTAGGAAGTGACTTATTATTAGGTTTAGTTTATGAGAAATTAGGTAAAGCTTTACCTAAGAACATAAGGAATAAACTTTCTGGTAATATTATTGGCTTAGCTAGTAACCCATTAGATTATCTTAAAAGCTTAAAGAGTAAAAATCCTACTGGATTAATAGGTAAACTATTTAACAAAGGTATTGAAGGGATAGAGGATATAGTTCCTTCTGGTACTCCGTTCAATAACACTAAACTTAATAAAGCAGAGTTAGATAGTCAAGCTCTATTCGACGGTAGAACATATAGTAGTATTAATACTGTTATCCCTCTCTTACTAAGTAAGATACATAGTGAAGTACATGGATTAAGAACTGGTAAAAATGTTACCGAAGATGATGAACTAAGGTTTAACGAAAAAACTCAAAGTTTCATTAGTGCTAGCGATATGAATAAGCAGATGAGATCTCATATCGCAGAAGACATGGTATCTTATGCTAGGTCGCGTGCTAAAGGTATGCAAAAAGAGGTTGCTGAGAGATTACAAAATTACCAAACTCCTAATAAAAATAAGATCCTAGGAAAACTTGATAAATGGTTTATAAGTTATATAACAGAATATGGAGCTATATCTCCAGAAGCTATGTCTACACCAAGGTTCTTAAAGTATGTACCTAATGATTTACAACTAGAAGCAGCAGATCTATTTGCAGCGTTTCTAAAAGACTTAAGAGTCGGTGGTAACTCTAAAGGTATCTACGACCTATTTGCTAACTCTGCAGACTTTTTAAGAATGTCTCCAGCTATGATGCAACAGTATGCTACTGGCATGAATAGTGGATTAGCTGTTAGGAATGGTTTAATTAATGTTAATGGTCTTAATGGTGCAACAACCGTTAATGGAGAAGGTGTTAAGAATATCTTTAAACGTGCTGCTAGATCTAGGACATATGGTGTTAATGTTGATTTAGATAGCGATGGTATGGATTGGGGAGATGATCGTAGTCTTAGAGAAAGTTTAAGAAACGACTGGAACAATATTCGATCTGGCGTTAGAAATCTTAATAGCGGTTTAGAAGAAGGTGATTATATCGGAGCACATGGAACTAGAATGTTCCGTAGCGCAGGAATGTCAGAAGAAGAGCAAGCAGCTCAATCTTATAGACTAAGAAGAGAACAGTTCATAAGAGAATTCAATATGGATCCTGAAAATATCCAGTTGAGGAGAACTGACCCTGAACGCTACCAAAGAAAACTTGACAGAGCTTTAGCTAAATTCGATCGCGATCCTACTATTAAAAGATTATTTAGGTTCATGAGAGGTGAAGCTAATAGACGTATGGCGCAGTTTCAAGCTACAGGAACATATCAAAGAGGTTCTGGTGCAATGCATCGTGCTTTTAATAGAGGTAATGCATTTGTAAATGGTAAGATGCCAAATGTTAAGAACTTCTTTAACGATAAATATGAAAAGGGATCTTCATATGCTAAATCTCAATTTGATAAAGTTTATACATACGGTTCAGAGTTCTTAAACTCTCAAGGTGTACCAGCAGGTGTAACTTTAGAAGATATTAGACAATATACACAAGCTGGCTTAGATAGTACATTCGCTAAACTAAATGAATCTTATAAAGCTGCTAAAGAAGATAAAGCTAAAGTTATAGCACAAGCTAAAGATAATCTTATTAGAGAAGTTTCTAAGATTCTTCCTCCTGAGCAATTAGAAGCTGCTAAAGCATATATTCAAATAGCAGACCCTAAAGAGATTTACGAAGATGCTATAAATAAAACTAAAGCTAGCATGAACGAAGGTAAAGAGATTACCGAATTAGCTATAAGAGCATCACATGGTGACCAAGAGGCACTTGATGATCTTAAAGAAAAAGCTAGTGGGCTAGGAGAAGCAACAGCTAAAAAATATGATGCCCTTAAAGACGAACTTTTAGATTTAGCTAATACGGCTAAACGAAAGAAAGAAGAGATAGCTAAAAAGTTAAACGATAAGTTTAATCCAAAAGAAAAACTTGATGCTATCAAAAAGAAAAAAGCGTCTGAGCGAACTACGGAAGAACGTGAAGCATTAATGGATGCTAAAGTTGATGCTGTTTTCAATGCTATCGGAACAACATTAGGTATGTTAGCTAATCCTATGGGAATGGTTAAAGAATATGGTAAAAAAGGTTTAGTCGGTGCTTTAAAAATCCCGTTTAAACTACCATATAAAATTTGGACATCTGGCACTGCTAAATCTCTTAGAAAGAAAGAACGTGAGTTATACGGAAAGATGGGGCGCAAGGCTATAGAGATGTTACCTAATGCCGCATGGGGATTAGTTAAAGCCCCATTTCAAGCTGTGGGATATATGGGTAAAGGAATAGGCACAGGGCTAGGAATGTTAGCCGATGCTTGGAACTTTCCTATACCAAAAGCTCTTCGTAAAAAAGAACGTCAGATGCTTGGTATTGGAGGCGGTATTAGTAGAGACGATAACCTTTATGAAGAGAATGATCCGGATGCTCCTAAGAATAAAAACTCTTGGTGGAATCGTTTAAAAGCTAAAGCTGGTCCTAAAAAAGATACTGCCATTAAAGAAGTTAAAGCACCTGAAAAAGGAGAAGGACTATTTAGTAAACTTAAGGGTTTATTAATGCCTGCTATTGGATTCTTAGGTGCGATCAGTACTGGTATTGGTAAAGTTATTGATGCAGTTACATCTGTTGGCGGACTAATTAACGGTGGCTTCAATATGCTAGGAGGTCTTTTAGGTAAAGGCGTTACTGGTGTTGTTAAAGGAGCAATATCACTTGGTGGTAAAGCTCTTGAAGCCGGTGGTAAAATTGTATCTAAAGTAGCTGAAACTAAAGTAGGTTCGAAGATCGCTAAAGCCGGCGGTGAAGTAATGACTGCGGTTAGTAAAACTTCTATAGCTAAGAAAATTATAGGAATCTTAAAATCGTTTAATACTACTATCTTAAAAAGACTTGGTACTAAAGCCGGCGGAAGATTTATAGCAATAGTAGCTGGTAAAATAGCTGCAAGAGCTGTTCCTATTTTAGGCTGGGGTATGCTAATTTACGACGCTGCTATGTGTATCAAATACATGGCTGTTGACGGGCTAGATCTTAAATCAGCTGTTAGTAAAGCGGTATTAGGATTTGACTTATTTAACGACGATGATCCAGTTCTTGATGAAAATGGAGAACCTGTTAAACCGGATGAACCAGATGTAGCTAAAAAGAAAGATGAAATACTTTCTAAAGAATCTAAAGATACTAAAACTTATATGGTCGATAATAAGGAAGTTTCTAAAGAAGAATATGATAAAGCTATGAAGGCTAATGAAGGTAAAGCACCTGGTGAACAACCGCATAAGGCATTTGCCACAGAGACAACAGTTGTTAATAAAGCAGCTGATGCCGCTAAACAACGTTACTTAGACTTCCTTAATGCCTTTAATAAATTAACGGCTGATGAAAGATCTGTTAAGATACCAGCAGAAGTTGGTACCCAAAAGATAGTCTATGGTGACCTTGAAGAGAGGCGATTCTATAACCTAGGTGAACCTACTAATAACATATTCTGGGATTGTTTAACATCTGATAGTGCATTAGCCATTAAGAGAACAACCGATAAAGAAACTACTTATGAATCTATAAGTAGAGAAGATTATCTTAAAATGCTTAGAAGCTTAGATACCCCTGCTGCTAAAGAAGCGATTAAAGTAGTTTCTGGAGAGGATAATCCAGATCTAACAGATCTTAAAGCTACTTATGGCACATGGCTAACGAATAAGATTTGGAAAATACAAGATGCTATTGTAGCTAAGGCTAAAAAGGCTAAATCATCTGGTGGTGTTATGGATGTTCTTAAGAAGATTTTATCCGCAGCATTTGGTGGAAGTAACACTAATAAAGTTACTGTACCTAATAACAGTAATAACCCTAATAATAACAATAATAATAGGGCTATTAGGGATGGTCTTATTAACCGTGATAATAAAGCTACTATACCTTCTAATAATGATTTCTTTAGTAAAGCTAATTCTGTCAGTAGTTCCATAAATGATAAACCTAGAACTTCTAAAGAAAACCAAGCTAAAGGAATGACTAAAGAGAACCTAATGAACATAGCTATAAGGTCTATGAATAAATTAGGATGGTCACCTAGAGAACAAGCAATGTTCCTAGCGAATGTTCAACATGAAACTGGAAATTATCAATGGTTTGCGGAGTTAGGAGGCGCTCAGTATCTTAGTAGATATGACGGTAGAAAAGACTTAGGTAATACCTCACCTGGTGATGGTGCTAGATATAAGGGTAGAGGGCTTATACATCTTACTGGTAGAGCAAACTATGCTGACATTGGTGCTAGAATGGGTGTTGACCTTGTTAAATACCCTCAACTTCTAGAAGATGATCCTAAGCTAGCTGTAGCATCTGCTATAGCATGGTGGGAGAGACAGAAAGAAAAATTTCCTAAGTTTAGACAAGCTATAGAGGATGATGATATTGAAACTGTTAACCGAGGTGTTAACGGCGGCAATAATGGTATGATCGAACGTATTAAATACTATAACGAATTTAAGAAACAACTAGGTGCAGATCAAGGAGATTCATCTACAGCAAATGCAAAAGGTGAAATGTTCCAGCAAGCACTTAAAGGTGACTTTGCAAGTACTAAAGGTACGGCTGGCATCAATAGTCCTGAACATGTTAACACATCTGTTCAAGGTGCTAACCAAGGTTATAATAGTTCTTCTGGTTTTACTAATAACTATCAATCTGTTAATATAGATACTTCTAATTTACCGGATAAATCTAAAGCTCTAGTAGATACTATAAACAAAACTGCAGGAGATAGTTCAAGAAGTCAATGTGCTACGAATGTAAGGGAAGCATTAGAATCTTCAGGATTTACAACGTCTGATGGATCTACTATAACAGAGAAGTATAAGAAAGCTGGTTTAGCCGCTTCTGCTTATATGTACGATACTAATGGTATTCTAGAAGATGTAGGATTTAAGAAAATAGATCCAAATACATCTCCAGTCCCAGGAGATATTGAAGTCTTTGGTAGAAGTAATAGTATTAAACATGGGCATATTCAAGTGTTTAATGGTGACCACTGGGTATCAGATTTCCATCAAACCGGAGGATCTAAAACTAGACCTTATGGTTCACCAGGAACAAAATATGGTAATATGGTTCCAAGCCTTTATAGATATGATCCTGCTACTGAAAACTTAAAACCTGAGAATATTGGAGATAGTTCTACAGATGGGCCAGATACACCAACTACTGGATATAGTGCTTCTACAGGATCTGATGGAAGTACATATACATCACCTACTGATTTAGAAGCACAAAAAGCGGCTAGCTCTAACATGGCTGTTGATAGTCTTGCTACTACAATGACGGAAAATAATAGTATCCAAACTAATCAACTTGACGTTAATAAACAAATGTTAAGTACTATGGAGGATATTAAAACATTATTAGCTAAGTCTAATACAGTTGATGATCCATACGCCGCTAACAGGGTTCAAAATCTTAGAGAGCAACAACGTGCTGCTGGAAAAGAAAATCTGAAACTTGTAGATGTTAATGGATTAACAGCTAATAACACTAACTTGCCTAGAGTAAGACCACCAGGTGTTGTAGGACAAGAAAAATTAAAAACATTGTAAGAGTGTAGAGGATATTACTCCTCTACACTCTTATTCTTTTTTGGTTTAGGTACTTCTGTTATAGCATTGTGAAACACAGATACTTTCTTATCGTATTTATAACTATTGATAAGTTTAATTACTTCATCAGTTACAAACCTATCCTCTTTTAGAAGTTTCTCAATATCTCTAACAATATTTAAATAGTTTGCTAGCTGAGTTACGTTTACGTAAACTGGCTTACTTAGCTCTTCTACATATTTATTACGAACTTCCCATCTAGCTATCGTTAATGGAAGAGTATTCTCTTTTAACCATTTTTGTAACTTAGGATCTTGAGATACTCTGGTGCATAAAGCATACGCCATAATAGCCCAATAGTTTGGTAATTTTAGAGTAGGTAGTTTCTTAATTATGCCAAGATCTTTATTACTAAACTGACCTTTCATAACTAAGCGATATGGATATCCTTTAGTAGATACATATTGCATAAATCTTCCTATACCTCTAACATCCCCAATCAATGTTTTAAATACATAGTTATAATTTATACTTAATGCTCTGCCTAAGATATGTTTACTATCTGCAACTAGAGAGATATAATCTTTACCCTCTTCTAGACCAGAGACTTCTGGAAACTCAGTTTTATTCTGGTACATTTGGGACCTCCAATTTATCAGGTAGTTGATCTCTTAATTCCATTTTGATTTTTGCCTTTTCACTATTTGCATTAGCTTCTTCTATTGCTACTAGCTTTGGTTTTATCAAGTTAATGATTCTTGTAGAGAGAACTCTTAGCATCATCGACTGGACAAATATTGCTCCATAAGTAGAAAGTATATCCTCTTTAAACTCTGGCATAAGATTAACATATGCAGCTTTAAGATCATCGTCGAATACTAATGGAGTATATATCTCTGCAACATAAGCAGATTGACCATAAATAGTTACTCCTTGCTGAATAAATGCATTATTCATAATCTGGAGTATCTCTATTCTTGTCTCTTGTAGAGCTGGGTTAGCATATATAAAGCCGCGTAGCCGTTCTTTACCTTTAGTAGTAAAATAGCCAAATGTATTTATACTATCTAAATCTGCTAAAAAAGCCGTTAACTTCTTATAGTCAGCATAAGATTCAGTAAGTATAAGTGCTGTTTTATCTAATATCTCTTCTGTTATTATTTTAATTTCACTCATCGTCGTCCTCATCTTCTTGTAGAGAATCTTTTAATAACTCAACCTCTTCTTCATCTAGATTTTCAAGATCGGTTATTGGACCAGTAGTATTAAACACAGTTTGTTCTACGGTTATCCATTCGTCACTGTTCTTAGGTTTAACACTAACGCTAAACTTAAATTCACTAACATTAAAAAGATGCGATATTAGTTTTGTAAAACTATCAAATGTCATCTTTGGTGCTGTTGCCATTTGGAATAAACGATATTCAAGTTTCTCGTCGAAAACTTTACTATTCATTTCCATACGATACATCTTATCTCTCGTCTGTGCCATCTTACATAAGTTGCGTAACTTATTAACAACTCCTAATCGACCAGTTAACCGTCGGAACATATTAGCTAATACACCATTAGTGTTCTGTTCAACTTGTTTACTAAACACTTCAGATGTAGAAGTGTTCTTAACACCCTGAGTAACTTCATTACCCATTTTAACTCCTTATATCTAGATTATTATTAATCTAGTTAGTCTTAACAGAAAGATATACTGTATCTATTATCTTTCTTATATAAATAATATGTATCTGAATGTATCTGAGATTAACCGATAATGTTATATTACCTTTGATATTCGCATAGAGATTATAATAATTATTAAACCTATCTAAAACAGCAATAAAGAGTTTAAGGTCTCCAATTGGGTCAGTTGGTATTCTACCTCCTGAACCTAAAAAATCTAAATAACTTATAGTTACTAATTTATTTTCTGGTACTAAAGTAAGTCTAAGCTCATTTCTTAAAATATCTTGCTGCATAATAGATTCTAATTCTGTCTGATATTCTCTAGGGTTAGGAAATACAAACGTTGAATAACTATTATATAATTTTCGAAGATCGATCTCGCCATCCAGGATCTCTTTAACTTTACTGCCATACGTAGATGGCAGTTGGTGACTTTTATTAAAAAGCCAGGAAAACCATTTACGCATATGCTACTCCATAAATGTTAGTCTTTAAATTCTTAGTAAGAAATAAAAATAGACTTCCATTCTAAAGAATCTACTTTAGAATGGAAGCGATATTAAATAGTGCGGATTAAGTTGTAACTCTTTATAAGTTACATATGCTATAGATAAACTGTCTATAGCATGTTCTGATAATAAGTTAAGATCTATTTTATCAGCTATAGCTGGAATCTTAAGTAAATTATTTTTCATATCATTTTTGTCAGCAGTTCCACCTGCTCCAACAACTGATTTTATATACTTAGGAGGATATTTAAAAATCCTAGCCCAAGGATTTGAGAGTCTTGAAGCAAGTTCTATTGTGGTAACATATTGTGATAGCTGTATAACAGATTTAGGAAATCTAGAGTTCATAAACGCTGCTTCTAAAGAAACTGCTATAGGTTGATAAATCATATTCAGTTGTGTTATAACATTATGAAGTTTCTGTATCCTGGCTAACATAACGTTAAAAGTTTCATCTTCTACATATTTATCTAATACAAGTGTTTGAGCTGTTACTGATAAAATTTCGTTTGTATCAGTACTAATATTAAGAACTCCTATACCTAAATTATTACCAGGGTCTAAACCTAAAATAGTATAGTAATTTTCATCATAGCTATCCATATTAGATTCCTTAAGTTAAAATATTATAGAATGGTTCAGATCCGCCAAGTTCTATATTACGTTGGAATCTAATTGTGCTATTAAGGTCTAAAGCTACATCCAGATCTATGTCTACAAAATAAGTAATCTGTGTATCTAAAGATTCATACCCGTATGTAGTTGGAATATCATACCCATGACATATACCTAGCTCTGTTATTTTAGCAATATCTTCCATTTCTAAAATTGTAAGTACATTACGAAGTTCTTTTTGTTCATCTTCTGTAAGAAGAAATTCAAATTTAAAACGATTGATAACAGAGTTAACATTTGTTACTGTAGCAGGATCTGTTGGTTTAACAACTGGTACAGGATTAAGATAACGATCTGAATCAAAGTTCATAATAGATAGAATATCATTACCATTAACTTTATTAACTAAGAAATTATAATTTCTATAATCAATAAGATCACATACTTTAGCATAATAGGCATAGTACTCATCACCCTTAACAGTTATAATCTTACGTAAACGATATTTCTGTCTAGTTATAGAATCTAAATCATCGTTAATCCTTCTGATTACAAAAGGTATATGTTTAAACAAAGCCGCATCTAGTACTGAGTGCTGACTATATTTATAACTATTAATATTATCGATATATGGTGTACCGCCCACTCCAAGTACAAATAGTTTAGGTCTTGGAAAAATAGGAACTTGGATAGTTCCTTGTGGTGTATGATCTGTTGGCAGGATATTAAACTTTTCATTAAGAGTTGTATTCTTATGGACTTTATAATATCTATTAGCTAGCATAGCATTAATTAATGCTAACCCATAAATGCTAAGTTGACTACTCTTTACCATCTTCGTCTCCCATAATCTCTTCCATTGTTAACGTAGGCTGCTCAAAGCTATCTTCACCTGGTACAAATACTGGTCGTTCTATTTCTGGTATCTCATCAAGAGCTACATCAACACTAACCGTACGCTTAGCTTGTTGAGCTCTACGTTCTGCTTGTGCTTTAAGAATTCCAACAACAGTAGCTTTAACATCTGCATCATTTTTAACAGCAGATTGTTTAAGTCTAGTATTAGCTGCTTTATCAACTGCTGAATCTATAGAGTTTAAAACTTCATTAGCGACTCTTATATCTCCTGGCCTCCTAGGAGTACCTTCCTTAAAAACTTCTGACATCATACGTAATCTATAATCTAAGGTTTTATTAAGTAATTCCTGTTCTTCGGGTGTATATATGCCTGTATCTTTAGCCATATTCGCCTCCTTATATATTTACTAACAGCGCAGTGCTGTATAGTATGCAAAATCACAGAAGTCTTGACATACCGTATTTATTACGATAAAATAAAAGATGCCATAGTTAAGAGATCGATCTCTTAACTATGGCATCTAAATTTGTGACATTATATATTGTTTTTTCACAATCCGCTTTATATAATGTCTATGGAAGACTAGCTTCCTAACTTTAATTAGTTAAAGAAAGGAGACTAATTAATATGCTTAATATATCAATTAATCATATTGAATTAGTCGTGATAGTCTTAGGTATCATATTAGAGATACTTAAACTAATTAACCATTTGGTTAAATCATGATTAAGTTAGGTAGGTTAATCCCTACCTAATACTATTAAGCATTTCCATAAAAGCAAGTGGGTTGTAACATTCAACTAGTAGTGTAAGGGATATCCTTATACTACTAGTTATTTTATAGTTTAGGGAATCTTTATTCGTGATTTTGAAGAAATGATAAGGAGTTATAAATGGAAATAGCTGTATTTGTATATACAGATGGTTCTGCGGGACCAGGTTCACCAGGGCAACTTGGGATGGGATACCATGGATTCTATTATGACGTAGAAAAAGAATATAAGAAATCAGCAGATGTACCTAATGAAGGATTTCCAACATCAGTTGGTTATGTTAATCCAAATATTGTTTATGATACAGATAATGCTGAAGTATTGAAAATATTAACAACTACTAATTTAGATAATCTTAAGATTAACCCAATTGGGTATTTAGATGGTATGTTTAGTGTTCCTAATGATAAGGGATATTCTAACGATGCTGAAGTAAAAGCGATAGAACAAGCCTTATTAAGAGTTGGGGACTTGGTAGAATCAAACAGTCATATTTTAAAACGTTTTGTAGTATATTCAGATTCTAAAGTAGCTTTAGGTATATGGGGACATGTTATTAACATCTATAGAAACCACAATGAATTAACTAAACCTGAAAATACTGAAAAACTTAAAGAACATATAGATACTGTATATTCTAAAAACGCAGATTCTACTAGAAACTATATTTTAAATATGGTTCCAGTGCTAGTTGACTTTATGGTAAAAACAAATGATTCAAAATTATTCTTCTCTAAGGTAAAAGGTCATAATGGAGATATAGGAAATGAGCTAGCAGATTCACTTGCTAACCAAGCGAGGAAATTAGCATTAAATGGACAAATGGTTAATTTATTTAAATGGCATACTGATCGTTATTGGAAGCCTAATGTTAGCAAACCTAACTTTTTAAGATTTAGGCAATTATATTTTATTAACAATACTACTAATAATATAGATGCCGATAAAGCATATTTTACTGTTATGAACTATGGATCTATAGATATTGGTAAACGTTCTGGGGATCCATTATATGGCATGATACGTATGGACACTATACCAACTGAAATAGTAAGTGTTATGGAACGATATCATAAAGAGCATTCTGAAAGTCCAGTTTTAGTGTATACGATAGATCTTGATAAATTATATAAACCAGATTTTGCTAAGTTCTTTAATGCTTTTGGTTCTGATGCTTTATCAGTTCATGATCATGATCTTTCTATTATGGGTAGGGAACCATTAGCATATCCTATTAAACCAGCCGGCTTAGCTAAACGAGTATATGATAGCACAACTGGATTAATAGGAAGATTGGAAACTGCTAGAGCAGAGGTTAAAGACTTCCAAAATGGTAAAGGTAAATTTTACTTCGATATTACAGATCTTATTTACGAAACTAAAGGTAAGAAATTAAATTGTATAATTAAGCCTGGCTCTAAAACATTAGATCTTACAGGATTTGAATTAGATAGTAAAGAGTTTACCGTTAATACCAAATTAGTTTTAGGAACAGATATTCCAGACCGTAACACACTTAAAGCTATGGAAAGTGATGAACCTAAAGTTTACATATTATTCCAAAGAGAAGGTATTGGAGTATATGGATATTATCTATTCATATTCTCGGAAAAAACTAAAACATATGGTATTTACCATAATATGTTTAGTAACTTTATAATATTCGATATACATAAAGATAAAAGAAATAAAAAATAAGAGAGCTACTATAGCTCTCTATACTATAGAAAGGTAAAGCTATGAATTATAATCAAGAGCTTAAAAAATGGAGAGAAGAGAGAGATATTACGATAGACTCTCAAAAGCGTGGATTAGTAAGTAACTTACTAGAGGAGATTACAGAAGTTTCAAGAGCACAGGATCTTGATGGCGTTGTAGATGGATTATTAGATTATTCTGTTTTTCTAGCAAATGCATTAGAAGGAATTGATTTAGATCAAGAGCTTACTGAAGATGAAAAGAAAGAAGTTGAAACTAAGAAAACTAAATATAAAGATCTAGATGATTTAACTTTAATGCTTTATAAAGATTATTTTATCTCTAAACTAATGGACGGAGTTAAATCCGCTAGTTTTATAGCTAACAAAAGAATGATTCCTATTATAGAAACTAAACTAGATATGCCTAAAAATAATGAAGAGATGAAAGAAGAACTTAAAAAACTTGAAGATAAACATCTTCGATTTCTTAATAGCTTATATAGGTTAATTAAAGCATCTATTATGATAGCTGGTTATGATTTTGATAAAGCATTTAACGAAGTATTTAAAGCTATTCATTCTAGAAAAGGTAAATGGGATAATAAGATTAGTAAATTTGTAAAAGATCCTAATCAAACTGATAGATATGAACCAAATTATGAGAATGCAAAAATAAAATAAAAATAGATAGTAAGGAGTTATCCTTACTATCTATCGCATTTAATTTTTTTAAGGAAACATAATGAACTTTAAAATTCAGTTGATTCGCTAGACTCACTGCTTGATGCCTCAGAACCTTCTGAACCTTCATTAGAACTTTCTGAACTCTCTTCTGTTGTTTCAGTAGTTTCTTCTGTAGTCTCTGAACTTTCAGAGCTTTCATCTCCCATGTCCATGTCCATATCGAAGTCATCGCCTCCTAAGTCATCTCCGCCTTCTGAACCTTCAGTATCAGTATCTTCACTACTATAGCCTCCGTAGTCTGAACCTGATGACATATCTCCAAACTTATCTTTAACTTTCTTTTGGTAAGTATCAGATAGTTTCTTAACATCTTTACCTCTACGTTCAGCATAGTTAATAAATGCTTCAATAACAGCTTGAGCCATATCTGCATTCTCGTCGAAGAATGGATAAGTAAGATGCCCATCATCTTGTTTAACATACCATTCAAAGGCTTCTGTAAGGTAGTTATTATTTTGTAGCCATTGACGTGTAGCGCCAGCTTTAATCATACCTTTAATCTTATCTGCGTCTTGATTACCAACACCTATAAAGTATGTATCTAATAACTCTGGAGTATATAGACTATCTACAACAGAATCTAATTTAGATTTAAATCCATCGAACGCTTTAGCTTTCTCATCATCATCTCCAAACTCTGGGTATGGCAATTCGATTTCTATAGTTGTTCTAAAAATATCTATAAGAAAATTCTCAAGATCTTTTGGTTTAATCTTATCTAAGGTAATTTCTTCATCTGTAGCTACAGAAGCTTTAACGTGCTTAGATATAGTTTCTTTATTAGCAGATATTGTATCTGCTATCTCTTGTCTTAGTAATGGATCGTTTGTTATATATTTTCTCACATGTTTAGAAAGCATTACCATTGTTTTATCTTGTAAGGCTATAATACGTTTAGCAAGAAGTTTATTTTTAACAACAACAGTAGCTGCAAAATCTTCTTTAAGTCCCTGCTCTATTAACTCTGGAGATATACCTAAAGATTTTAATATCATATTCATAATCTTAGAATATGTTTCTCCAGAACTATCTATAATATCGCCATTAACTCCAGTTCTCACGTCTCTAGTAGCATCTATCTTTGGAAGATAAGGAGAGATAACCTTAAGTGTGTAACCTTGTTTAATAATCCAATTATGTAAACTATTATGTTCTGTAGTACCTAATGGAAAAGCAACGTTATTAGTTCTTAAAACTTCTGACATATACTTTTCAGCAGTTCCCATAGGGTTAGTATCATCTTCATCTAGTTCCAATGTAATATCAGTAACAGGTATTGCATTTTGGATACTAGATTTAACATTAGCATAAAGTAACATACCCGCCATAGAAGCTAACACTAAAAGATCTTCTAAAAGAGATTTACCAGTACCATTTCGTCTATAATCAAAAGCATAATATTGAACTAACTCTATAGGCAAATATAGAAGTTTAGTAGATTTAGATTGTAATGCTCTTGCTAACATAACACGGTAAATATCTGCAGAGTTACGAATCTCTACTAGTTCTTCAAGATCTCCAGAACGTAAACGTGATTTAATCATATGGTCGACAATATCCCCATAAAGTTGTTCAATATTATCTATTTCTGGAACTTCAGATAGTCCTCCGAATAAACCTAATCTAGCTTTATTAATAATAGCAGATTTCATATCTGTACCAGTACCAACTTGAGTCGAATTACCACAAGCCATAGCAAGATCATAATCTTGTAAAGCAGTTACTAAGTCAACTGGATTACCATATTGATCTAACATAACGAAATAGCCAACATGTTTATCAGGTTCTCCAGTTGCATAAATAGGTATGACAGACTCAGGTGGCAATTGCATAACTAATGGTGTAGCGACAGAGTCTCTGATAGTTTCATTGTCTTTAAGCGCAAATTCAACATCAGATGGTCTATTAGAAGATGTATTTCTAAATAAAGAGTTAAGATAAGAGATAGTATCTTCACCTGTTTCAGCTTCAAGATTAACAGTATATCTATCTTTCTTTACATCGCCAGTAAGATTGTTAATCATATTTTTAGCTTTACGTAAGATAGTATAATCATTCGTAAATTCAAACTTAAGAGATGACTCTGTAAAGGTTATAAGTTTTTGCCTTTTATCTTTTTCTATCTTACCAAGATCCATATTAGAGTAACCAGTTACAATAGACTCAGTACTTAATGTATGTGTAGGTGTTTGATTAGAACTAAAAACATTAGCTAAAGCTTCTTGTGTTATTTTAGCTTCTTCACCATCCCTATAATAACTAAGACTAGAAACTCCATTATAGCCACCTGAATAGTTAATAAGTCTATCTACAGATGCTTCTGGAATAATAGCTTCTATATAACAACCTTTAGTAAATAAAGCCTCTTCTAGGATTTTAGGTAATTTCTCTTCTAGTTTATAATTGGTTTCTATATATTTTTTAATAGTAGTAATAATAGCCGATTTAACAGACGTAGCTAAATTAAGAGCTGGTACCTTATAAGTAAAACCATTAGAGACCATACTGTTTGGATCTATAATAGAAGATGTCATAATCTGAATAGCTATCTTAAGATCTGGTAAAAGTTTTAAAATGCTTTCATTGTTTCTAATTTTATTAGCAGTACTACGTACAATAGATTCATGGTTATAAGCTGTATAAGCTTTTTGGTTTGCTGATTGTCCAGTGTTCAGCTTACTTAAAGCAGCTGCAACTTGTGGAGAAGTATTAACAATACTTGGAATATTGGGACGGAGATCCATATCTTCTGCCATAATATCTCCTTTTTAATTTTAATATAGAGGAGGCAACTCGATGTATACCATAGAACGTTACATGGCAGGCATCAAAGCGCTCACCAATAGCATTGTGATCAAGATAAACGAGATCCCAATGGTTATTAATGCTGGTGTTGAAAATACCCCTGGATATAATCCAGCATTACATAAACCAACAAAAGAGAATATGAAAGAGTGGAAATACTATTTAAATCTAGCTGGTAAAATGCACCCTCTTGATACTCCTATAAAAATAAGAGTATTAGAAACAGAAAGAGATGAAATACTTACTGCAGAATTATTAAATCGTTATCCAACTACTAAAATAGAATTACAGAAGATGGAAAAGTTCTATACCAACTATATGAACGAACATCCTGATTATATAAGATATATACATGGGTGTATGTATCCAGTTGATATAGATAAAGCTATAAAAGCTAAAGAGGGAACTATATTAACTTATAACCCTGACTTTATAGAACCTAATGAATATTATCTTATACCAGAATTAGAAAAGTATATTAAAAGACTTTTAGCAAGATGGCATGTTAAACCATATACTATAGTAGATAGCTTATATTTACCATCACTATTAGCATTTTTATATTCTGCTATATATCTTAAAATTATAAATTTAAGATTAGAGAAGATAGGAACTTACCAAGTTCATAGCTTTCATCTAGAGCATTTCTTTAGGTCTAGAATGGACCTATGGGATGATGTTAATATCCTTAATAAGAAAAGTTTATTCTGGCTATATAAGAACTTAGATGTTATGATGCACAATGTTGGTAAAGACCTAACATTTAAGAAAGTCTATAATAAATTATTCGCTATGAACTATGTCGGTATTGGAGAATATATTTTAAGTAGAATTGATCCTAAGTTCTCAGATGGTAGAAATAACCTTGACGAACCTAGTTATACTAGAGATCCTGCTAACTTAATAACTAAAAATCTAAACCCATACTACTTAACAAATAATGGTAGTACTGAATCTGTAGACTCTATGACTAATAGGCAGTTAACAGCTTTAGAAGATGTTAATAAGAATATGCCACCAGTGTTTCAAAAGTATTTAAAATCTGTTGTTATAGACGATACTAATAGAAATATTCTAGCAAAACAAAAAACTAAAGTTCTTGATATAGATAGATCTGAACTTTTAAAGAAAACTGGTTTAGACCTATTCTCTTTAGTTATGGACTATTGGAGTTATGCGTTACATAAAGATAAACTTTATAGGCTTAAAATACAGTATAATGGTAATATAAGTTCTGGTAAAGCTAAATCTACTTTTGATACTGCTGAAGTGGAATATGTAGATCCTGAAAATAAACTTTACACAGTTACTCCTAAAGTCGGACTATTAATGTTTATTAAACTTATGCTTTATGCGTCTAATAATCTAGATATGAAAATAAGTAGTATTACTTATAATAGAGTTTGCGATTTTAATAAAGTTAAATTTCAAAATTTAACAGATACTATTATCATTCAGGATGGTGTTAGTAAGCCTGTCCTTGAAGCTATTAAAGAGGTTTTACCATATGAACCTGAATTATTTACAACTGTAGAAAGCTTTAAGAAGTTCTTAGGGGATGCTATAGAATTAAGTAAAATAGTTTGGGTAATGTGTAGTAATGTTCAAAACTTCTTAACTTCTGATGCTATAAAAAGAGTATTCTTAAGTATAATTAAAACAGATGCTTATCCATTATCAGACGATGGTAAAGAATATACGATAGACGAACTATTGCAACAGAACGGAATTAAATTTCCTATTAACCAATACACCGATATTGTAGCAACTATGAAGTCTATGATTAGAACATTTACTGGTGTAGAATTAGACCAAGAAGATGTTCTATTACAAAATATGGATAAGTATAGAAAGATCATTAAGAAGTTAACATCTTATAGTCTACACGCTATGGGAGCAGCTGGTATAATAGACGATATATCTGTTTATTATAATAACCCAACTATCCTTAGTACTAAGAATGGGTTTGTAATAACATATGGTACTGAACTTAAAGGATTGGAAGACGATATAGCAAGACTAAAAGCTTATGCTTGGGATAATCCATATTTCTTAAATGTGAATATTATAGAGCTTAGAGCTAAAATGGCAATGGCTAAGCTTAAACCATTACAAGGTGATTTGGTATTAAAATTCCAAGAGATAAGAAAAGATGGTTGGACCAATACTTACTCGGCTGACTTTGTTACTATTCCAGAGTTTAGACTCGATGATTATAAATGGTATAACGATTGGGTAACTGTTAAGCAAGCAGAGCTTAATGCTCTTGAAGATAAAATAACAGAACTTCAAGCTGGTGCTATAGATAGTACTATACCTCCATATACTAATACTATTAATCTGCAAACAGCATTATTAGCATACGAAAAGCATTATGGCGAACTAATAGTAAAAGACGGTCCTTGGGTAGAAGAAGTCAGTAGTTATGATTTTAGAACATTACCAGCTTATTGGGATGCTAACTTTAATACACAAGATTTCTTAAAATTAGCAGGTATAGAATTAATACCAATTGAAGAGGTAATAGGAACTATAGACGCTGATTCTAAAGATGAACCTAACCAGATTAAATCTACAACTGTATTTAACCATAAACTTAAACTTCAAGATGAGCCTAATGGTTATGGTGTTGAGAAACATGTATTACAAACTGAAGCTAGTTTTGACTTTAGTAAAAATTATACTGTATTAGATATTTCTAATTATGTATATGGAACTAAGTATGTTAAAATAGGTATGATGGCTTTTAGTCCTACTAGTACTCAAAACTCTAATAGACTATTTACCTATATGACAGAAGATATAGTAAAACATAAACCAGAAGTACTTAAAAAAGATAATACCGATGGTAAATATGTAGATATACCTAAAACTATTAGCGACCTTAAAGAAAATACCATATCTAAAACTGATGCTATTGGATTAGCTATGCTACCATTCCAAGTTGTTAGTGATGGTAATGTTTATAAAGATTGTAAATTAGTCTATATCGGTCTATTAGATAAAGATGGTAATATGGATGTTTACGATTGTACAAATGTTAAGGTACTAACCTATGACGATCTTACAAAATGTCCTATAGTTAAAACAGTTCCAAATGCTTATAGTGGAGATACTTTTGTATTACCGTCTAAAGTAAGTAAAGAAAAGGTAATTTCTGTTAATGTTAATCTTGTAAATAATTTACAGATACCAACAACTTTACCTCAAGTTGAAACTGGTAATAAACTATCTACACTATTTGATACTATTAATGGATTTGAAATTGGTAAAACTATAAACACTGGTAGAGTTGATTCGATATTAGCTAACTTTATACCTGGTATAGATATAAACAGAACTATCTATAAGAAATATTCTTTAAGTACTGATTTTAAAGTCTATTTAAATACTAAAGAAAAAGTGTTGCCTAAAGATCTGCCTTACTATAATAAAGGAACATTAAGAGATCATCTAGAAAAAATATTAGCTTATAATCCTACATTAGGATATACAGCACAATATAAATGGATAATGATCAATAGTCTATATTATAAACTAGAGGATGTAGCAACATTTACAAATGAAGAGTATCAAAGACTCGGTAATAACTCTGAGATGATATACGTACGAGCTAATAAGCCTATGCTTTATATCGATATTATAGATCTGACTGATCCTAATTGGGCTAATAAATTAGTTATAGTAGAGGTTGATAGAGGTTGGGAACCTAGATGTGTTAACTATAAAACATTCACTAGGAACTATACTTTTGAAGAATTTAAAGAAGCTACTAAAGATGAGCCTATAGTTGGTAATATACCTAGATATGAAATTAATCCAGCTATTAATAATATGAAACTAGATGAAGGGTTAGATATTAACCAATTTAAAGATAAAGTTCTTCCTCATGTTGGCTATTATGAAATAGGTAAACTTGAGATGATTAATGTAGGTAACAATTTAGTTACTGGTATCAGTACTACGCCTACAAAAGAAGAACTTATTAAGAAATTCGGTCAAGACTATCCTTGGCTTAAAGATCTTAACATAGAAGAGTAAGAGTAAGGAGAGATATTCTCCTTACTCTTACTTCTTATAACGTATTTTTAATATGCATAGCTTGAAAATATTGTTTTAATGTTTTAGTAGATTTAACTCCACCATCTGACATCATATTAGAAACCTCCATGATCATCTTCTGGGAAGCTTCACCGTTTTTCATAAGCTCGTTTTGATACATCTGTTGTGCTCTAACATCACCACCACGAACACGAACCATTTCAGTTGCAGTATCTTTCATATCCATAGCTAGTAACATTTGTTGCTCTGGATAAGTAAGTTTAGAACTTCTAGATTTACCCGCTACTTGACCAGTTAAGTTATCTATAGACATATTGTGTTCTGGTATAGATATTTTCTTAGCTAAGAGCTGTTGGGCTCTTCTTATAGGTAAAACCATCGTTAATGATTCAACTGGAAGAAGATGATCTGGGTAATCTGGATGGTTAGTAACCTTAACTCTTTGGAAGAACTTATGCCCTAATTGGTTAGCTACCTTAAAGTTATTCTCTACAGATACTCTAACTTTACCATCATTAGGAACTACAACAGAGATATGAACTTCACCTTTCTTCATACGTTGCATAAAAGTATCAAACTCTTCGTCTGTCATTCTACTAAAAAGATCTTCATAAAGTTTAACATTTTCATTACCAGAAACTATAGCTCCAACATATTTTAAAATATAATCTTGTACTGCTTTTCTTTTAGGTGTCATTTTGATTTCCTATTCCATCTTATGACTTTGATTATCATATGAAAAAATTTAATTATTAAGAAACAAGCTCCTAGAACGATAAGTATAGTTCCTGATGTTATTAAATCTGCAGACCACGAAAAATCTAAATAAGATGCGCCTATAGTTAATATAATGATACCTAAATAAATAAATATAAATTGTTTTTCACCATGGTTTAACATACATTACTCCAAACATTGAAATATAAAAAGTCACCTATCTAAGTCTTATTCAGACTTAGATAGGTTTTTATTAAGCTCTTTTTGAACATCTATAAAGAATCCAAAAACGTTATTAGTTTGTAAATATGGTATAACAACAGTTGTAACTTCCTGTAGCCATGGTAAATGTGTTCCATTATTAGTTAGAACAGTGAATACCATAGTAACTCCTTCTAGATCTAAATAAGCTTTAGCTCTTGTTAACAATTGAACAAAGAATCTATTTATTAATACTCGCTGATAAATAGACGCTGTTCCTTTTGTAGTTACAATAATTGGATCGTTTATAAAATACTCAGCTGCTTCTTTATTTATAATATTTTCAATAGCTTTATATACTTCATTAGTTAAATCGAGGTCTCCCTCTTTTTTATTAAAGAAATCTTCAGAAGTTAATTTCTTAGGTTCTTGAGCTTGTGCTTGAATTTGGTCCAAGTCTACATCTACCATAGATGTAGAGACAGCACTACTAAGAGTTTTACTTTCTAAAGAAAATTTAGAGTCATTCACTTGCATAATAAATCCTTAATCCGAATTAATGGCGATGCTAAAATAGTAAACACTTCTACTAATTCAGCCTTAACTATCCTATAATGTTTATGTTCTCGCTCGTTAGTGAAAGAAGAAGCTTTATTACATGCTTCTTCTTGGGTTTCCGCATTTACAGTATGTAGTTTAGTTTCTAAAGTCTTAACATCTTGAAACAATACATCATACTGATTCATAGTTTTATTCTCCCTTTTTCTTCTTAGTTTCTGGTTTATCCATCCAATACGGTTTATATAAACCTTTCCTCATCTTAAGAAGATCGACTGTACTTAGATATGGAACTGGATGCGAATATTGGTTCAATGTCCAATACCCTCTTGTATTAAGAAGAACGTCCCAATCATATCCCATCTCTTTAAGATCTTTATAGAGTTCAGCAGGAGTACAGTATAGATCAGTATCTAAAATAACCCTATGATAGATAGGTAGTTGATGTAATTCAGCTGTAATATTTATAGCTCTTCTAAGTTTAGGATCATTATCTATTTTACTACGGACAGTTGTTCTAGATAGTGAAACATCAGGATAAAGATCTAAAGAATAACTTCTATCATTACCAGATATACCAAATCCTGGAGTTCCAGATTTATTCTGTCTAAGGTAATGGAACTCTGTTAATGTTGGTAATACACCTTCAGTTTGTGAAATAAGAACTTCTATGTTACCGCCTGAAGGTCCTGATTTAGATCTTAAAGTTGTTAATGTAACTTTATTAAGATCCGATTTTAAAATATCATTAGGATCTTTAGGATACTCTGGACCTTTAGTACCTTGGTTATAGAATGCTGAACCTGTATGTGCTTGATAAGCAATGTTAGTAAGGAAACTAAACTTACTACCAACTGACTTAATAGAATCACCAGTCTTAAGGAACTGAAGTTTCTTAGAAGGCTCTTCCCATGGTTGTAAACCCATATTGACTTTATCACCAGTATGTGCTGTAACAAGAACATATGTTGATGATTGTGGGCATCTTCCAGGTAGTTGACTTAAGAACTTAGTTTTAAAACCACCTTGTTTCATAGCGTAAGTATTAGTATCTTTAGCATCAAGATCCCCAGATAACATTTCAGCTACTGAAGCGGCTTCAAACTCTGTGAAGCTATCAATCTCTACAAATGTAGGTACGGGTATAGACATAGGTTTATGAGTGTATGGGTCTAACATACATTCTACGGTTACGTAACCTTTCTTATCAGCTACTTTTTGATCCATATATTCAAACAGATTATCTCCGAATTTATTAGCAGGCATATTAGATTTATCCATAATAGCCCACATAGGATCATTACCTAAAATCGGTTGTTCTCCTAATGAAGGAAACTCAGATGCAAATCTCTCTAAACGATCAAAACTAATATTAACTTCAGTATCATAGGTTAAAATATATGTTTTAGTAGCTTCTGCTATTTTACTAGCAGCTGAAAGTGTCATATAGTGTATCAATGTACTTTTAAAGTTATTACCGGCTCCAACTACACCTATAACCTGACCTAAACCACCATTAAAAATAGTTTCACCTTTAGCTCCTGTTATAATAGAAGCAGTTGGTATATCCATAAGACAACCTATTGGTATATAGATCTTAGGCATAGCTCGGTTATTCATAGCGAACTCGAATATTCCAGCCATATTTATCTCCTTGTATAATTTACTCAATAAGTTGTAAAGTGTTGATAGAACAAAACAAAAAAAAAATAGTCTCTAGAGTTTTAACTCTAGAGATCTAAATTTATTCTTGCCTATAAACAAAAGTAACACCTATTCGTTCTAAATCAGGTTCATAATGAACTTCTATAGGATAAGCCGGATTACTATCGTTAGCTCTCTTTTTAATATTATCTTGTATATAAGAGATAACACCAGATAGTGAATCAAGATACCAAGATGTTAACTCTTCAATATTTTTATCCTCAATGTCAACCACTAGAACTGTTCTTAAAAGCTTAATGAGATCATTAACTGTAAGATCAGTGTTTTGTTTAATCAGTGTAAGATATAAATAACTAGAAACAGCACGGTCAAAAGTATATTCATCATCTTCTGTTATACAAGATGGTCTAATAAAAACTTTTTGTAATAGATTAGCACAATATTCATCAGTTGTTTACTATAGAATATAAAACCTATATCAAGCTGATTAGACTCAAGTTTTTCTTTAGTATTCCCAAAGATAGGATCAAGAACTTGAAACATTTGATCTGCGTAGAACGCGGCATTACCATTTCTTTTTTCACCTTCTAGAAAGATATTATACTGTTCTAAAAGATCGAAATAAGCGTTAGAACTATTCTCTTTTAACATAGTAAGACTCCTTATAATTTAAGACTTCTTATATACAGCATGCTCTTGTAGCCATATATCAGTAACATAGAATACTGCAATATTACCTTCAATTGTTTCATAAACAACTGTAGGGTATATATGCTCGCCAGGATAATTAGCCACATGCTCGTTATTAAACATATCAATAACAGAAAGACCGAATGGTAATATATTTTCTAACCATGCTAGTAGTCTATCTACTTTATCCTCAAGTGTCTCACTTTCAGAAACATTCTCTACAAACTTATGTATGCTTTCTTCTTCTATAAGTTGTGCAAGAAATAATCTTACCGATGTGACTAAAGATTTGAATTTTTCTTCATCATCTCCTATTTGATTATTAAAGACGTATAGTATAAAAGCATTTAGTGCTGTTAAAACCCAAATATTTATTTCAGATTTCAAACTACTGTCAACTAGTTTAATATCTTCATTTTGTAAAAGATTTTTAGTATACGCAAATTTAGGTGTCCACTCATAATTATATACTTGTATCTCCTTAGAATCAGTATGAAAATTATGATACTTTTCTAATATAACCGATATGGCATCATTAGCTAATTTATCAAGTTGTTCATCTTTTAAATCGAAAGCATTAATACCTTCTAGATGTGTCTTAAGAAACCTATATGTTTCCATTAAGTTTTTGGCTACAGACATCTCTTTTTGAAACTCATGTTCAGTACACATTATTAACTCCTTAAGTTTAGTTATTATTATATAAAGAATATATAACTAAACACGAATAAGAAAATCAACAACTAGAGATAACTTTAAAGTTATCTCTAGTTGTACTTTAACTGTTTATTTTAAGCTGGGGTAACTGTTTTGCTATCTGAATACTTTACAAAATGTTTTTCTATATATTTAACAAAGCAATCAACAGTGCCTATATAACTCTTACCTAGAGTTAATATCGTTTTAATAACACTTTTACAATGTTCTAGTTCCCCATAATAAAGCGCAGATTGATTATTTATGTCTTCTGGAGTACGTGGAGACATATATTCATCCTGTCTTTTAGCGATCAGGGTACCTAAATTAAAGAGATTATCTAGATATGATTTATTCATATCTATTAACGATTTAAGAGTACCAATTTCTTTAGTTAAATAATCTTTATCCCGATAAACTTTATCTATAAAAGCGCTATACTCTTTTGCATTTTTAATATCGCTAAAACTACCTCTAGTAGATTTAATTAAACCTGAGTTACCACTACCTGATCCTATGGTTACAGTAGTTGCTTCTAAAGTCCCGGTTTCATCGTCAGCAGCATAAGGCAATAATACTAATAACTTTTCATTCTTTGCAGAAATCTGCGGTTTCAAGTTTATTATTAGATATCTCATATTGATATTTGGATTATTATCTTCCGGCTTTAATTTATTAGCCATATCTCTAATAAGATCACCAGCTTCTTCGGCAATATGTGCAACTTCGTCTGAACTAGTTTTAGGATCCATTTTAAGAAGCTTTTCACCAGCTTTACCTACTCCTAATGAAAGAGTATCTATAGCTTTAACATGTGAATCTATAAGGTACTTAAATCCAAACGTTAGGATAGTTCTTTCTTTATGCGTTAGCTCGAAATCAGCGTCCGGAATTTCTAAACCATTAGTAAGAATATTTTGGATTCTTTTACTTAAAGATTTACGGATTTGAGATAAAAAGCCTATAAACTGTTTGATAAGTTCGACTATTTTATTCCATGCTTTTTTACTATACTCTTTAATCTTTTCTCCAATACCCTCAAGCTCTACCTTAAGACCTTCCATAGACTCTCTACTATTGTTTCTAACATCTTCTAAAGAAAGATTAACAGACTCTCTTGTTAGACCTAATAGTTTACTATAGTGTTGAATAGATTCATTAACTACAGTTACATCTACTGGGTCTATAGGTTCTTCAGACTCTAATCTCTCATTAACAGCATCTAGTTCTTCTTGAACTTCAGAACCTACTGATTCTAACTCGTCAGATGTTTCAATAGCATCTTCAAGATCTTTAGAAGTCTCTTGGAATTCAGAGTTAGTAATATCTTGTTCGACTACATCTTCTATAGTAGCTGGTTCTTCGATAGCCGCTTCTTCAACTTCATTTTCTAGATTAAGTTTTTTAACCATTTTATTTAAAGCCATATCGTTTCCTTATTTATAAGTTTTGATTACAACATCAGATGCTGCTTTTAGGAAATAATATAGATCGTTCATTACTGTAGTGTGCATTCCTACAAATGTTTTTACTAATAGTCTGCAAGCAGTGAGTATGATCTTATTTTCAGTTCTAGGATCATTATTAGCCTTAATACCAAATTTCCTATCTATATTATCGGCAGTTTCCTTACCTAACTTATAAGCTGCAAGATAAGCATTTATGTAAACGCCGAGATAAGATGGTGAAATTATTAACGAAGATGGATATTCATGTCTTGTTAATATAGTAGTATTCATTTCACCTGTCAAGCTGGCAAAGCGTACTTCAATAGTAGAACCACTAGTATGTAATCCAACAACAGCCATGTTATATGCGTCTTTAATATTCGCGCTACGTATGAAATCAGGGTTAATCTCTTTTAAGTTACTAATAAGAGAACCGAGCGGATTCATCCTCTGAACGGCATCATTATCAGTATTTTTACCTGTTATATAGTTAGCTAATGACATAGCATTTCTATCTATAGAACGATAAAGTTTACTAATATATGCAAACTTGTCAACATTAGGAAACACGTTATAAACACCTGTAAATCGAGTTGGGTATTTCTCTAGGAATTTACTAGTTGCTTCTTTGTTTTTATCCATATCATTAGAAAGTTTAAGAAGAGCGTTATACTTGCTTTCAAGTGTTTTAGCTTTATCGTTAAATACATTTTTAATAGCCTCATATAGCCAACTAAAAAGTTTAACGATTTGTCTCCAAATGATAAAAGCAAAGTTCTTAATCTCTGTTACAAGATCTTCTAATTCTACTTTTAAACCCTCCATAGTTGTCCTACTATCAGTCTTAATGTCTTCTAGAGAGATCGAAGTATTTTTACGCTCTATACCAAATGCTTTATAGTAGTTCTGGATAGATTCATTAACTATAGCAACTTCAACTGGGTCAATCGGATCCTCAGATTTTAATCGATCTTCAACAGCTTGTAGTTCATCATTAGCATCGGCTTCAAGAGTTTCGCTTTCTTCTGCTGCGTCTATGGAAGCGTTTATTTCTTGGGTAGCATCTTGTAAATCCTGAGCAGCTAGTTCTGGATCTACCTCTGAAGGTGTATCAACATTAGATGTTAATTCAGTATCTTCAGATTCTTGGTTAATACAATTATTTGTTAGCCAATCATAAGCACGAGTGATTATCTTTACAAAATCTTCCGCTGATTTATATGTTCTCAACATGATTTCATTTGCACAATTTATTTGTTCTTTAGCAGTGGTACTAACTATTTTTGCAGCTTTTAATACTTTTAATATTTCTCCTAATTTTGCATTAGCTTTAGATATATTATTTTCTAACGCCTTAAGATCAATTACTGCATGTTGAAATATAGCTTTATGAATTTGGTTTTTCTTATTAATAGCCCCGCTAGTCGTAGTTGGCGCATCACTTTCTTCCAAATACTCATCTAGCATAATAGAACCATTATTATCGATTATCCCATATGAAGAGAAAATAATGTTAAAAATATCGTCGGTATTATTAAACCAGATACCATAAGAACGGATTTGCGTATTACCAATTTTTTCATCCCTGGCTTTGCCTCCAATATCTTTTTCTGGTAGAAAAGTATTTCCGAATAGTGATTTAACTGGCATAATGCTATTCAATATTTTATTACCAGCCTCAAGTACAGATAAGTTTTTATCCTTTGCAAACTGTTTAGGCAACACAGATAAGCTGTTAATAGTTTGCGCGTAAGTATCTATAACCTTGAGAAAGTTTTCGATTTTACCATTTAGTAAAACTACTGTTCCGAATACCGATATATCAACAGTATCAATATTAAGATTTTTACAAGATAACGTACTTACTGTATTTAGACCAGACGCCTCTAAATTAATTTTATTTTTAGATTTATAAAATCCCATTTTTATTCCTTTTTGAAAAAAAAAATAGTTAGAGTACTTGTACTCTAACTATATATGTTATTTAGAAGCTTTTATAACAGCTGCTGTATATTTTTTAACATAATCGGTATATCCACGTGAAACGCTAATACCAACTGAAGCTGCTTTAAGACCAATTCTCCATGCTCTATAAAGGTTATTTACAGTTCCTGTAGCACCGGCATCGCCACTACTAATACCACCTAGTACTTTAATTGCGTTTCCGCTAAATAGCAAGTTAGTTAGACCGCCATTTTCTTTAAATACTGTTTCATAACGTTTAGCAACTGCTTCTAAACCATTTAGTAGTTTTAAAGCATCTTGTTTGCTAAGTTTAAGATCTCTTGGAGCATATGGTTTAACATAATCTTCTTTAATAGCTTTAGCATTACCAATCATGTTATTTAGGTTATTTTTCATAATTTCCCAAAGGCCCGGATCTTTTGCATCTACAAAAGTTATAATAATACCACCTTTGCTCTTAGCATAAGCGCCACCAGTTACAGCGCTGAATTTATCACTAGCATACTCACGCACTAATTCACCAGCTTTGTTATTAAGCTCGCCACCAAGTTTAGCGCTAGTTATACCACTAGTTGCATCTTTATTGTTATCTGTAACGTTTTTAACTAGTTTTTGAACATTATCAGCATATGCAAGAACAGCTGACACATCACCATTAGCGTAAAGATCTGTAGCAAAACCAGAATTTTTAAATTCTTTACTAACTATTTCGCTAGCTTTAGTAGCGTCTACATCATTTTCTAAAGTAGCAATTTCTTTTTTAAGAACTTGAGCAACAGCACGAGCATTGCCAAAAGCGGCTTTTAGTTTTTCACTAGCATTTTTAAAACCAGATTTAGCTTTCTCTATCATATCTCCCATAACACCTTCAAGGTTAACTTGTAGTTGTTCTAGGTTAGCAGATAGATTTTTATAAGCCTCTAATGATCCAGTAGCTATATCTTCTCTAGATACTGTTACCATATTAGAACTATCAAAGCCTATTTTAGTATAGAAGTATTTTAAAGACTCTTGAGCTGCTACTACTTCCTCTACAGGAACTTCAGCTTCTTTGCCTTCTTCACTAGCTTTTTCAGCTTCTGCGATTACTTCTTTAGTATGGTCAATAGCTTCTTGAAGTTCAGCTGCTGTAGCTTCGCCCTCTTCAAAATCATCTTGAATCTCTTCAAGCTCTTTAGTAGCTTCTTGAAGTTCAGATGCATTAACATCAGCTTCTACTACATCCTCGACTGTTTGGTCTTCTACTTCAGAGACATCAATCTCTTCAGATTCTAAGTTAAGCTTTTTAACTAATTTGTTTAAAGCCATAGTTTTCTCCTTATAAGGTATTTATTTACATTATTAACCAATTACGTACGCTAATTAATAATGCTTCATCGATTAGATATCTTTGTAAGGTATCCTTACGTTAAAACTATCAGATGCACTAGAGAATAATCTCTAGTGCATCTGATATAAATAGTTATACTAACCTATTATAGTTATTTAGCAAGTTTAGCAAACTTAACAACAAGAATATAGAAATCTTTGTTGCAGTAGTTAATCCAAGCTGTAATAACTTTTACAAGATTTTTTGTAACTACAGCTACTGAGCGGTCATCTTCGCCACCTGCTTTACTAATAAGCTCGTCAATAGCTTTAGTTGTCGTACCTACTGTATTAACAAAGTTAATATATTGTTGTCCTAATTGAGCAACGGCTGCAAAATCGTTTATCGATACTTTTGATTTATCAACATCAACTTTAGTTATATCTGTAAATGCAGCTTCACCGGTCTCTTTATTTTGGTATACTAAAATACCTTCTACTGTTGGAAGGTAAAGCGGTTTAGATAATTTAAATTTCGTAAAATCACCATTAGCTTTTGATACATCAGCTTTAAGATTATTTACAGCTGCTGAGAAGTAACCAAAACCTTGCTCATTTAGAATTTGAAGCATAGCAAGTTGTTTAGCAGATAAACCATCGATAACTGCAGCTACTTTTTCTTTAAAATCAGCAGGAGCTTTAGCATCTTTAAGACTAGCTATAACGCCCTTAACTTTTTGTACTTTAGATGGGAATACTTTAGCGATTTGCTCTTTAATCCAAGCATATGCTTTCTTAATAGCTTCCCAAATTTTTGCAGCGCCAGATTTAACTTTCTCTTTAAGCTCTTTCCAATCCTCAAGGTTCATTTTGTAAGCCTCAAGTGGGTTGCTTCTAACGTCTTCTCTAGAAACAGTTATTCTATTTGGTAGTGTATAACCTGTTCTCTTCAATAGGTTTTGTAATGCTTCTTGAGCAGCTACAACTTCCTCAACTGGAAGCTCGCCATTTTCATCTAGTACAGACTCAGGAGCATCAGCATCAGCAACTTCCTCAGGAGCTACTTCACCGCCATCTGTATCTTCACTAGCTTCAGCAGGAGTTTCACCCTCTTCAGTAGCGGGACCTTCAGCTTCTGCGCTAGCATCACCTACAGCACCCTCAGCTTCAGCAACTGTAGCTTCAGCTTCTGCGATGTGATCGTCGATTTCAGCTTCAACCTCTTCACTCTCTTCTAGAGCATCTTGGTTCTCTTCAACTTCGTCAAGAACTTCAACTAGTTCTGCTTCAGCTTCTTCAGCCTCTAGTTGCTCTTCTATAGAAGGAACTACAACTTCCTCGTCTATGAACGATGTGTTCTCAGACTCAAGGTTAAGTTTTTTAACTTGTTTTGCAAGACTCATATTGGTCTCCTTACGTAAGAATTTCAATCGCCTTAATGTATACGTACGTTATACGGCAATTCAGACATAACAAATAATAAGCCCTATCTATAGGCCATTATATAGGTCTATAGATAGTAGCTAAATATATAAATGGACTTTAATAATGTATTATCAACCTCTAGAGTAAAAACTCTAGAGGATAAACTTATCTATATAGATACGCTAATATTGTGGCTATAGAGCCAGCAACTATTATTAAACGTTCTATGAAAGATATAATCGTTTTTATGATAATCATTACAAATCACCAATCTTTCTTGTTAGATAACAAATGGATTAGTGGTCCATTAATCGGTATTCCGATCATCTAACAAAAGAAAAAGAGAATGTACCCATAGAGATAGGTTAAATCCTATCTCTATGGGTACTTCTTTTAAAAAAAAAGTATAGTACTAGTAACTTAAAGTTACTAGTACTATTTTTTCTATCTATAGTATTTGAAAAACTTATCGATAACAGTTCTAACTGTATCACCTGGCTCAGATGTATATTCATTAGGAATAACTACTTCAATATTATTAGGGAAAACATTATCTCCGAATCTTTTAGTTAAAAACTTTCGTAGCGCTTTATGACTAAAGTAAAGTAATGATTCATATGCACTTTTTACAAGAGCTTGGTATCTTACATTTTCTAATACAGTTTCAGATCCGCCTCTATATGATCTTCGATGCGTAGCTAAACGTGTATTAATATCTAATAAGATAACCAAATCTGGTTTAAGAATATTATCAATAGCGGACTTCGCTTTTTCCTCTCTACTAATAATATCATTAGTAGGTTCTTTACTATCTATTATATTAGAAAATAATGTATTTGGTATAGCGGCATTATATGCTATAGTACTCCATACCCATCTGTCCAATATAATATAATGTCCATACTCATCATAGTGTTCTAAAATAGGTGTTATTAAGTTACCTAAATTTAAATACTGTAATGCTAAATTATCATAAGCGCTTGGACTTTTATCGCCACTATTTAATCTATTCAATGCCGATTGGATTTCTTTAGCACAATTTATAATAGGGTTTGAAAAACTACTATCCGCTAGTTTACCTTTAATTGCATTATATGCTTCATAATCGTCTTTAAAATTATTAGGACTAATAGTACCGTAGTTATTGCATAAAGCATCTTCTAATCCGCTTTTTCTTGCAAGTCGATTAGCAAAATCGGAAATGCTAAATACTGTAGCATGTGCGGTATTTTCTCTATGTATTCCATGGCCATTAAAACGGATATTTAATCCATTAATTTCAGTACCTAAATGCTGTGCTGCAGTGCTTTTACCGCTACCATCTATACCTTCTAAACAAACTATCATTTTATTCTCCTTGTGGAATATTATTCAAAAGTAATTTACTTCTTATATAAATAATGTATATTTATTTTTAATTAACGTATAAAACAGTTACAGAGGAGGTTAAAACTAACCTCCTCTGTAACTCATATCCCATCTTTATTTTTAAATACATCCCAACCAAAAAAGTTAACAACTGAACGATTGTATAAAGGATTAACTTTAAATCCTATACCCATAACAAGAATAGTTTTATAGTCTTTATAGACTGCTTTGTCTCGCATATAGTTATTCATCTCTTGGTTATATACCGAATACATAATTTTATCTAGGGCCAATATCTTAGGCTCTTGTATATAAGAAAAATCAAAAACTGATGTATATACTCTAGCACCATCTGCTACATATACAGCAGTCTCGTTTTTAAGGCTTTCATAAAGTTTAGAATCACTATTAAATATACGTAAATCTAACCCATTAATATTATTGTCGTCATCTAGCCATATCCAAATGCTATAGTACCAAAATAAATATCTTAAATATGAATAGATTCTAAACAAGATAGATCTATTAGCGACATCCATTTGGTTATAATCTTTAATATAGAGATTACCATAGAAACCAAATCTGTCATGTACTTTAATTTCTATAACAGGAATATCGTCCTTAATAACCTTATCCCAACTATCTATTGCTGTAGCATTAGAACTCAAAAGGTTAGATAACCGTTTTTGGTTAAAGATTATCCAATAACCATAAACTATAGCTCTTGCTTTCAGAGCATGTTTATAACACCATGCTGGATATATAGGGAACAGAGCATATACCATTCTCATCATGATATTCATAAGGAAGAAGGATATAGCTTTATAAACTACTTTTATTTTCTCTAACATGAATTATCCTTATTAGTATTAGAGTAATTTACCTAATTCCTTTTTAATAAACGTATTATTAAGATAATGAATAACATCGTCTATTCCAATTTGTCTTCGTTTAGCTTCTAAGATTGCTGCTATCTTACTAGACTTAAACATAGTCGAAGCACCAACACCATATATTAGAGCGATTAACATTGGAACTGATTCAAATGCAATATATACCGATCTAGTAGATCCTGGTCCATACCAACTGTTATCTAATATACTAAAGATTGCGTTAATAGTTATAATATCTGTTACATCAGATGGTAATACAACATCTATAAGAGCTTTAAGTTTTTCTGTTCCAACTAACGTATTATCTACATTACTTAAAAGGCTAACTTTCTCTTGTAAAATTCTTCTATCTATTGGGAAAGAAAATTTAACTTTATTAAGAGAACCAACTATCTTTTCCATGTCTTCTGAAATCTTATTATTAGGAAAGAATAGTGTATAAGCATAAACTGCAGAAGCTATTTCTAAATTAAGTTTATCAGGAGCATTTAAAATAGTTATTTTACTAACTGCAGCTGACATGATAGAAGCAAAAGCTGACATAGCGTTAATTAAGACTGGTCTAATATCAGATACTGAGAATTCAGTTCTAAGATATAGAAGAGATAATAGTAAAAGGAAGTTACCAGAGTTCTTATCTCTCATAACGTCTCTAAGATTATTAACTCCATTTTTAACCATAGCATAATTTACATATGGTCTAAAGTCAAGAGCTACTGAAGGTGCGTTTCTTAAGTTATTAAAAAATAGTGGTTGGTCAAAAACAGGTAGTGCTTTTTCCTCTTCATTTTTTCCAGTAATAATATAAAGGTCAATATCGCCTAGATAAAATTCATAAGCTAATTCATCTTTTATACCATTACGAACTATATAGTCCATAAGAGCGGATATAATAGGTTTAGTATTAGTTAGTTTTCCAGTTGTTGTTTCATAGGGTTTAAGAATATCCATTTTTATTCTCCTTATTTATAGGAATATTTAAGTCAGTCATCTAGAATAAGCCCTATATAGATAGTTGACCGTTTATTTTCGAACCATAAGCGGTCCATGTTAACCTCCTTTAAAAATGAGCTATCTATTCAGAGAGTAAGAGCATTAGCTCTTACTCTCTTTTTATATTGTTTGCTAAATCAGGTTATTCGGATTTTCTGATGCTTAGGGTCCTATATAGCTAGGACTCTAAATAAAAATAATTTTTAATATAGGAGTCTAGATGGCTACTGTAAGCTTTAAAAAATTCGAAGTGCTTGATGATAATGGCGATATTGTACTTAAGCACTATGATGATATAGGATCTGGTGGACCTCAAGTTGCTGCATCTTTTGAAATTGCATTAGATCCAGATTTTAAACAAATCGTAGATGCAACTTATTTCAATAGGGAGCATTTAGAATCATGGAGTTCTGCGTTACCTAAAATTGGTGGACCAGATGGAACATATTATACTAACCTAGATAAACTTTATGCTAGAGGAAGAGTATATGCTGGTGTTATACCACATGATTTTGATCTTCCTAGCTATGCAACAGATGAAGAAGTTAATGAGAAATGCGATGCTACTAAAACGATCTTCTACTCTCCATGGAGCGAAGTAGCTATCGGTACTCAAACTTTCCAAGAGGTCTTAATAACCGAAGAGGGTGAAGACGATATTCATACCGACAGTGAAAAAATAGGTATGAAATTCAACGCTAAGCCTTAATACTTATAATATTAAAAAGGAAATAATATGGTAAGAGATTTACAAATATTACCAGAGATACCTGTAATACCAGCTGGTAGTGGTATGAGACATATTGCTACTAGTTATGAAGTTAGCCGGTCTCCATATTTTGAAACTATTGGTAACAATGTACGTAAAGAAGAAGATATAATAGTTTCGAATATAGAAGATACTGTTAACCTTAATCGATATACAACTCAGGTTTCCGGTATAACAGAAGATACTGAACTTTATGCTAGATTTAAATTACATTATGAAATCATAACTTCTAATGGAACTAGAAGAGCAGATACTGGATGGTCATCAGTTGTTAACCTTAAAGGAGATATGGAAGGTTTTAAAGTTTCTGATGTTATATTAGCAACTCCTAGACTTTTCATAACTAAAGATAGTACAGGTTCTAGAGATATTATAAAAATAGAATCTTCTCCTATGGAAGTATTTATAGGTTATGGAGATCATGACTCTACATCATGGACTATAACAGATAGTGATGGTAAAATCCTATTCCAAAGGAAACGTTCTAAAGATCTTAAACTTAAGTTAGAGATTGACGAAGCTGACTATGACTATAATAAAGTTTATGTTATAAAATGTCAACACCATAGTACAACTAACGCTGATAGTAACCCTGGTGTCTATGTTTATAATAGTTCGTTAGACCAACAGAATCTTTATACTCTTAATATAGAATCTGAATTTATAGCCAATAGGCAACTATTAACATCTGTATCTTTGCATATTAACAAATTTATATCTGTAGATGTTATTTTAAAGAATAAAGAGGATGCTATTATTTCAGAGTCTTTGAATAATACACATCTATATCCTAAGATTCATGTACCTGCTAATATAAGAGAGGGTGAGATCTATTATATATGGTCAAGGCTTCAATATGATCCAGGTGTTTACACTAACTGGCAATTAGATGCTATCTTAGTAGGTAGAGGTAATAATGTCTATGATTTAAATGCTAATACAGAATATGCAGATGGGTATGAATATAGCCAGAAGATAATTCAACCAGGTGTTAAATATCTAATGGTTAGAGAACTATTTAACCAAGGTGGTTTTGTATTACCAAAATCTGACAATGAGGTATTTAAAGGTCTTGCGTATTATAGAATAGAATCAGGTCTATTAACATATATTGACGACATTCAAGGTACTGAAAACATTGGAGATAATAAACCATTAAGTAACTGGAGTACAAATATTATTCCATTATATAATGGAGATATGATTATTAACAGAACAGAGTTACAATCTGATAAAGATAAAGAAGGTTTAGGTAAATCTGTTTTCCTTAAGTATGGTGTAGATACCCAGAATATTATATTCGATCTTAAAGGCTCTGCTAACCCTACTAAACAATTAGGATCAACTGGTGTTAGTGGATCTATGGTTGCAACAATAGACAATAACGTTTATTACATACCACATAAAGAAGGGACATTTAAAACTCCTACTAAATTAAATCTTTATAAACTTGATACCGCAACTATGACAACTTCTAAAGAAGCTGATCTTCCATTTGAAGCATTCTCTTATGTATCTATGTGTTTATTAGATAATGAAGACTTCTTAGTCTTTGGAGGTGTATCTAAAGAAGAGTTAGATAAACCAGATCCAAAAGATATGATAAGAACCAATGAGTTTATCTATCGTTATAATATTAAAGAGCAAACCTTTACTAAAGTAGGCGAATTTAACACTGATACTAGATCTTGGTATAACATGCATGGTGTTATGAGAAAAGATGGTAAAGTAGCATTCTTTAATAACTCTGAAGGTGCTGGTGTAGCTGAAAATCAAAGTATATTAATTTACGATCCTGCTACTAAATTAATAACTAATTTAAATAATGACTTTGAAGACGGTAGAATGTATTTAAGGACATTAAGAGCTAACAACGGAAACATCTATAGAATAAGTTCTGCCCCTTTAGATCCACAAGAGGTATATATCTATAAGACTAAAGGATATGCTAATATTACTAATGGTACTGCTGATATACAAACTAATGTCGTAACTGAACTAGTTGTTCCAGCTGGTAGAACTATAGTAATAGATAACCCTTATAAATATACGTCTATTAGAATAGAAGGTGAGGTTGCTGATGGTACTTCAGGTACATTAGTATGGGTATCTGCTACTAAACGTACAGAATATAAAGCTGATACATTATTTGTAACTAAATCAATGTTATTATATAATGATAATGTAGATGAGCTAACTAAAGATAAAAAATGGAAGAACATCGTCCTACTAGATGGAGTACACCTAGAAGTAGCCAGTGGTAATAAACCTTAATGGAGAATAAAAAATGAGTTTAAAGAAATTAACTAAAAGACTAACAGAAGAGAGAGAACTGAAAGTTACTCAAGAAGCTGAAGCAGCCAAACTTAACCAAGAGATGATAGCTTATCAAAATGATAAGCCTTTCATCGAGGCTGCTAAAGCAGCTATACAAAATGTTTTTGATAAATGTGGTGTGGATAATAGTAATCTTAATAAAGGTGATGGCTTAGTAGCTATTAAAGAACTAGAAGATATATTCTCTAAAAGATTTGGAGTAAAAGTTATCTTTGGTTGGAATAATACTTACGATGCTTATACTATTACTAACGCTCCTACCTTTGGATATGATACAAATAAATTCGATAACCTATTTGGAACCTATGAAGTTCTAGAAAAATTTAAAGAAAAAGATCCTAAATTCTACGATAACATGGTTAATGGAAATATTGATCTAAGTGACCCTAAATACAACGATGTAAATAAGTGGTTTAAAGATCTAGCTAACATTAGTTATTATTCATTGTTAGACCAGATTAAAAAGACAGGATTAACATTAGATATTAAAAATGCTAAAATTATTAATCCTCCTAAGAACTATAGTGTTTACATTAATGTAGACTGGTATCACGATGCAACAACTTATGATTTAACGCCAGAAGAAGAACTGGGCGCTTTACTACATGAGTTTGGTCATAACTGGTATAGGCTAGAGAACCTAATGAGACTTTATGCTAATGTTGATATTCTAAATGATGTTTTAAGAGAAGAATATGGCAGTAATAATAAAACACCAGTAGAAACTCTTAAAATATTTTATAATAAGACTAAATTAGATATGCCTAAAAACCTACCTAATAATATAGTGGCTGCAACATTAATGGCATACCAAGATATTATTAGAGGTAGCTCATATACACAAGAGACAATTGGGTTCCTAACTAATAATGAAGCATCATCTGATGAATTTGCCAGTAGGTTTGGATTAGGTAGAGCATTTATATCTGGATTACAAAAAACGTATAAAGGTGTAGATCCTACTAGATATGATAGATATCAATATAGCCTAGATGATCTTAGATCGGATATAGGTACTAGCCTTATTATGGGTACTTTAGCATGGAGTTTACTACTTGGTAGTATTATCCAAGTCGGTGCTATAGCAGCTGGTGCTGTTTTATTCACTGGCGGAATTGCTTTAATCATAAGCATATTTGTAGGATATTTTTTAACTTCAAAATCTGCATCATCTGTTTATGAAATGTTTAAGGATAGAGGTAGCTTCTACGATAATATAGATAGACGTTATAAGAAAATACGTAACACAACCATTAGAAGACTAAACTGGGTTACTGATATAAATGTTAAGAAAGCAATCCTTAAAGATATAGAAGACATTGATGCTGAAATGAAACCTATATTAGAAAGTCTTGCAAATAGTAAACTACGTAAATTAACAGAATATTTTGCTAAAGATACTGCATCTTATAAAGAACAAAAACTTAATGAACTATTAGAAGATCTTAATGCAAATGAAATATATGTAGCTTCCAATATGTTGAAAACAATGAAGCTATAAGGAGACACATATGAATAAAGAATTAAAAAGAGTGTTAGAAGATAAATTAGAGACTATTACAGTCTCTAATGCTATATCGGCAGAAGATGTTTTGTCTTTAGAGAGTATGGTAGCAGATCTAGATGGTAGTGAAACTTATAATGGTTTCATTACTAAAGATATACCAATACATAAATTCTCTATGAGACCGTCAACTACTAACCTAGAACCAGTTAAAGTTAAAATAACATCAATCTTAAGTTCTTTTAGAGATACTGAGACTAAAATCAATAGTAACTCTGCTAGGATATTTAGAAATAACTTATGGTCGTTAGAAGCATTATTTGGTAACCTAGCTTACGGTGTTGAATCTGTAATGAAAATACCAACTGAAGTTATATCAACTCTTAAAGAGTTTAAATATACCACAGTAGATGGAGATATATTTATAGATCATGGTCCTGAGGTAGAGTTTATTAAAGCTGTTTTAGAAACTAACCTTAAAGATATTTTCTTTACTGGTGGTGTAGTTCCTGAATATTTAATTCACCCAGTTGACGATATACCAGGTGTAGTTAATGAAGTAACTTACACAATGAATGGACAAGTTTATAGTGTTAATGCTAATGATGCCAGCTGGGGAATTATAGCATACTTACTAGATAAAGATATTGATAATATGAAACCAGTAAACTTTATAGGAGATTTCTTAAGTCCTATTGAACCTTTAAGTGTTACTAGAGGTTATACAATGACAATCCAAGATGTAGTTAATCTATATAGTAAAGCAGAAAGTATTAGTAACCTTCTAAATGAGGTTATCAAAATCTTAAGAGGCGCTCAACATGCTTTCTACTCTAGTGATTATCTTAAGATCTTAGCTAGTACAAAAACTGAAAATTCATATGCGCTTAATCCAGAGTTATGCCCAGTAAGAGATCTTATTCAGATTCTTAAAGATTGTCCAATGTATCCAGAGCTTGGTGGCAATGTTGATAGAACTTTCGATATTATAAAAAATGCACCTTTAAAATAAAATATATAGCATAGTTAGATCCATATGGATCTAACTATGCTTTGTTAATTTTTATTGTAAGAAATATAAATAACTACAGCAATCTACTTATATTCCCAAGGAGTAAAATGTCATTTAAGAAATGACTATAATACTGTATAACTGTTAAACTATTTAACAGTTATAATGTTTGTATTGTAACGTCAATATTATACTTAACTTCCAATTGATTATAGTCGTTAATAACTAAAACTTTGTCTAAGCTTAATCGTGTATTCTTATCTTCTATATAGATAAGTTCTGAATTAGCATTATCTATTCCAGTTATCTTTACGCTAAGAACATCTGAACCTAACTCTTTCATTATAGCAGATCTTATTTCTGCTAATGAAATTTTATCATTTTCAAAATACTTATCTAATATAAATCCTATTTTATCCTTAGTATTTTCAAACTCTACAGAACTTAATTTAAATTCCGTATTTTGATTATAATAGATAGTAATCTTAGGACTTACTATTGATTTTAATCCGTAGATAATATTATTAATCCTAACACGAATTGGTAATATTGTCTTATACGATTTATACCAAAGATTAGTATTCTCTAGAAGTTTATCATTCCTTGTTGGAAGTATCTTAAGCATATACTCGTTAAGCTGATCAATACACATAAGATTATGTTTACTATACGCTGGATTAGTAGCAAGATAAAATTCATAATCTAGCATAAGTATATCAAGGTGTCTTACAACTCCTCCCATATCGTCGATAATAGGTAAGCCTCTCTCGTTAAGGATAACATCTCCTTTATGGTGTAGAACAACATGATTTCCTTTATCATCAAGAACTTTATCTCCCTTTTCGTGTAAGAGATTCATAGTTACCCCGGTATCAGAGACTGTAGCAATCAGACCGGTTATAGGATCTTTCTCAAATTCATCTTGCTCATAATAGGCATAAATGTCTTCTTTATAACGTAAATACTTACGTTCTGTATAAGAGACAGCTATTCTAGACCAGATACTATCAATGCGTTTACCGAATGTTAATGTCATAGTCTCTTTATTAATAACGACATGTCTTCTATTTTCGAAGATAAGTTCAGTATTCAAGAAGTTTTTAGGATCTTCAATACTTGTATCTGTTGTGTAAATATAGAAACTAATATTAGTTACTAATTCTGAATAGTTACTAAAGGTAGTTGCTTCACCGTTAGTAATAACAAGTCTATCCTCTTCTGATATGTACATAGGAGATTCTATAAAGAATCTATAGACATCATCTGTAGCATCATATGTACCATTAATAAACAATTTATTTTTAGTAACTAAATCAATAGCAGCAACCATATGAAGTTCTGCCTGATCTATAGCTTTAGCCTCTTCGTTCTTAAGAATATTTAAAACTATTTCAAAACCATCATGATGCTTATAGATTGTATATTGGTTAGTATTACAACGCTCTTCTATCTCTTTATTAGAACCAACAATTCTCATATCTGTTAATGTAGGTCTATCAAGATCATATACTCTAGCTGTACTATAATTCTTAACTTTACTAATAATATAGTAATAAGGATTAGTAAAAAACTTAGCTTCTCTAAAGTAAGTTAATTTATCTTCATTTGTTAAAAGTTTAATAGCATCAAGTTGCTCTTTACTAACAATCTCTGTTTGACTATTAAAAGATTTAAATACTGTATTAGATTTAAGAATAAATGTATCTTCGAAAAATCCAATCTGAGGATGATTAATAAATCTTTCTAACATAATGTCAACTGTATTAAAATAAACATCTTGTAATGCTCTTATAACCGTAGATGGAGTTTTATCTAAGTTTCTCATAGCTACATAACTTCTACCGGTTAGAACATCTGAATCTTTCATAATTTTAAAACCATCTAGTTGTGCATTATAAGAAAGCTGATAATCTGTTATCGGTAGGTTTTGATCACCTCTAGTATTAAATATAATAGCATTTCTTAATTCGTTAAAGTTAAGACCAGTTGAGCCATTAGCTATAACATCTCTAGAACCTAAGATAATGTTAATATTTGGGGATACTGCTGTTGAGCTATTTTTACCTGTTTTACCTAATGTTAATGTAAAATCTGAAGTTAATGCATCTACTATAGGAAGATAAACATTTCCTTTAGTTTCATAAAGATCTACATAGATAGTACCAGAGATTTTATTATGTAAGAAATAAGTATCTGGTATATGTACTTTAATAGCCTCTAATATTAATTTATCCGTAACATCATTATCGATAATATTAATATATGCTGTAGGTGTATAAGGATCTAAATATTCATCGTTAAACCCTAAAGGTAATTTAATCTTTTCACCGGCTGTATTAGCATTATCATATGCTACATAAACATAAGAGAATTTATTATCGATAGATTTAAAAGGAATACTCTTAGTAAATCCTTCAGACGCAACAACAGCATAGTTATAGTTACTAACAGTAAGCTGTTGAACTCTAGTTTCGAAAAAGATATACGGGTGACCTTGTTCATCCTGAGCTACAGTTGAAACGATAATACCAATATCTGTTAAAGCTAGAGGATTATCAGGATTCGGTTGCATTTCTACAAATGAAATACCATTATCGTAAAAACGAACAACTATATCATTAAGAGTTGTAAGGTCAGTGTCATAAACAGTGATCTTAGTAAGTTCTGGTATAGTCATTTCTACGTATTTAGCATCTTTTGGTCTATATCCATTAGATAGCATATCGGTTACAGAAACTCTAAATAAAATGTCTACAAATCCTGGTTTAGATACTAAACCTTCAATTTCATCGTCACTAAGGTGATGACTAATATCTCTTCTTGTTAACGCTAAGTTTGGATATTTAGCACGCATAATGTTAATAGACTCGTTAGCGGCATTAGCTGTTGTTATAGCAGTTGCTTCTAAAAGCATAGTAAATGGATTTGTAGCTGATGTTATAACAACATTATCAGTATCTACCTTCTCTATTAAGTCTAAAATCTTTTTCTGTACCATCTCTGGGTTATGAATATATTTTTCGAGCTCTTTACGCTCTATTAGCTTAGAATCGCTCATCTGTTACTCCTACTCTCTTTTTTAGCTGTTTCATATTTATCAATGGCTTCAGCTGCATCTGGTCTTGTAGTATCAACTAGCCAACAAAGTTCATTAGTCTCTAAATCTATATATGGTATTAATAAGCCATTAAACATTGGCTGGTAAATTCTATCAACCTTCATAAAGTTACTACTAACTAATTTTAATGTTCCCTTTAAGGCTTCATCTCTTAAAGTTGGATTAAATATAAAAACTGTTTCGTTAAACTCTTGTAATAATACAGGATCAAAATAGATAGCTCCATTACATCTAAAACGAACTGTTAAATCTTTTCTTCCTGTACTCAGAGGTTGATCTTTTGTATAGTTTGCATAATCAGATGTTGGGATACTTATAGGTATAGCCGCTCCACATGCTGCTATTTTACTTACGTATTTACCAGTATAGTCTGTTATGATTCTATATATCCTTGTATTATAATCCATCTCATTTTCTACTATAAAATCAGGATAAGGATTTGCCATTCCTTCTAATACTAAAGTCATATACTTTTCCCAAGTATAGAGTAAATGTGTTATAGGATCCTCTTGTGTATTATAGAACGTAGCATCAAGGTCAAATTCTTGGTAATATTCCATAACACCATCTACAACAGATTGAACCTCTTTACGTACACCTTCTGGTGATGTTCTGGTTGGAACAACTAGATCTGGCCATCCACTTAAGGATGTTATATTATTTGTTAATATAGGAATAAAAGGATTAGTATTATCTACATGATATGATCTTCCTAATTCATCTGGTTTAGAATATAGCCTTGGATCTAATGTAGCACGTACCCAAGTTTGTAAAGATTTTTCATCTCTTGTTAATAGGTTATATAAAAGTCTAGTTCGCATACAGTTATGGGCTGATAAGTTCAGTTGTGGTCTAGTAAAAAACACATATCCATTTCTATCCATATTAGGAGTGTTAGTAGGTAGTCCACCACCTTGATAGAATCCTCTTAAGTTAGTAGATATAGCTGCATCCCTACTTCCTATAGTAGAACCATAAGCAAATATATTATCCAGATTACCGAAAGTTTGTAAAACTTCGCTACTTTTTATCATTATTTACCTCCGTATGATAGGGGTTGAAATCATGAAACAGCCTGTCTGAGCTGGGCTTATTTGATTTTTAATAACCCTTCAAGGAGTATTTTATGGCTATTCAAATTTTATCTATAGCTAGCGGTATGAAACTGATTAAAGACTATCTGGACAATACTGCTGAAAAAAGTGCCACTGATAAATTTTTAAATGGAAATTTTAAAAAGACAGGATCTATAACTAAACTACTTAAAACGTTAGTAGTAGAACCAACAATTATTGTTTCTGAAGAAGCAAGAAATAGTAAGGCTTTTGATAGTGTTGTTAGTGCTTCGCTAGATATATTCTCAAGTTTTTATCTACAAGCTTTCCAAATACTTACACAGATTAATGGTAAGTCAGCAGTAGAGGCTATTGATATCTTAAGCACTAATAATTACAAAACATCATCTTTACTTAAAATAGCAGCTAGTAAAGCAGCTTCTCCTGCATTAGCTTATGCTGCTGATGCAATGGACTATGACTTAAGTACAGAGTCTCTTAAAGTTCCAACTACTCTAAACGAAATTGATTTCATGTCTCCAAGATTTTATCTTAATCAAGAAGATGTTGAAACTTCTAAACTAGTAATAAAAGATAAGAAACTAGATGAAAATCTAAGTGGAGCTTGTGTTAAAACTATAGAGTTAACTATTACTAAAAATAGTGAAAGTGGTTCAGAGTCTATTAAGATTCCTATCACAATTGTTGGTACAGTTAAAGTAGTAAGTCAACGAGAACTATTAAAGGTTGTAGAAGATAAAAGTTCTAAAGAGAATTTTATAGCAAGATGGTATGCTTATAGATCTGGCTCAATTTCATTAAGCGATTTCTTATTCTGCAGTGACTTAATTAAAGAGTACAAGAAGAATCGTTTAGATAAAGCAGGCGCATTATTAGGTTCATTAGCAGAGCAAAAAACTTCTGCGTGGGTTAGACAAAAACTAGCTGGTGTTGCTGGTGCTGAAGCTTCTTATAACACAGTTATTTTATCAGAACTAGATGCTGAGTACATTTCAAAAGCTTTTAAGAAAAATATTACAAGCTTTAATGGTAAACAAGATTATCTAAACCTTATGAATGCCCATAACCTATCTATCCTAGATGAAGATAACGAGAGATGCAGAATTTATATTTCAGATTTACAAAATAGTATAGACGTTGGTTATAATAAACTTATGAAATCTGGTAATAAAGATAACAATGCAATGTTAGAGATGATGAAATATCTCTTTAGTAATAAAACACCTACATTTTAATCAGGAGTAAATATGTTAAGTTTACAAGAAATTTACAATAGTGTAATAAGTCTGTTCCCAGGTAATAAATTTGCAAAAATACAAACTACTACATTAGAAGTATTAGATAGTATAGAAGAAGATATAAAGGAAGATTTTTTACCATCTGTAGAATTATTACTAGATAATAAACCAATCCTTAAGAATATGGAGAAAACCAATTTTTATAGATTAGTTAAAGATGGTTTAAAATGCCAAAGTATTGAATCCCTACTTAAAGATTTTGAATACTATGCAAATGATATACTTAAAAATATAGATAAAATGGAGAACTCTATTAAAGCTATTTTAAATAACTCTATCAATGCTAAGACAATGACATTTAAACAATATAGCATGTATAGACTAGTAGAAGATAGCAAAATCAATATTATGGTAATGATGAAACTTCTTTACCTTTTAATAAGAGATGAAAAGAATTCTGTACTACCACAAAAGCAAGTATTGAAAACACTAAAGAGTTTACCAGATCTTAAAGTTAAGGTTTTAAATAAACCATCTATTAAGAAAGCCCTAGATGAAATAAGTAATATGCCATCTGAAGGTGTATTCGATGGTGTTAACTCAGGTGCACCTGAGGCTTCAGTAGTTGCTGAGTTAAATAAACCAGAGGTAAATGGTTTTATCGGTAACCCAATACTTTATATTAGAAAGTTCATTGTAGACTTAGAGTTTAAACGTTTAGAAGTTCTAAAGAATATTAGAAACGCGGTAGAGTTAAGATTACTAGAACTTAAAACAGAAGCAGCTGGTGGCGAACCAGATCCTAAACTTCAAGGTCAAATTGAATACTACGAAGATAAACTAGCAGGTCTTGATGCAGCTATAGAAAAAGCTGAAGCTATAGATTAAGGAGAAATCATGAGTTTACATAAATTGGTTAATAAACTTAATCTTAATAATGAGATGTTTGTGCCTAAAATAGAAGGTTGCAATTGTGAAGAAGGTGAACCAGAATTGGTAGATCCTTCTGAAGTTAATGATACTATAACAGAAATAGAAAGCGATATGGACGATATTGCCGAAGCAAATGAGGTAACAGATGATGTAGAAGCTTTCCTAGCTGAGAGAGTAGATGCTATAAAAGATGATGGTCTTAAAGAAGTACCAATCGAAGAGCAAGTTGCTGTACAAGAAAAACTAAGAGAAGTATTAAGGGTAACTGGATTAACCTTAACAAATTCTCTTAATAAAGAGAGTTTAGGTAACACAGAAGCTTACTATATGAACTTGGAAGGCCTTAAAGAAGTTATGTCCAGTATAGGAGAAGTTATTCGTTCTATATGGGAAAAAATAGTAGCTGCTATTAAGAAACTAATTAACCAATTAGGTTCATTACTCCCTAGTAAAATTAATAACATAAATAAAGCAATAAAAGCTTTAGAAGAACATAAATCTTTTAAAATGGGTAGTAATGATATACCTGTGTTAGAATATGATTTCCGTACAGCTTACTTAGATAGATTCACAGCTATTAGTAATCTATTTAATCAAGGTGGCAAATTATCATATTTTAAAGCTATGGATAAATTAGCAAATGAAATAGAAGGCTTTTTCAGAAACTTTAATGCTGGTAAAGTAACTAGTGTTGCTAATGGGCTTAATTTTAAAAATAGTGATATATCGAAATTTATTAACCCAGCTGTTGTTAAAGGCCTTAGAGGCAAATCATATCTATCAGACCAGATAATAGTCAATGTTAAAACCTATTATAAATCAATATATGTTAAATATATTATGTATGTTACGGATAATGATATAAGATTCGATTCTGAAGAACTAAATAATGTATTTAAAGAAGATAAAATAGATTTTAATATACCTTCTGTAATACACGAGCTAACAATAGACAAAGAGTGTCTATCATATTTTAAACCATTTATGGAGAGGTTACGAGTAGCTGCCGATGGAATAGCAAAAACTAGTAAGGATAATTATCCTAGTGAAGCGGATCTAAAGATGTTTAAAAACACACTAACTCGACTATTTAAATCATTATTTACAGATTATGTCTCTATAATTCAGACAGCAACTGCTTATGACTTAGCAGTGGCTAGAATATTGATTCAATATTTTAAAAAAATAAATAGATAAAATTTACCATAGAGAGAACTATAAATGTTCTCTCTATGGTATTTTAACAGTAGTGACTAAGAAGCCACATAGTGAATGTGATTAGAACTGCTATAGTAACAGCCTTATTCTCGCACTCATCGCAAGCACAAATTTCTTCATACTTGCCAATCTTTACGGCCTTTTCAAGATTTGCTTTTCTACATTTACGTAGAAAGATCCTATAGATAGGTATAAATATAATTTGAAATATTAATACCCATAGGAATACCCAAAAAACAGGAGTTGTATCCCATAACCCCTGTACGAAATTATTAACCATTTTAAATCCTTTTATCTTATAGCCAAATCTACTTTAGCTAATTTATTATCTAAATACTCAAAAGCGATATCATAGTTTATCTTTCTGTTAAAAAGATCTACGATCTCACCTTTAAGACCAGTTGCTCCAAAAAATGACAATATCTCAGAGCTAGCCCTTGGCCTAATAGCCTTAATCAAATTCGTATATCCTTTCGCTACTGAATAACCCCCAAATGATGGGTTATACTTTTTTAGGATATTGTTAAGGTTATTAATATAATATAGCCTTAGCTGTTTACAAAACTCTACTGCCATTTTGTTAATATGTTCTATATCAATAGTCTCGCTATTGATTAGTGTCATCCGTATTTCCCCGAGAATGTAGTTATCGATAGCATACCCATACGGTCCGTCTTCAAGTACGAGGCTTGCTATACGTAAATAGTTAGGGGTGCGGCTATCTGCCGCTACCTTATTTGGATCGGTGTAAATAAACTCCATTAGCTTATTTACACTTCCTTTCAATATTCTCTCTTTTACATTCATAGCGCACCTCCTTATTAAAGGTATTTCTCAATCTGCTGATTTTCATCAGCATCTGCTATGATTACATAGCTATCTAAACCTCTCGGCTGGATACCAATATTATAAAGTCTGATACCTCTTGACTTAGCAAACTCATTTACGAACCAAATTTCATCATCTGGATTTATAACATAAATAATATCTGCTTCTACGTCTAGTAGGGCTAGACCATCTTTATCCCATGATATTGTTTGGACCCGGCCCGCCATTTGTGCGCCATTATACCAAATAACACCGATGCGTAATTCGCATCCTTTAACTTTTTTATGGTTGGTAATTGTGTACTCTTTACCAGCTGTTTTAGTCTTTAGATAGCAATCTAAAGACATATATTTTATATTTTCGCAGTGTCCGCTTTTAACAGCGGCTGTATCAAGGTCTATAAGACCATTTGAGCTTGAGATAACGCTAAGTAGTTGATCTCTTGTTGGGTTAATGTTTAGTGTAATCATTTTATCCTCCTTATAAAGTTTAGGTTGCGGCATGATTAGGCCGTATGATAAGCTACATAGTAGCACCTCAATTCTAAGACTAACATAAAAGTATCTAAATACTCTTACGTTAGCCCACTGGAGATACGATCTCCAGTAGTGCTATCATAGCACTAGTCGTTTTAACTGGTAATTCAATCTAGTAAGATAATAAAGATTATCCTCTATATATTGAATCTGTTTAATCGGATTATCAACTAGTCTATTTACATTAGCAAATATACTATTGATTCGATTAAACAATTCAGCATTAGACCCAGGATGTCTAGGCAGTTTTTGTTTGATGCTAGACATCATCTCTTCGTAAACTGTACGAAGATCAGGATTACTAAATGGTGAATCCATAATGACTCCTTTCTGGAGTATTATGATAGACAGAGTTAAGAGTTCATGCTTTTAACTCTGTCTTGATCTTTTATCCAAAAATTTGTATATAGGCTAGTCCTATATTAAGAGTATAATATTATACCCTTAAGATAAGATCCAGTTTTTTGAGCAAACATGTATTCTTTATAAGAAATATTTTATTTCTCGATACATGCTTTCTAGACGCGGAACTAATATAATAAGTCGGAAGAGTTCACGCTCTTCCGACTTACTTTTTTTATTTTCCTAAGATGCTACTTCTTCTCATCTAGCAGGATTAACGATGTTCTAATTGCATTTGCAACTTGGTCATCATTAGGATCTGTTTTTAGACTAGCAGCATTGCTAGTCAATGCGTAATACCCACATATTAATGCGAATATTACAACAAATACGAATGTTGTGATAATGTCAATATTATCACTCTTTGCTACTTTAACATTTCTCATTTTGAACTCCTTTTTTAATTCAATTTTAGATATAAACTTTGTAACTCTGCTATAGCAGAATTTTTATAAGCTGCAAGAGCACGAGGTGTTCTTGCCAAGCTATGTAGATTAGCGTTAATGCAAATTAACGCAACTTTAACTTCTAACCTTCTAGCTGAATCAGCAACAGCTAGTCTTCTAATGCAATCTGAAAATAATATATCGAATTCCATTGTTTACCCTTTATTATCTTTTTTAATATTAAATTTAATAGAGAAGATAACCGAATAGTTATCTTCTCTATATCTTCTTCTATATTTATAATATATAACTGTAAAAAAATGACTTTGACGCATTTAAAAGCCAAATTAGATATATAGCGTTTTTGTTGCTTGAACATACGACTATATTAATAAGGAGCCTCTGATGAAGAGCATTTATAAAAACTATAAGATTTCTAAAGAGTTATTACCGGATATGACCTATGCTATAGACCAGCTAACTGCTAATCAAGAGGGCTTCGGTAGTTTTATTATGTCAGTAACTTCATTCTTTAAAAAGAAGATAGAAGCTATTGCTGGCATATTTGGTATCAATGGCAAGAATGATACTAAAGAAGTTTCTAAGGAAACTGCGGCTTTATATAAAGAATTTTCAAAGTTTGATAAAACAGTAAATCAAACTGTTAAATCTGAAGATAAAATTTATAATAGTTTACGTTCTATTTTAATACCTTGGATACCAGGTGTAAAACCAGATCTTTATTCTTTAGTAACTGGACTTAAGTTACAAGTTGATGAAGTACAAAATAAAGCATTGCCATTACTAGATCAAACCGATACTTTTATTAGTAAGTTACTAGGTGATGAAGATTATAGAACTTCGATTATACCTAATAAAGAACTAGTTGATAATCTAAAGAAATATAGTAAAGATACTACTAACTATCTAACTGATATTATTAATGGTAAACAAGTTGCAGATAGTAGAGAGTTTGAAGATGTTATTCCTAATATGCAATCTATAGAAACAATACATAATACTTTAAAGGATCTTTTATTTGCTAAAGATCTTGAAAAAGTGCAAGAAGTATTTAACTATGCTAATAAAATAGGTAACAATGCTAAAGAACTTTTAAGTCAGGCGCAGAAAAATCAACTTAATATTAGTAAAGTAAGAGCAAATGAACTAGGACCAGTATTACAAGAATCTGCAGCTATAGTAACTAACGTAGCTGCCATTATTAGAATACTAGATGCTAGTGTTAAAATACATAAAGCTATTTTAGAAAAACTATCATATTTAGTTAAATAAAAAGAAGAGTACAGATAGACTAGAGTTATTCTAGTCTATCTGTATATTTATTTTAGGGCTTCTACTAATGGTCTTATATTAGGGTTAACTTCATACACAATAGAAGAGATGGTGTTTTCAATTCTAGGATTGTCTATATACCTAGAGCAAATAGCTAACTCTATTTTAACTCCATACTTAATGAAAGTACGCCATTCAAAACCGCATTGAGGTCCGTATTTAGTGTCTTCAACTTTACCATAAATGGTATTATCTGTTATGCCATAAGTAGCGAATATTCTTGCACCAATGTCATTTACTAAACTATCGTTTGTCCTTGAGAGATTATACAAAAAGTTTTCATACGATGACCAGCTCTCAAGTACATCATAGAGTTTATCAATATATGTATCTAACTTTAGTTAGGTATATACAAGAATATATGTTTAGTTTTCATTAAGTATATACAAGTTAAAAATAATATTTATAGATACTACTAGAAGATTTTCATCTTCTAGTAGTATCTTCTATATTTTCGCATATAAATTTAACAGCTAATAAAGTAATATATGCAAATATTACTAATGCTATAGTAACTACAAATGCTAATAACATTATAGTTCTATACGACTCTATAATAAAAAGTGCTTTAATAAAACTAAATATTATTAATAATGCTCCTATACCAAGTATAATGCATGCTGTTTGGGCTATTACAATTTTTAATTGTTCGTTTTCCATCATTAACCCTTCATAATTGCGGATTCTAACTCTTCGTTAAATATAACTATCTCTTGTGGAGATAGAGTCAGTTCTTTCATCATAAGCTCTTTAATGTTATTGATATTAATTTCAAAAGCTTTAGACTCTACTGTTTCTAAAATATCAATCTTCTTAATAACTTCATTTTCAGTTTTAAACTTAATATGGTAATCTGGATAAGCAGTTATAAACTCTTTAAGGTTCTTAAGCAGTGTATTATCATTCTTAATCTCTATTCGTATATAAGAACCTTTAGGAAGTTTCTTAAGTTCTTTCTTAAGACTATGGACTATTTCAGACTCTGATTGATCTAAGTATGTTAATGTCTTAAAGACCATTGCTTTAGTATTCTCTAAGAACTTAAAATCCATTTTACCATCAGCATAAATATCACAAAGTAAAGCGCCTTTATTCTCTTCTTCACCATGTGCTAAACGATCAAAACTACCAGGAGCTAATATACGTTCATAGGCATTAGGTGTATGTATATGTCCAATGGTTATATAGTATTTTACAATATCTAAATAGTCAGATTCTTTATGTACAAATTTCATACCCTCTAATATTGGCATCTGAAATCTAAAACAGCCATGCATAATAGCAATATCAACTTCCGCTAATTGATTCTCTTTAAGAAGGTTAAGAACCTCTTTATAAGTATCCGTAGCTTCATGTCTCCATTCATCTGGAACATAGAGAACAGAAATACCTAATTTTTCTATTTTCTCTATAGAGAGAGTATTAACATATTTATAATCAGCGTCAGGAGCTAACTTCTTAGCTATCTCTGTAAAACTAGCTATTTGATCATTATCGTGGCTAGGTGTTCCATATAGTATTCTAAATATTACATTCTTATCTCTACACCATAGAAGAACATTAGATAGCCATGACATAATAAGACGATATTCTATAGATCTACTAGAGAGTAATCTATCGAATACGTCTCCAGCTATAAAAAGAATATCAAGATCATTTAGCTCTTTAGTATACTTAATGAAAAAGTCATTAAGGTTATTAATTATATTTTCAGTATGATTCTTAGGGTGTCCTAAATGTATATCACTAAGAACCAAGTATTTGATTTTGTTTTTCATCTTTAGCACCAATTTTTATAGTAAGGGTTTCATAATCTTCTTGAAACTGATGTAACCTGATTTCACCTTCACGCTGCATATCCCGTATCCACTCTTCGTAAGTATCTGAAACCATATTTAGAGTTTTATACTCATGTGTATCTAGTAGGTATCTCATGTACATAGCTTTTTGGTCTTTACCCGGACGGACTTGAATAATCTTATTATCTTTATAATTATCTTTATATATACGTTCATGTAGACCAGGTACCCACTCTACGATATTAATCTTACCAGATGAAGCTAATAATGACATTTCAACAGCTTTAGCATAAGTATTGAAATAGTCTTTAATTATGTATTCATTATCTTCATCATCTTTAAGATAAAGCTCTGGAAAATCGGAAGGTCGTAATGTTAAAATATCGGACTCTTGACGATACTTAGCTTTAGTAATAGCTAAGAAATTATCTCTAAAATAAGAGATAAGATTTTCGTTTACTAATCCTGGATAGCATAAGAATATAACTCTACTTAAAAATGAATATGATTTATAAACTTCTGCTAATCTATCTATATCTTTTGTTGTCATTGACATGCCAAATCCTTTTTAGTTAAATAATCAATTATGAGCTATTTCCTAAGAGAATAATGTTCTCGTGACAAGACATTATAAGGATAAACATGAGTGGAATATTAAGAAGTAGCGACTGGTCTAACTATCCACAGGCTATAGTGCATGTTACTACCAAGAATAAAAGTTTTCTTAGAGTAGCGCAAATCTATAAGTCTATGGGTATTAAGAACCACGCTTTTTTATTAGCTTTACACAATCCTGATCTCGCTGATGTTGATCCTTTTAGCGATGATCTGACAGAAGACCAAATCAATGCTATCGGACAAGAAATAGCAGAGAACCCATGGTACTTCTTTAGGGAGATTATAAGGATTCCAGCTTCTGGTACTGTTAACGGTGTTAGCTTTATAGCTAACAGAGCTAACATTGCTTACCTATGGTGCTGCTTTAACCACTTAACAACTATGATCATTATGCCGCGTCAAACTGGTAAATCTGTTGTTGCGGATAGTTGTAACGTCTATATTCTAATAGCAGGCGGTAACAACATTAAGATGGTGTTATTTACTAAGGATAATGGACTAAGGGTATCGAACATTGAAAGACTTAAAGCTATATTCGATCTTTTACCTTGGTATATCAACCCTAGAGATAAATCAGATAGTAACAACACAGAGAACATAACTATTAATGCTTTACAAAATAGATTGGATACTGTTGTTGGGCAGACTACATTAGCGGGCGCTATGAAAGTAGGCCGTGGTCTTACTGTTGCTATATTACAGGTAGATGAGTTAGCATTCATTCCACACATTAAAGAATCTCTAGAGACAGCATTGGCTGCTACAGGTGCAGCTAGAGAAAATGCTAAAAACTCTGGTTCACATTATTACAATACTTATACTACAACTCCTGGTTATGTAAATACAGAAGAAGGTGCTTATGCTAAATCTATTTACGATAGTTGTTGTAGATGGACAGAAAAGTTCTTAGATTTACCAACACATGAAGAGCTAGAGAGTACAGTAAGAAAAAATACGCGTAGAGGTAACTTTAGTATTTTGATAGAGTTTAACCATAGACAACTGGGTAAAACAGACCAATGGTTAAAAGAGAGGATATTAGAAGCAAATGCTACTGGTGATAGAGCGGAAGCTGACTTCTTAAATAAATGGTCACAAGGTACTGCTGCCTCTCCTATATCTAAAGAGAATCTTATAAAGCTAAGAGAATCTATAGTTAGTAAATCTTACATAGATATAAGTACCGAAGGTTACGTTATGAACTGGTATATACCAGAAGAAGATGTTATGAACGGCCTTGGTGGTAGACAAATGGTTTTAGGTATGGATAGTTCTGAAATGATAGGTAACGACAATACTACATTCTGCGGTAGAGATGTTGTTACTGGAGAAGTTCTTTGTACAGCACTGATCAACGAGACTAACGTACTTACATTAAGTAACTTTGTAGCTAACTTCTTAATTAAGTATCCTAATGTAACTTTTGTACCTGAGGCTAAATCAACAGGTGTTGCTATTATAGATACCATAGCACAAATATTCATTAGTAAAGGTATTAATCCGTTTACGAGGATATTTAATAATATTGTAGACGAAAAAGATATTAGGCAAGATTATCAAACTGCTTGGAGTAATATCAGTAAGGGTTGGAACCTAAATGAGTGGTACAATAAGTATAGAAGAGAGTTTGGATACAGAACTTCTGGTGTTGGCAAGAATAGTCGTGATAACCTATATGGTACATCTTTTAATGCAAGTATAAAATACACCGCGCACTTAACAAGAGATGAAGATCTGGTAACAGAATTAGAGTCTTTGATAGTTAAAAACGGGCGTATAGACCATCCAGCTAACGGTCATGACGACATGGTAATTGCACATACCCTAGGCTATTGGTTCCTTACACAGGCTAAAAATCATGAACTTTATGGGATCGATAAAGAGAAAATACTGGCCGGCGTAAAGTTAAGTATGACAGAAGAAAATGGTGGTCCTATAGAAGAGTATAGAAAAGCTAAACAAAAGCAAATTAAAGATACCATAGATGTTTATTTAGATAGAATTAAACGTTGTGAAGATCCATATATAACCCAACAGTTAATAGCAAAAACTAAAGCACTATATAATACATTAGATAAAGATTTCATAGTTTCGTTTAACTTACAAGATATGCTAGATAAGATTAATAGCGAAAACAGATTAAAACGTATAGATATTAGTGGTAGTAAAAAATATGCATTTTAAAACATAGAGTAGTAGAGCTAAATATTTAGCTCTACTACTCTTAAATTATTAAAATTGATTTATTACATATGGTATATAGCAAGACCAACAATAACTGCTAGTACAACAACTGCTGCTACTATACCAATTGTTTTATGTTTTTTAGAAGATTTAGATTTATCATCAGAAGACTCTTTAACTTCAGGTTTCTTTACCTCTGGCTGAACATCTGGTTTTGGCTCAGGCTTAGGTTCAGGTTTTGGTTCCTCTTTAGGCTCTTCTTTCTTAGGCTCTTCCTCTTTTTTAGGATCCTCTGGTTTTGGATCTTCCTTCGGCTCTTCTGGTTCTTCTTGCTTCTCTATACCAAGTACTTCTGACCAATCATCTTTTTCAGTTGGATATTCTGTATGGTATGCAACTGTTCTTGGTTCTACTAATAGAACGTTAACATCGTCAAGAACTTCTGCCTCTGTTTCAACATCTTGATTATCAACTGCATAAACTACTTTATCTGTAAAGTCTATGTAATATTCAAGATCGCTATCTGCGAAAATAAAATCAGAATCTATAATAGCACCTAGGTTCTTTTCTCCAAACTGAGTCTCTTCAACTGCTCTAATATGTGTCTTAAGCTCATAAGGTAATTTCTTTTCTTTAAGGTCACATTTAAAAGTAAATGTTGTAGATGCTGCTGTATAATTAACAGACTTCTCTTCTTTAATAAATTTTACAAAGTAAGAACCGTCTTTTAACAATGGTTGTTTTTCATCAAGAACTTCGCCATCTTCATTTCTAACTACTCCAATGATCTTAGACAATGGAAGTACAAGATGTTTTGCGGCTATAGCCTCGTCAACTTTTTTAGCCTCTGTTGAAATCTTATAAAGTTTACTCATAGGGTATTCTCCTTATTATATATTGGTTAACTTCAGGGATATTTAATTCTAAGACTAAGGTAAATTGTAAGACAAACAACATAAAGGAAGAATAAAATGGAACTTAATCGAACCTCTGAAATGATGAATTCTCCCAATGCTGATATGCATGGGGGATTAAAAGGAAAAGAGTGTAAGTTTGTAACACATGTTATGGGTAATGAACAATTTAATATACCAGATATGCATTATGTAAAAGAGGTATGGCACTATAACGATGGAACTATGATTAGGAATCTAAGACCAATCAAAAACTATTTGAGATCTTTTTGGATTACTAAAGAGAACTATCGCGATCATAAACAAAAGAAAGAGACTGAAGATATTAGAAGATTAAATCATTATAAAGCTACACAAACTGATTTAGCAAAAGTTGCCGCATCTAGGTTAGGAGACCAATTTAGAGGGTGTACACAAATGAGAATGTTAGCTAACTCTCCTTATCTATACGGAACTGATGTTAAAGCATCTGATGAATTAATGTATAAATATATTAAACAATATCCTAATATGTCATCGCCTAATATAGTCTGCGCATTAGATATTGAGACAAATACATTAACAGATGAAATAATACTAATTTCTGTTTGTTTAGAAGACAGAATCTATACTACCATATTAGAAAGCTTTTTACCATTTAAAGATGGAGTTGAAGAGAAGTTAGAACGATTAGCAAGAGCTAATTTTCCAGATGAGAAAATAGCAAAAGAAGTTCAGCTTACATATGATGTATGTAAAACAGAAAAAGAAGTTATAGAGCATGCTTTTAAAACGGTCCATGATTGGCAACCAGACTTCCTAGCTATTTGGAATATAGCATTTGATATTCCAACAATAGAAGCTAGATACACAAGTCTCGGTGGTGATATGAAAGATTTAGTATCTGATCCTAGGATTAAACCAGAATATAGATATTATAAATATAATAAGGGTGTATTTCAAAAAGTAACTGCTTCTGGCAAAGTTAAACCTATTGCGCCACACGAGCAATGGATAACAGTACAAGCGCCAGCGAGTTTCTTTCTTATAGATGCTATGCAAGCTTATAACTTTGTAAGATCAGGACAGAAACAGAATCCTGGCGGTTATTCTCTTAATGCTATTATAGAAGCAAACTTAGGAGAGAAGTTTAAGAAGTTGCATTTTGACGATCCTAATACTAAAGATTTAGTAGGTGTAGATTGGCACCAATATATGGTAAGTAACAAACCATTAGAATACGTAATATATAACCAATGGGATACCATGGCGATGATATTACTGGATAATGAGATACAAGATCTAAAGATTAAGATAAGAGCATTAAGTGGTATGGCAGATTTTGCTATATTTAATAGTGGTCCTAAAAAGATTGTAACTAACATGTTTTATTTTAATCTTGAAAGAGGTCAGGTTATGAGTTGTAAACCTCCAACGATAGAAGAGGACGAAGATCTACCTGGCTTGGATTCTTGGATACGCAATTACTGTCCAAGTAAAATTCCTTTAATTGCTGGAAAGCTTATAATAAGTCAACCAGCAGCGAAGCTTCTAAACGAAGAACGTTCAGAGACTAGTAAGACCTATATTAGAAAATATAGGCATACCGAGAGGGAAATGGGGAATATTTTATATAGATAGAATAATGATATAGTCCGATCCTTATAGTAATATAAGACAAATGAGTAATGTTAGATATAGATCAAATCCACCCATCTACTGTTTGTTATCTAGATGCTTTAGATAGTCCAGTAAGTGATGAAATGATTAAGAGATATGTATTCGATGCTGATGCTGTTAGTGCATATCCAAGTTCAATATTTGCTGCTAATGTATCTAAAGATACAACAGCAAGAGAGATATTATCAGTCGAAGGCGCCACTGAAGAAACTATGCGACTATCGAATATTAACTTTATGTTTGGTAAAGTTAATCAGGTTACATATATGTCCGATATGTGTAACTACCCAACGTTAGAAACATTAGAAAAAAATATGATATAGACTAGTATAGGGAAAATCCCTATACTAGTCTATTTATTTTATTAGCTAACTTAAAGCCCCAGTCATTGACAGAGACCCATGCTAAAACTTCTTCTTGTTCTTCTTTTGGAGTAACGTTCCAATTATAGTAATAATACTCCAAATCAATGTCGCCTTCTATACGTTTGAGATCGTAAGCTTTCTTAATCTCCTCTGGAGTTTTAAGAAATTTAATCTCGCCATTTATTTCATCTTTATACACTGGTTTCCAAGCCAGAGATAAAGAATCGTCCTGATTTTTTAGCGGCAATGTAAGCATTACCAAATTACCTAACTTTTTGCCATAAGAAATCAATTCATAGTGGTTGAGCTCTGTAATGATCAACGGATATCCAGTCTCAGCTACTTCTCGAATAGCCGAGTTATACTCAGCGCCAGGAATGACCTTAACCTCACCAGTAGTAAGATTTACTACTGGAACGTAACCATTATCTGGTAATGTCACTATGGTCCGTCTTTTACTAAACGGGGTTATAATGCTGAAATTAGTATTATAACCCTCCTCGAACGACGGATAAATATGATCACATTTCTCAGCAGTCAAAATATCCACCGCTTCCTTATTATCCAGGAATTGGATAAAGAGACATTTACCATCAGATGCCTCAAGTTTATAGACAAGCCCTGGTTCTATTTTATCAATAGCCAGGTATTGTTCTCCAGACTTTATTTCTTTTATCATTATCTTAATCCTCTATTAATTCTATACTAGATAGCTCTGCATAGCTTGCTACCCATTTTATGCCCCACACTGCAGCTGCTGCTACTGCAGCACCTAAACATATAAAACCACCAATTGCTAATTTACTAAGTTCTTTACTTTCCTTAGGTTCTTTACTTACATTTTCTGTATTCACATTTTCCATAATTACTCCTTATATAGTTTAAAAATAAAAAGGGAGATCATAATGTCTCCCAACATTAGTTATTGAAACATAGCACAACATATACAAGAGCAGCCCATGCTAAGGCACCAGCCGCTATGATTGTGCCTCTTAAAAAACAGGCTACATTTTGCATACCATTCTCCTTAATTAATTTAGAGGGTAGTTAACCCTCTTATTCAAAACTTTCGGCGACCTTATAGCCTAGCACACCAGCACCAAAGATGGCTAAACTTACTACTGCTCCAGCGATACCAGCAACTGCGTAAGCTTTCCAGCCAACTAACTCAACTTTAAATATTTTACCTTTATTTTCCATTTTGGATCCTTTTTAAATTTTCTTTAATCTAGTTCCAGTTATAACAACAAATGCTATAACGCCTATGATTGCATACCCAAGAAGCTTTTTAGCTCTTTCTAATCCTGTATCTTCCATAACGTCTCCTTTATGGTCAGGGAGATTTTATTCTCCCTCTGAAAAGTAGGTTTTATAAGCCCAAATACCTACTCCCACAATTAAACCCACTCCAGCACCTATTAGAAGTTTAGAAACAAGAGAAGATTTCTCTTCTTGTTTCTTTTCAGCCTCTTCTTCAAGCTGCTTTAAATTATCTGTAAACTTATTAATAGCTTCGTCTATCTCTTCTTTTGCAGACTCATATCCAGATGTAAATGCATCGCGCATTTCATCTGTTACATTTTTAAGACTCTCTTCTATTTGCTCATATGTCATATTACTTATATTTTCCATGTTGTTCTCCTCTTCTGTGTTTGTGTTCAAATCTATAGCAACTTCTGGAATTGCGCCTTCAAGTCTTTCAGCTTCCATTTTCTCAATGGTAGCTGTAGCCTCATCTTCGACCATGCCTTCAATGGCAATGGTTCTCTCCATCACTCTTTTTAGGGATTCAAAATCTGTACCCTGTTGGAGTAACTGGACGAACATCGCCGCAAATATCTCCGGCCTAGTTTTAGATTTTGTACGAATGTACAAATCTTTTATCCCGCTTAAAACTTCGGGAGTAACAGATTTAATAATATTAAATCTTGTCTCGTCTAACAGACCTTGATTCAGAGTTAGTGCATCGATATCCTTAATTAATGTTTCCAAATCATGATGAAAGACGATCAAATCCATAAGATCTCTATTGTCACGACTTAGAAGGTTATTACTATCGATATCAATAACTTTAAACTCTTGTTTAAGAGACTCAATGGTCTCCACCATTATTTCTTTTCTACTTTTATTTGTGCGTACCATGGGTACTCCTTTTTTGGTTTATTTTTGGTTTAATTACCTAAAGCAATATTATCTTTAATATTCCTTTCGAGAATTATTACACCGGAGCTAAACTCCGGTGGCTAGTTTTATGCGACTAGTCTTCTTAACTTGTAGTCTAGACTATTTAAATAGTCATAAACTTGAAGCTTATACGCTTCTAGTTTAGCTGGATACTTATCCAGCGACTTGATATTAGTAGATATTTTATCTACTATATTCTTAATGTTCTGATGAGAATATGGATATTTTTCTAACCGATCTTTTATAGTTGATACAAGGGTATCGACTCGATCGGTTATTAATCCGGATTCTAAACCAAGATCATATACTGACATGATTACCTCCTTTCCAGGAGATACTATCGGGAGGCCAAACTCCCGGTAGTTACTACCTTAAGATATTAGGTAATATTAATTACCTATAACAACATTAATCTATAATATTCTTATAGGTAATTTAAAACACAGAGAGTAAGAGATATCTCTTACTCTCTGTGTATATTTTTTATTTCTTTACGTATACTGGTTTTAACAACTGTCTACCAGCCGCTGTTAAAATTCTGTATTCGACTGGTGTCAACTCCGCGTTTTGCATAGATGCATCGCAACCAAAATCGCGGTTTGCGTTTAGTATTAAACGCAACTGTGTTATAGCCTCGCCACCTGTTTTGGTATCGAGCACAACCTTTGCGCCATAACCAAACATTTTAGTATTACCTTTTCCGCTATTTGCGTCTGAGCAAACATATCTATATGATACTTTAAAACGATAAGGGTTTTGCACAGGGTATTTATCTATTTCAATAGCCGTAGCTAAATCGCTACCATTGATTTTTCTCCACACTGGGTTACCCTTTGGCATGCCCATAATGGTCCCGCCAAAATTGTCAGTATCTAAATCTGCATAGATATTAAAATCGCTATCTATAATAGTTCCTGCTGCAGTAGCTCCGCTAATAATCTGTTGATATTCAGATGCTGTTGGTCTAGGCGTATCGCCCTCTTCAAGATCTAGCCAAAGATAATCGAAATCTGAATTTTCTTTATTCCACTTATCTCTAAGTGCCATAAATTCTTTCTCAGTATCTGGATTATATTCAATTTTACTTACGCTGAATTTTGGAAGCTCGTTGAATGGGTTTAGTGGAGAAGCCTGTGTGAAGCATTTCCTTTCTTGCACAGCTGTATTTTTACCATCTGGATGAAAGTATCTATATCTTTTAATATAGCATCCATTATAATAAGCTTGTTCAACTCGCCACTCACCCTTCATTTGTGTATACCCTTTCTTTTCTCCTTCGTTAATTATTTTGCAATTATAATCAAGATATTTATTCCCAGTTACAGTATGCTCGTAAGTAGTAGCATATTTAACGTTACTATTACCAACTCGTAATTTGGCAACATATTTACCATTTTCGCATCGACCTTCGCCTACAACTCTACCATAAGTATCCTTAAGATCGCCTATGATAACTCCATAATCATCTGATGCTTTTAGATAACTATCCGCGAATGTTTTTACGTCCTCAAATCCGAAACTTGCTGTTAAAATTCCTGCTACTGCTGTAGCTAACAATACCTTTTTCATTGTGTTCTCCTATTTAAATTGTTATTTATTTTTGTTGGTTAGCTTCGTTAGAAGCGACTTGATTGTTTTTGCGTTGTTCTTCTAATGCTTCACGTGCCATACCATCGGCGCAGTCTATAAGCCCGTATAGAATGCTCTCGAAGATATCGTCCAGAACAGAACTCTCTTCTGGTTTACTTACTAGAGGGGCGTCTATGTCAATACTTCTATCGACATTTATGTCCTCTAATATTTGTGGTTTAGGTTGCATATGCAACCCGCCTTCTTGGCCTTCTGGTCTACTTATTTCTCTAAACATTTTGTTTCCTTTTTAGTTTTTGATAAAGAGAGCTTAGAGCTCTATGTCAGTGAGTTTGAATTCAACAACAACGTGTTCTAATAGCCCTCTCTCTGCTGGTGTTAACTCTCGGTCAGCAGCACCGAGTTTTGCGCCCTCGAATTTGAAGCGAACGACCGGTATACCAGTACCGTTAACTCTAATATAACCAGTGATTCCGTATTCACTTGTAATAACATAATCTATGGCTATATCAGCATCGCCCTCTGATGTAGGAACAGTAGTAGTAAACTCTGCTTCTACTTCATCTTGATATTGGGCAAACGCCCAATCACCTTGGCATCTTTCGACGCCTTCTGCATATTCTGCAGTTTGTTTGTAAGCCTCTAAGGCAACTTGGTCTAGAACCTGATTGAAATAGTTTATAGATGTTACTTTCATAACGTCTCCTTTTGATTTATTAAATTTTGTTTATCGGTTTAAGGTGATAGAGGAATAGATTAACATAATTACAAAGATATCCGGATATGTATCTATATTATTTTTATTATAATATAGTTACGATCATATCTATTAAGAAGTTTATTAATTTACGATTCTTAATAGGTGTATAGTGAACAATAATATATACCACCAATCTTTTAATCAGAATAAAGATAATTAAGGTTATTAATGTTGTAATCATTATTAAACCTTGAGTTTTATTTCTATTCCTCTATCTAGAAAGAAGTATTAATATACTCTTTCTATATTTATAATATATAACTGTAATTTTTTCACTTTGACAACAAGTTGGTATCCTAGGATTTTATTCCTAGGATACTTTATTTATGCCCAAAGTGAATCTGGGTCGTAATCTATAACTCTACTTCTAGAGTCTTTATAGACTACTGGTTTAACGCCCGTTTGGGTTTTCTTTTTATAAGAATCCGCTTTTACTTGCGGATACTCAACCGGACGTAGACTTGTTATAAATGCTTGGTCAAAATGACCACTGTTTAGCATCCGCAACATTTCTGTTACCATAGGGCTTCCTTTCTGTATGTATTGGGCGTACATACTAATATAGATAGTGTTCATTGTCTATATAGGCTAGTCCTATATAGAGAGATTAACTTTCGTCTAGTCTCTCTATATTTATAATATATAATTGAAATTTTTTCACTTTGATGTAAATCGTTGTGATTAAACATTCTATACTATTCACAGGTCACTACTGATAGATGTAATATCTATCAGTAGTGTTTTTATTTATCTAAGGCTATTTATAAATGAAATAGATCTACACTATTTCAACTGATGAACTTTTTCAAATCTTTTTAACCTTATAGTTTAATAGACATGCATTAGGAATTCCTAATGCATGTCTTTATTTTATTTATATAAATTAAAAAAAAGTAATACTAGAGTAGAACCTATATTTGGTTCTACTCTAGTCATCTTATTTCTTTAGGCTTTTAAGATACTCAGAAGCTGTTACTTCTTTTCCATTATATCTTACATGCGTAGCTAGCCCTCTTTTACATATTTTCTTAATATCGAACCAAAACTCTTTACCATTAAGCATATCTGTTAGTTCATCTTTAGTAAGAAAATTCTGAAGTTCTGATCTAGCTATATTATCATATAGTTGCTTATAGAACTTGATTCTATTTACAACATCAGATGCTTTACCAAAAGCTCCTCCAGACCAGTCGTGAAACATGATCCAGCTATGTTCATACGCGATTCTCTTATCTCCAAATGTAAAGAGTATAGCAGCTGCTGAAGATGCTGAAGGATCTAAAATAGTTGTGGTTCTGCCATAGAATTTCTCTTGTATAACCGATTTAATCTTGTAGAGCTCTGACACATACCCACCAGGCGAATCTATCCTGATAGTTAATGTATCATCAGCTCCAGAGTCTCTTAAGTTATTTAATAACTTAGAGAGATCTGGATGGTCCTCTAGCTCTGTAAAATAAATAGTGTGTTCTTGATAAGACACTGATTTACTATAAAGCCTATGTTCACTCTTATCGCTACCCCGTGAATCAGAACGACCTAATCGTTCACTCTTAGTTTTTCTGTCTACTGTCTCTAAGTTCGGTAATGTTTCTTTTTCCATATTAACCCTTTCTGTTATTTTTAAAACTCTATTTTACTTCTATTAGGATAACTATGTAACTTCTTAATAAATTGTTCTGGAACAGTAAAGGCGTCAACTTCTTTACTTGTTCTTTTAGATGGCAATGTACAAACGATGTCATTTGGCGCTCTAACACCTTCCCAGTTAAAAGTCCAGGGTAAAGTCTCCGGGAACTTTTTATATTCAACATTATAAGTATCTAAACCTATATAAAATAAGTTTTGTAAATTGGTTATTACACTAGCACTTAGAAACTCTTTAAGATCTTGATGCTGTAATATATAAATAACTCTTTTATCCGTATTATAAGCTAGTATCTCATAATTTGAATTATACGTTACTAAATAAACTGGCAATAATTTATCCTTATAGGTATCGGATCCAGTGTTATCAGTATATTGTTGTATAGTAACCATAAGATCAAATGGTCTTAAAAGATTATCTAATCGTTTTAACGAACCTGGCGGATAATTAATAATACTATCACATTCATCATAGACTCTTAAAGCTATGAAATTATGATTATTCTTAGTTTTATTATCCCACATCGGATAAAATGTACCATTATAATGTAAAAGATCTTTACGCCTATCTGGTATCTTACGATGTTCTTTAAAAACCTTAGGATCGTAGAAAAATATATAATCGCCATTTACAACATCTGTGCAAAATGATTCAAAATCTTTTAGTGTTAATGAACTTCCCATTTTACCACCTATTCCAGGAATATGAGGTGGTATCCTATTCATAATCTTATCGGAATAAATAAAAAGCCCAGTAATGACAATGGCTATAAAAAGTATAAATATTCCTATTATATGGTAATCTTCCATATTAACTCCTTATATAGTTTAAAAATAAAAAACCGTTAGGTAAGGAAAATCTCCTCCCCAAAC